ATAATATAATAAATAATATAATAAATAATATAATAAATAATATAATAAATAATATAATAAATAATATAATAAATAATATAATAAATAATATAATAAATAATATAATAAATAATATAATAAATATATAAAGGAAATTATTAATGCCCGCACTATCTAATTCCACACCCGACATAGATTGTTATGAAATTTATCTGCTTTGTGATTGTCATGATCTCGATCACCTAATGCGCCTATTATATTGGATAGACACCACCAAAGATGGTTCTAAAGAAATATGTTTCTTGGAACTTGAGGCAGTCCTAAATCATTATTTACCGTGGTATAAGAGAGTTTATAAGGCTCTTTTATATATTCTTGGTAAAGCTGGTAAAGACCATTATTTTAATGTCGTGCTTCGTAAAAATGATGTTATCCAACTTAAATCTTTTATTGACAATATGTTAGAGCAGGATGCAAATTTTGCCAAAGAAGCTGCCAAAAAATCTACTCAAAAATCTACCAAAGAATTTGTTGAAGAATCTGAAAAAAAATCAAATACTTAATAGATTAGTAATCTCGGAAGAAATCTCGTAAGACGTATAATTTTGGAAGACGTATAATTTTGGAATACATATACAAAAATGTGAGCCGACGTGAAAAGGTTATTCAGCAAAACTGGAAAATCCGGGTAACACCGAAAATGCCAGTTTATTAGTTTGCCTTGATAAGCAAACCTTGTTCGTGAGAATAAGTTTCCTTTTTACAAAACCTTGCTCATATTTAAATATTAAATAATAAACAACAATGAAAATAATAAACAATAACGAGCCGCTGGATGAGGGTTATCTCTGTTAAAGAAGAGATCCGGGTTCAAATCCCGGCTTGGCGTAAGCTAGGTAGTTTAATGGCTAGAACACTAATATCCTCGCCGTTTTTTGCTCGTTTGTTTTTTAATATTTTTTTGTTTTTTTGAAAATTTAGTTCTACTTTTATCGACTGTTAGTTTAGTAATATAAACTTTGGCGAGCCGACAGTGAAGGTTATCTTATTATGAATCCTTTGCTAATACTAGTTCGCTAATTTTTATTTATAAAAGATTATTTATAAAAGATTGTTTATAAAAGATATAAACAACAAACTGAGCCGCAGCTAGTAGGTTATCATTTTATATATGTTATTGTCCTTTGGGACAATTTCCTACTGCGAATTTTGCTCAGCTATTTTTTAAAATATAAGGGTTTATTTGCCCTTGAGGGGCGGAAAGGTATTTATGGCACGCCAAAAGTCATCTGGTAAGTTTTTAACTACTCACTTTACTACTGGTAAGCAAACTACTCGCCGTAAGATTACTTCTCAAAATCTTCCTATTCCTAGCGAAGAGAATAAGCAGGTAGTTAATAGTGCCGGTGGTTTTGTTTATGAAGTTGAAAATCTTACTCGTCTTCAGCGCTTTCTAGTTTTAGGTACTGAGGGCGGTACTTACTATCAGTCCGAAAAAGATTTGACCATTAAAAATAGTGATAACATATTGGCTTGTCTAAGCGCCGATGGCGAAACTAGTGATAAGACGGTTGCAACCATCATTGATTTCTGGAACAACAATAGGGCTCCAAAGCCAAATCCAATTATGTTCGCACTAGCACTTGCTGCTACAAAGGGCGGACTAGCTAATAGAGCACTTTTGCGTAACAAATTTAATGAAACTGTACGCACTGGTTATCATTTGTTTAGATTCATCCACTATGTTAACGAATTCCGTGGTTGGGGTCGTTTCCTAAAAAACCTCGTACGTGATTGGTACGTAAAGAAAACTCCTCAGCAAGTTGCTTTTCAAGCTGCCAAATATCAACAGCGTGAAGGTTGGAGTCATCGAGACGTTTTGCGCCTTGCTCATATTAATAGTCCAGTTCACGCCCCTGTTTTTAAGACTATTGTTGGTAAGGCGGCCGAAGATGAACTAGTACAGCCTTTTGCAGTAATGAATGATTTGAATAAAACTCAGGATATTAAAAAGGCAGTAGCTGCAATTAAGGAATTTGGTTTAACTCACGAAATGCTACCAACTGAATTAAAATCTTCTGTTCAAGTTTGGGGCGCTCTTCTTGAGAAGATGCCAATGACTGCGCTAATTCGTAATCTTGGCGTAATGACAGCGAACGGCACTTTGTGTAAAGGCGATTTTAATCGTACCATTGAAGTTGCTGCAAAAATTAATAACGAAGATAATCTTCGCAAGGGTCGCATTCATCCAATTCAGATTTTATCGGCTCTTTCGGTTTATGGCCAAGGTCATGGTGAAAGGGGTTCATTAAGTTGGACTCCTGTGGGCGAAATTAAGGATGCTCTGGATGATGCTTTTGTTAAGTCATTTAAATTTGTTGAGCCAACAAATAAGAAGTTTTTGCTTGGTATCGATGTTTCGGGTTCAATGGGTGGCGGCGTTATTGCTGGTGTTCCCGGTCTTACACCTTGTATGGCTGCTGCTGCGATGGCTATGACTACTGTGCGTACAGAACCTTATTGTTTGCCAATGGCATTCTGTGATGGGTTTGTCGAACTTGATATTACAAAGAAGTCAACTATTAATAATGCTATTAAAGAATGTGAAGATAAGAATTTTGGTGGTACCGATTGTTCCTTACCAATACAGTATGCTACGAAAAAAGGTCTTGATATCGACGTATTTGTGGTGTATACTGATAATGAAACTTGGTGCGGTGGAATTCATCCAAAGCAGGCTCTAGCACAATATCGCAATAAGTTTAATAAGAATGCCAAACTAATTGTTGTTGCATTTACTGCTACCAAATTTAGTATTGCCGATCCAGAAGACAAGGGGATGCTAGATGTGGTTGGTTTTGATGCTTCAGCGCCTGCGGTTATGAACGAATTCGTTTTAGGTAATATTTAATGAGGTAATATTTAATGATTATTTTAGCTGTCTTATTTTTATTTTGTCTAGTATTTGCTTGTTTTGCTAGCGAATAAAGAAGATAGATAATTTTTAAAATGGCAGGGTAGACTGGAGAGGTAATCAGGCCCCAGCTCGGTCTCATAAGCCGATCTACGCAGGTTCAAACCCTCGCTCCTGCCCCTAAATTATAAAGGTATATTATAGAAGAATAATTATGGATCAATTTATTGAAGTTGATGATGATATAAAGACAGTAATTGTGAATGCCGATTTAAAAGACGAGATTTTTAGTCATATGTCTTATTCTAAGAAGTCGGTAGATAAATTATTGGATGAATGTCATAAGTTTTATACACAAAGCCATAATAAAGAAGGATTTGGACTAGTGATTAAATCTGAATAGAAAGTTGCTATTTTTATTTTACATGATTTTCCACGGACAATAAAGTTTGTGAAAGCTAAAAAAAGCTAGGTTTAATATGAGGGTAAAATTAGTTTCTGACGGAACTTATTTTGGCACTCAACTTATAACAGAAGATAATATTATTTTGAATAATGTAGTATATGCAAAATTAGAGTTGGATGCCAGAAAACAATCTTCAACTTTAGTGCTTAAAATGCTTGATCTCGACCGTAAAATTATAACTAAATATCTTGAGTTAGTAGATGGTAAATATTTTGAGTGAGTTAATAGATTACAAAAGAATTAAAAATAAAATATTCTCATATTGAAATTTTTTAAAAGGAATAATATGCCCGTAGTGGAATTTATTGATAGGCACAATTATATCATTAAGTCTGTTCCTATAACTAGTAAAATAAATCATAAGGTTATTATAGAACATCCAACTGGTTTATCTTTTGGTAATTCATTTAAAGGGCTGACAAAAGAGATTAAAGCAAGAATTGAAAATGGTGAAATAGTAATAGTTGCTGCTCAAAAGATAATTAAAATTATTAATAAAGAAAATATTGGTAAATGTGATTGCGAAAGACATTGGAATAAATAAAAAGGAGTTTTACAAATGCGACAAGATTATACCCATATTACTTTCGTTCTTGATCGTTCGGGTTCCATGAATTCTATTTGGAACGACGTTCAAGGTAGTTTTAATCAATTTGTAAAAGATCAAAATTCTCAGCCTGGTTATGCTACTTTCAGCCTATACATTTTTGATGATTTTCACGATCGTTTGGCCGACTTTGTTGATTTAACCACTTTTGCTGGTCTTCCTCTTAATGTTAAACCACGAGGTAGCACAGCATTACTTGATGCTATTGGTCGATCTATTATTGAGACTGGTAATCGTTTGTCGATAATATCCCTATTAGATCGTCCATCTAAAGTAGTTTTTGTTGTTCAGACTGATGGTTATGAAAATGCAAGTCGTGAATTTACTTTTGCCAAAATTAGTGAAATAATCCGCCATCAGACAGATAACTATAATTGGCAATTTGTATTTTTAGGTGCAAATATTGACGCAATTGCTTCGGCTTCACAGGTTGGTATAAATCCTGCTAATTCGGTTAATTATGCTGCTAGTTCAATAGGTACCAAGTCTGTTTACGATGTTCTTAGTGGTAAAATATCTTCTTATCGTGTCGGTGGCTGTTCTGGAATGGCGTTTACCCCTGAGGAAAAGCGTGAAGTAGAACAACATGTGGATCAGACTAATGTGCCTGATCCTTTCAATCCTAATCCTCTAAATCCTGATAATTTTGTTGTTAATCCGTAATTTTGTTGTTTAGTTTTTAGTTTATGCCGTATATCTTATTATAAGGAGAATTATTATGGCTCGTACATCTCGTGATCCGGCAAAGCGTATTGTCTTTCTTCGGAAGGCTTTGGCAAATGTTCAGGCTCGTCTAGCTGCTGCTTTAGCTTTTAGAATGGAGCAAAGGGCGGTTCAAGTCCAGGGAACTCAAAAGTCTGTAAGAACAGCAAGCGTTAGGAGTTAATTTTTAAGGTTAATTTTAAAAAGGTTAAATAATGTTTAATTTAAAATCAATATTTAGTGTTTTTGTTTTATGCGTAATTTTGGCTACCCCAGTCAGTTTATGTGCCGATACTATTAGGCTTACCAATGGTTATACAATTTATGGTAAAGTCTCGGAATTTTCACAACAGCCTGATTATTATAAAGTGTCCTTTAAGAATAATGGTTGGTTAAAGCTTAAGAAAACGGAAATCAAAAACATTGAAGTAAATGATAGAGATCAGTTCGAGGAGCGCTCACGTGAGGGGAAACAGGAATAAACAATAAAACTGATAAACGCTCCCCTAAGAGCCCCTTGAACTTGACCGTTTGAGGGGCTTTTTTTATTGGTATAAATTTTGCTTAGGAGCTTAAAATGTCGAGGTCTTATAAACATTATCCAGGTGGGGGCATTACAAAGGCACGTTCTGAAAAACGGGATAAGCGCATTGCTAATCGTAAGTTACGACGAGAGCAAGAAAATGGGTTGATAAGAGCACAAGAAGATGATAATTTAGACGGTCTAATGTTACCTAAACTAAGAGAAGTAAGCGATGTATGGGGAATGGAAAAAGATGGGAAAATTTATTGGCCACATCCTGGTTTCGATCCTGATAAGTGGGATATTATAATGGCCGAACTTAAAGGAACGACACCGGAACAAGAACATGAAAAGGATATAAAGTTTTGGAAACAATTCATGAGGAAATAAAAAAATATAAATTACTTGGTCCTAACGGTTTTTATTATTCTGATAAACCAGGTGTTTTAGGAGGACATAAACGAGAAAAAATTTATGGTCGTTTAGATTGTCCTTGTGCATTACGCTGGATAAAGAAAGGATTTTATGTGAAGTATCGTGTTTTCTTTGCTTCTGAAGAAGACGCTATTGCTTGTGGATATAGAAAGTGTAAAATATGTATGCTCGGTTAGTAGAATGGTTTATCACGCAACCCTGATAAGGTTGAAATGGTGGTTCAATTCCATCACCGAGTACCAATTGTGAGGTAGCATAATAGTATTGCATCTGCCTGTTAAGCAGAAAAGTGAAAGTGCGAATCTTTCCCTCACAGCCAATGGGCTGCTAGTTTATTTAGGAAAATTCCTGGTTTGCATCCAGGGGAGCCCGGAGCGAAGCCGGGGCGGTCCACCATTTTAAAGAAGGTAACTTATGTTTGTTATTTTAACTTGTTCTTGTTTTCCTGATAAAAAATGTTGTTTGTCATGCCATGAGGATGAAGAATTGGGATATTATGGCGAAGAACGTAATGAAATTCCAGAATATGTAAAGAGGAAATTTAATATTGATGGCTATGTAGCAACCTGTATTTGTAATCAGCCGGAAGAAAAAGAAATAGAAAAGGCAATTGAATATTATTTGAGTAATCATAATGCTCCCTTGGTGTAATAGAAACATAAGCGGTTTCTACCCGTTTGATGAGGGTGCGATTCCTTCAGGGAGTACCAGAAAATAAGGCCGGTTCGCCGAGGCGGTTGTCCGGGCTCATAATCCGAGATATAAAGGTTCAAATCCTTTGGCCGGCACCATTTTAAAAAACTTGGGTTGAAAAATTTTAGGAGATATAATAGAATGTAGGTATGTGGCCCGTTCTTCTAAATTGGACCAGGAAACTAGACTTTCAATCTGGGCAATGAGGGTTCGATCCCCTCACGGGCTACCAATTAAATATAAGGAAGTGGAGGAGCTTGGTTTTCCTCGCCTGCCTTGGAAGCAGGAGATTCACGTGGGTTCAAATCCCACCTTCCTTACTAGATTATTATAAGTGGCTCCAGAGCTGTAGTAGATTAGCGCAAGCCTTTTAAGCTTGAGAAGCGGGTGCAATTCCTGATGGAGCTACCAACTTAAAAATGAGATTTTATGAATATCGACATGGAAAAGGAGAAAATCATTTAGGTAAAATTTTAATGAAAGTACGTGCGGCCTTGTCTTCTAATAGTTAGGATATTGCCCTCTCAAGGCAATGATCCGGGTGCGAATCCCGGTAAGGCTACCATGGCCCTGTAGTATAATGAACATTATAGGACGCTACGAACGTTTTGATCTAGGTTTGATTCCTAGCGGGGTCGCCAGAAAATAAGGAGAATTAAAATGTTTAACAAATTAAAAAATTGGATTAGAAATTTTATGTGTCATACAATGGATTGGCATAATCCTAGTGGAAATTCCAGCTTTGATGGCTGTTCTTTTGTTTCTCATTGTAAATATTGTGGTCGTAAGATTTTAATGGATTCTCAAGGTAATTGGTTTTCTGTAACAAGATAAAATAATACGGCGGTGGTGTAACAGTAGCATCACGGTCTCCAAAGCCGTTGGGTGAGGGTGCAAATCCTTCCTGCCGTGCCAATTTTAGTAAAGGATTAAAAACATGATTATAACGACAGATTTTATAGGAATAAATAAAGTATATAGGCAAGTAAGTGAAGAGTTTAAAGCAAATAAAATACCAGTTATGCCTTTTAAAGATTTTTTGACTAAAATAAATATTCCAGTAATCGAAGTTAAGGAGATCAAAGAAGAAGATGAGAACGATAGAACAAAAGAGAGCTAGTCAAAGAAAATCATATTATAAACATCATTATAGAAATAAGGCTAGAATAAATGCTAATAACAAAATTCATAGAAATCAAAAAAAGAAAATGGCCAAAAGATTTCTTTTATTTAAAGGATGTTTGGTTTGTAAATATAAAAAATGTGATAGAGCGTTAGACTTTCATCATTTAGATCCCAAAATTAAGAATAGAGCTGTTAGTAGGATGATTTATGAAAATCATTCCATGAAGAGATTTAGGGAAGAAATAAGGAAATGTATTGTATTGTGTGCTAATTGTCATAGAGAATTTCATGCAGGATTAATTAATTTAAAGGAATATATGAATCATTCGTCGTCAAGTTCGAGTATTTAGGAGAGTGGCGGGCAGTGGTGCTCAGCTAGTCTTGAAAACTAGGCCAGCCTACAAAGCTGAGGGTTCGACTCCTTCGCTCTCCGCCAATGGAAGGGAGCCGGATATTGGCTAGCCGGATCTGTTTGCTAAACAGTTATGCTCCTTAAAAGCATTATGAGTTCGATTCTCATTCCTTCCGCCAAACTTTTTAAAAGGACCCTATTTATGAAAGAGCTATTATTTTCAGTAACAAAAAAGGATTTAGAGATAAGTTATTATAGTGGACATGGACCAGGAGGACAAAAACGAAATAAATGTAAAAACTGTGTTCGCATAAGCCATCCAGATTCGGGAGCCATGGTGACAGCGCAAGAAGAGAGAAGTAAAGAACAAAATCTTAAGAATGCATTTAATAGACTTGTAAAACATCCCAAATTTATTATATGGCACAAACGTAAAGTGTGGGAAATATTAAATAAGAAAACTATTGAACAACTGATTAACGAACAAATGGCTGATAAAAATATAAAAATAGAAGTACTGCGAGACGATAAATGGGTTTTATGGAGCGAAGTAAATGAATAATATTAAATGCATTTGTGGTTGGGAGCCTACTTATGTTGGATTGAATTATATAGAATGTCAAAATCCATATTGTGCAAATTTTAAATATGATTATTTTATACCTATGGATGAATATGAGAAAATGTTGGATGAATATTGTAGAAAGAATAATCTTGATTATTTATATCCTTTTTCTAAGAGGAAAAGAAGGGTTTTACTAGAGAAATTTTGTAACAAACATGCAAATTATTTCGTAGATAAGCGGTGGGACATTTTTCAAAAATTTTGTGAAGAAAATGATAATGACTAATAATGAAATTTTAGATAGAATAATAAAAAATGCATTTAGGTTAAGTCATCTTGCAATATATTATGAAAAGATGATGGATAATAAGCAACTTGATTTTGAGCAAGAACAAAAGTTAGAAGTTTATTTTAGGATTAAAAGGAATCAAGAGGAATTATTAGGAAAACTTAAAAGAATAAATGGTGTCATGGTATAATGGCTATTATATCGCACTGTCGATGCGATGATTGGGGTTCAATTCCCCGTGGCACCGCCAGTTAATAATTTATTTATCAACAGTTCGGTGCGCCAGTTGCAACGGAAGGCGTTAAATGGGGCGAATATCACCAGCCGACTTTTAAATAGGAGTATAAAAGATAAAGTAAAATATGGGGCATGAACCCAAAGTCAACGAGGGGTTTGCCTGTGAAGTAAATTTTAGTCAGTGTGAGTCTGACCTTGCCTCCCAAAATTGCCGGAATCGTATAACGATATTACCCGGAGCCTGTAACTCCGTGATGGCCGTTTAATTCGACCTTCCGGCTCCAATCGAGGAGAAGCATAAGTAGTTATATGCCCGTGTCTTATAAACACGAGACAAAAGGTGCAAGTCCTTTCTCCTCGACCATTTAAAAAATAAAGATTTAATAAGGAGTTTAATATGTATGAATGTACAAAAAATACACAAAAATTAAAAATAACTGAAGCAATTAAAGATATGAATATATATATCTCATTTTGAAGGTCCTATTAGTTCCATTATAAATCGTCTTAAAAAAATTGAAAAAAGTGCTCAAGCCTATGGATATCATAATATTTACTTACTAACAGGATATGATCATAATGGTGATTGTGTTGTAGAGGCTATTGGAGACAGATTTGAAAGCGACGAAAAGTTAGAAAAAAGATTGTTTGCACTAAAGAAAGACAAAGAAGTAAAACAAAAAGAAAGAAATAAAAAAGATGTGCAAGAACGCAAAGAATACGAAAGACTAAGGGCTAAGTTTGAAGTAGTATAATAATGTGGTGTACTTTACTGTAAACATTTATTTTATGGAATACCCATTGCTATATGCCTTATATTTGCTGTAATCTTAAATTATAAATTGAAGAAATAAGAAAAATGATTGAAATTACGACTGATCAGAAAACATTAACATCGCCTTGTGAAGAATTAAAAAAAGATGATTATCATATTTTTAATGCATTAGAAGAATGCTTATTAAGATATCCAGATGGAGTAGGGTTAGCAGCACCGCAAATAGGAATACTTAAACGTGCTTTTATTATTAAATCATATAAAGGATTTCTAAGATTTGCTAATCCACAAATTGTTAAAGGTGAAAATCTTATTAGTTCAATTGAAGGTTGTTTAAGTATACCAGAAAAAATTTTTAAAGTTGATAGATATGAAAATATTGTATTTAAAGATGAAATTAATGATATACATAACATTTATGGAACTTTATCAATTATCTTTCAACATGAATATGATCATATAAATGGCATAACTTTATTACAAAAAGGAAAATTAATATTGATTAATACCGATGTAAATTGCCGAGTCGTCTAATTTGATAGGACTTCTCGCTTTGAACGAGAAAGATGCTGGTTTGAATCCAGCCTCGGCATCCATTGCGGGGTCATCTAATTTGGTAGGATGATAGCCTCTGAAGCTATTCATATTGGTTCGATTCCAGTTCCCGCAGCCAATTTGAATAAACTTTATTTTATAAACGTTCTATTTTAGAAAGGTTCTTTGATAATTAAAAATCTTTGGTAGTCAAGCAACAGCTTTCGTCGCCCGCCCATGCGGGAGGAAAGTCCGGGCTCCATAGAGAGCATAGTGGCTAACGGCCATCCGTCGTGAGACGAGGATTGCGAGCAGAGACGAGTCTTATTATATTTTGTCAACGTATCGTAAGATGTAAGAATATAATAAGGGTGAAACGGCTAAATATCTATGTGGAGCAAGTTCAAATAGGAACCAAGACATCTCTAGTCATTAAGGTTCGGGTAGAATGCTACAGGTTGTTAGTAATAATAATCGCAGAGAAATGACGAATTAAAACAAAACCCGGCTTATTCGTTACTTGATTATCAGAGATTTAAATTTAAAATTATGGTTCGCAAGCATTAATAGTGATGCATTTCGCTCTTAACGAAAGGAACAGTTGGCAGTACACTGGCGGACCACCAGAAAATATAGGCGTATGGCCAAAAGGTTAAGGCTCCTGCCTTACAAGCAGGAAATTGTAGGTTCGAGTCCTACTACGCCTACCAGAAATAAGTGTGGCTCTGGCAGAGTTAGTTAACGCATCCGGCTGAAGCCCGGACTATCTCGGTGCGATTCCGGGGGGGGCCACACCAATGCTTCGGTAGTCCAACTGGCAGAGATAAGGGTCTTAAAAGCCCCAAAGTGTGGGTTCAAATCCCACCCGAAGCACCATTGAAAATTAAGCCGTTGTAGCCCAAAAGCAGAGGCACATCTCTCAAAAAGATGTTAGTGTTGGTGCGAGTCCATCCAACGGCACCAGAAATTAGTGGCCAAGTATCCCAAATGGCAGAGGAGTTGGTCTTAGAAATCAATTGTTGTGAGTTCGAGTCTCACCTTGGCCACCATTTTTATGGCTCGTTAGCCAAGTGGAAAGGCGGAAATCTGCAAAATTTCTATTACATAGGTTCGATTCCTATACGGGCCTCCATTGAAATTAAAGGGGTCAGTGTGCCGAGCAGCGAAGGCAAGAGTCTGTAAAACTCCCACAACTGAAACAACGTAGGTGCGAGTCCTACCTGACCCACCACGTGCGTTCTTGGTGTTAATAGCTAGCATATAGCCTTGCCAAGGCTACGGTGCGGGTGCAAGTCCCGCAGAACGCTCCATTTTAAAAGATTAATTTATATGAAAGTAGTACATTGTAAAAAAGAACGATATGATGTTTATATTGGTAGACCATCTAAATGGAGAAATCCGTTTGTGATTGGTAAAGATGGAAATAGAGAAGAAGTCATAGAAAAATATAAAAAGTGGTTATTGAATAATAAAGAACTTATGGCAGATTTATGGGAATTAAGAGGTAAAATACTAGCATGTTGGTGTGCTCCTCAATCTTGCCATGGCGATGTATTATTAGAGTTAGCAAATAAATGAGCTATTAGTGTTTAACAGCAGCACGTCGTCCTTCCAAGTCGAAAGTGAGGATGCAACTTCCTCATAGCTCTCCAAAATATAATAGAGATTTATACATAAAATTGTGCAGGAATGTCTGGCAGCGATGACCAACACTAAACTGGCAAGTGTACATAGCCAATTAGGTTACGGTGAAACGCCGTAATCCTGCTCTATTCTAAAATCATGGAAAATACAGGCACAAAATATAGATTTGGGATATGCGGTATAGTATATTGTTTTAAAATAATTTGAGGTATATTAAAATGTTGACTATTTACATTCTTGTTGGTTTATCTTTATCGTTGAATATGATTCTTTTTATTATTATTAATTACTTTAGAAAAAATGTTTTATTGGTTAGCTCTGGATTTATTAATTTAATCAGGGAAGTAAATAGCAGTGCAGTTAAGATGAACCAAGCCGTACTTGATATTTGTAAAATACAAAGTGAGACTTTAATTAAACATCAACTCGCATTAGAATATTTCAATTCTGCGATTTTTCCGCTTGTACCGCCCAACGATTCACCGCCCAACGATTCAGATGAAACCGATACATTGGGCAATATTATAAAATAATGATAGGAGATAGAAATGGCAGATAATCGCAAAATACTTATAGTAAACAAAGAAGATAAAACAACTGAAATTTCTTCTGATGATGAAATAATTTGGCAAGGTTATATAGAGGATGCAGATACATTAGAAGAGATTTTAAGTTCTCTTGATTTTGAAGTTGAAAGAATTGATCATAGTATGAGTGGAGATATGACAAATAAGCCCGAAATACCAGAAGATAATTATTATGAATTAGATTCTTTTTATCAAGATAATGACTTAGATGATGATGCGCAAGACCATATTGAAGCATCAACCTAGGAGATTAATTGAATGATTATTTATGTCACAAAGTCTGAATATGATAAAATTACTAAAATATGCATTGACTTTCCTAATAATGAATTTAAGATAGCTGAAGCTTTTAAGCAAGTTTTGGGTCAAGACGTTTATAATTGTATGATATCTGTTTTAAGAGTTAAATTAATTACTGTAAAAGATCCCCCATGTGGTCTTACTCGTGTAGAAATAGAAAAAGGAGAAAGTCTTTTTCCCGTAGATTCATTAACTTTTTAATTATTGATCATACATCCTTGTTTCACTTTTCATTATAACGTATTAATTAATATGGGAAATATAATTTTTAAGTGAGCAAAGGAGTTTGAATTTAAATGCCAAGACGCAATCAAAGAAGGCGTAATTACAAAAAATATAACGAAAAAAATGAGATTATTGAGAATAAAGAAAAGATTAATGAAGAGTGCAAAATTTGGGTTAAATCAGTCCAGCCTAAAACTTTAAAACAAAAAGAATACCTAGAAGCAATTTATAATAAAGATGTAATATTTTGCATTGGTCCAGCCGGAACTGGCAAGACATTCTTAGCTTGCCATGTTGCTGCTAATTTTTTAGTTGAAGATCGTGTTGATAGCATCATATTATGTCGTCCTGCTGTTGAAGCTGGCGAGAAATTAGGATTCTTGCCAGGTAATTTAGAAGAAAAACTTAATCCGTATTTACGTCCACTTTATGATGCGCTTAATCATATGTTAAGCAAAAAAGTGGTTAATCAAATGATTGATGAAGGTGTTATTGAAGTTGTACCCCTTGCTTATATGCGTGGTAGAACACTAAACAATGCTTTTGTTATATTGGATGAAGCTCAAAATACTACGCCAACACAAATGAAGATGTTTCTTACTAGAATGGGCGATTATTCTAAATTTCTTGTTAATGGGGATATTACTCAGACAGATTTAGATGATGGTAAATATTCTGGTCTTGTAGATGCCAGAAATAGATTGAAGAATATAGAAGGAATTGCTTGGATAGAATTAGGCAAAGAAGATATTGTGCGACATCCAATTGTCCAAAAAATTGTTGATGCCTATATTGAAGCCGGCACAATAATTTTGCCTTGATTTCTTTTTTCTTTTACAATATCCCCTCGCCAAGGCTTAAAAATATTATTGTCTTCAAATAAAGTAGTTGGATAGATATTTGTTGGATGATAAATTAAACATCCTGGTCTATCTGGCCAAGCTTTTATCATTGATTCAGACACTAATTCTGAGCAAAAATATTGTTCTCTATCATTAAATGGATTTTTACCTTTTCTCCACCATTTTATCCAAGGTAATGCAACTAAATTTAATAATGCTGATCCTATCACGCCCTTGATTGCATATTTTTTACCCAGATGCTGAATAGCGTGAGCTTCCATAATTGCAGTTTTTTCTTGATCAAGATTGAACGGTACTCTTAAAAATACTATTGTCATGGGATTTTCGATATATTTCTTTACAAAATTGCTTTTTTGAACACCGCCAGGTTGGGCCGCTTCAACACATTCATCTGGACCAGTAATTATGCCACAATGAGATATCGGAATTTTAGATGTATTTTCAAATCTAGTAAATAATGCTATTCCTTTAGAAATAAAACTATCAGTTTTAAATGAGAAAAAAATATAGCCAGCTTTATAATCTTCTTCAAATTTTGGATTGCGTAGATAATACATTAGATATAATTTCCATTTTTAACAATATCTATTAATTTTGAGATAAGCCGTTGTTTTGTTATTTCAATTGGATGAATATCTTGTGCAGCTATACCTGTTAGTTGATAAATAGTACCCAAAGTAGCGTTAACATAATCAAATAAACCTGCTGGGTCGCCACTATTTGTTCCTTCTACACCATATTGGATATAATTTTCGGCAAGATTATCATTTTTTATATCTTGAACTATCACATCAACTTCTGTTTTAGGTAATCTATTATATACTTCCATAGAAGCTTTTCTAAATCTAAGTTCACGGGCGGCGATTGAACTAAGGTGGAAATTAAGTCCTAATTGAACTTGTTCTTCTATAGTATAAATTTCGCTTCTTTTGCTTTGATTCACAGCAAACCAATTAGCAGCTATAGTTTTTTGATTAAGAGTTAAATTATTCCAACCATTATTTGCTGCGAGATTTTTTATTTTTTCTCTAACATATTTATAATCTTTACCAGATAATTGTCCATATCTATTCCATGATTCAATTTTATTAACATCAACATAACCAGAAGTAGTTGCCCATTTTTGACCATCCCATTGATGAAATAATGGTCCTTCTGATGATCCTTTAATTTTTGGAGGAAATGGTGCTCCTAATATTACTTGCCAATGAGGCGCAATATTTGAAAATGTAAATCCTGTAAGAAGTAAATCACCAGTATTTACGTCTATTACAGCATTATATCCTGATAATCCAATTATTTCATTTGCCATGATTTTTAATCCTCATTAAGTACTATATCATAGTATACGACTTATGAATATTAAATTTTATGAAAAAAAATCTTGTATTTGATAGAATTTATTATGGTAATGTAGGAAATTATAAGGATATCGCAAAATGAAGCAGTATTTAGACTTACTTCAATATATCTTGTCTAACGGAACTAAAAAAGAAAACAGAACCGGAGTTTCAACTATTTCTACGTTTGCTTATCCTATTAGACACGATATGAGTGAAGGCTTTCCTTTATTAACTACTAAAAAAATTAAGTGGGAAAATATTTTATTTGAAAATCTTTGGTTTTTGTGTGGCAATTCTAGTTGGGGCTTTCTTCACAAACATGGTATAACTTTTTGGGATGCTTGGGATGAAGGCGATGGACAATTACCAGAAGCGTATGGAGAGTATTGGAGAAAATATCCTCACTTTGATTGGGTTGATTGTGGAACGACGTATCCATCAAAATGTTTTGATCAATTTAAAGCTATAATTGACGGCCTAAAGAAAAATAAAGATAATCGTAGATTAGTTTTAACTAATTGGTATCCACCGATGGCTTTTAAGTCCAAACTTCCTCCATGTCATCTTCTTTCTATTTTTAATACTCAATATGATAAGGATGGCAATCCGAGGTTGTGTTTACATATGACACAGCGTTCATGCGATGTTCCTGTGGGTGTTCCTTTCAATATTGCTGGCTATGGTTTTATTTTATCTCTTGTTTCACATTTAGTTGGAATTCCTTGTGGCGAACTTGTTATTACTTTAGTTGACGCACATGTTTATGTTAATCAATTAGATGGTGTTAATGAACAATTAAAGCGAGTTCCTTCGGCGCTGTCTAAATTATCAATAAGTTCTGATATCAAAAATTTGAATGATATTGATTCACTAATTAAAGACGGAACTACTGAAGATATAATAAATACATTTAAGATTGTTGATTATAATCCTCAGCCGTTTATTAAATTGCCGGTAATGGTATAACGGTAATAATATAAAATGAACAATATAGAATTTGAATATCTAAAAACTCCACTAAATAAATATACATTTTCTATTAAACCTATAAGAGAATGGGTTGAAAAGAATTCAAATGGCAAAGTTTTAAATTTATTTGCTGGTAAAACTAAGCTTGCCTTAGATGAAGTAAGAGTAGATGCTGATAAAACAATGAATGCTGATTTTTATATAGATGCTTATGATTTTGTTAAGCAATGTAGTGATAAATTTGACACAATAATTTTAGATCCTCCATACGCATATAGAAAGTCAATGGAAATGTATAATGGTCACAAGGCATCAAGATTTAATATGATAAAAGATTTGATTCCGAATATTTTAAATGTGGATGGTATTGTCATTACTTTTGGCTACCATAGTGTTTCTATGGGAAGCAAAAGAGGTTTTGTACAGAAAAAAATATTGTTAATGTCCCATGGTGGCGCAATACATGATACTATTGCTATTATTGAAAGGAAATTGTGAATGATTAGAATAATCGCCGCTATATCTCTTGATCGTGCCATTGGTTATTATCCAAATAAAAATAAAGCTGGACAATTGCCGTGGGATAAAAATATGTCTGTTGGTGATTTGCATTATTTTAAAAATTTAACTAGTGGTAACGTTGTTATAATGGGGAGAAAGACCTATAATTCTATTCCCGGTGGATTGCCAGAAAGACATAACATAGTTGTAACTCACAACATACCTTCACATAGTATCGGCAGTCAATTAAGTTGGGCAACTAGTATTGAAGAAGCAATAAAGATTGCTAAAATTAGAGAACCTGGTAAAGATATATTTATCATTGGTGGTTCAGAAATTTTTAGCCAAGCAATGATTTTTGCTAATGAAATTATTTTGACAATAATTCCAATGAAGGCTTATGAGCAATTTGAAATTGATAAATTGGTTTATTTTCCTAATATTGCAAAAGGTTTTACAAGAATTTCAGCTTCACAACATCCTTATAACCCGGAACTTCGTATTATAAAATATAGAAGTTAATTTTTTGAAGTTCGGCGAAAATATGGAGGTCGTGGTGTCTGAAGAAATTAATTCTAATCACGAAGATAAATCGCCACATCAAAAACAAGAAGAGCAAGACTATTTATATAATCAAAAAGTTCTCTTAGAACAAATACTTCTTGAATTAAGTAATACCAAGATTAATATTTTTAATTTTTTTAAACTTTTAAAAATGTTTCAGAGATTAATGCTTATATTGGGCGGTAGTGTAACTTCTAGTATTTTCAAACAAATAGAATTATCTAAAAATGATACCATTATTTGTGATATGGTAAAACATTTACATGATCAGGTAATAAATCTTAATGATAGAATAAAAAAAATAGAAAGTAAATAATGAGAGTTTTGGTTGCTTGTGAATTTAGTGGTATTGTTAGAGATGCTTTTGTAAAAATGGGTCATAATGCAATTAGTTGTGATCTATTAACTACTGAAAAGTCCGGTAATCATTATTGTGGGGATATAAGAGATATTTTGGATAAAGATTGGGATTTAATGATTGCACATCCGCCTTGTACTTATTTATGTGTTAGTGGCGCTAGGTGGTTTAACAAAAGACAAAAGGAACAACAAGATGCTATTGATTTTGTAAAAATGCTTATGAATGCATCAATAAATAAAATAGCAATAGAAAATCCTATTGGTATTATTAGTACCAAAATAAGGAAACCAGATCAAATAATACAACCTTGGCAATTCGGACACGGAGAAACAAAAGCAACTTGTTTATGGTTGAAAAATCTTCCTTTGCTTGTTCCTACTAATATTGTTACTGGCAGAATAAATAGAATACATAAAATGCTACCATCTAAAAATAGAGGTAAAATAAGAAGTATTACTTATCAAGGTATAGCGGATGCTATGGCGAAACAGTGGACATAATCAAGGAATATTTATATGAATAAAGTTGCACTTATAACAGGATGCACTGGTCAAGATGGTGCTCTTTTATCTAAATTTCTTTTAGAAAAAGATTATAAAGTTATAGGAATGGCAAGAAGAACATCGTCGCCAACTGATTGGAGATTAAAAGAGTTAAATATTATTAATCATCCTAATTTTATTGTAGTTTCTGGTGATTTGACAGATCAAGCTTCATTAGATAGAATAATATCAGCACATTGCCCTTCTGAGATTTATAATTTAGCTGCTCAATCTTTTGTTGGTTTATCTTGGGATCTAGCTGAATCTACAATAGATATAACTGGCTTAGGAGCTGTTAGACTATTTGAGTCAGTTAGAAAAAATAAAAATTCTTGGTTTTCACCTAAAATATATCAAGCTTCTTCTAGCGAAATGTTTGGTGGAGCTAGTCGAATAGAACTTTTAAATGAAGAATCTAAATTTGAACCACGTTCGCCGTATGGTGCTGCCAAAATCCTTGCTCATAATATGGCAAAAGTTTATCGTGAATCTTATGATATGTTTATTTCTTGCGGTATTCTTTTTAATCATGAATCCGAATATCGTGGTTTACAATTTGTTACCAGAAAAGTAACTCATGGCTTAGCAAATGTTTTATTTGGTAAACAAGAATTTGTTCAATTAGGCAATTTAGATGCTTGTCGTGATTGGGGCTATGCTCAAGATTTTGTTCAGGCTATGTGGCAAATGCTTCAACAAGATAGTCCAGATGATTTTGTTATTGCTACGGGCAAAGCACATTCTATTAGAGACTTAGTAGAATTGGCTATTAGGTATGCTGGTCTAGGCGATAAATTAGATATAGATAAATTTGTTAAAATAAATTCATTAGACAAAAGGCCGGCAGATGTTGGGTATTTATTGGGTGATGCTTCTAAGGCTAAAAATCTTCTTGGTTGGAGTCCTGTTGTTAATTTTAATCAAATGATAAAGAGAATGGTAGAAAAAGATATTGAAAGGGTTAAAAATAATGGCAAAGTTTTTGGATAAAGAATTTTTTACTTTTGATGATGTTTTACTTGTTCCTCGTTTTTGTGAAATTACATCTAGATTAGATGTTTCATTTAAAACAAGATTAACCAAAAATATATATATTGATGCTCCAATTATATCTGCCAATATGGATACTATTACTGAACTAGAAATGATGCAGGCTATGCATTCATTAGGATGTGTTGGCATTTTACATAGATTTATGGATTTAAATAAGGCTTTTGAGCAACTTGGGGCTTTTGAGCATTCTCCTATGTGCGCCTCTATTGGAGTTAATGAAGATTCAAAAAATCGATTTGATGTTTTATTGGATTGTGAAGTGGAAGTTGTTTGTATTGATGTTGCTCACGGTGATTCTAAAACTGTTTTAGACATGATTGAATATTGTAAACAAAAAAGTGAAAAAATTCAAATTATTGCTGGAAATGTAGCAACGCCCCAGGCTACTCGTCGTTTAATTAATGCAGGAGCCGATGCTATAAAGGTTGGCATTGGTCCAGGTTCTTTATGTACTACTAGAATAGTTACTGGCAATGGTGTACCACAACTTTCTGCTATTATTGAATGTTTTAATGAAGCTAGTTTTTTTAGAGTTCCAATTATTGCAGATGGCGGAATTCGTAATAGTGGAGATATAGTTAAAGCTCTCGCTGCTGGTGCTGAAACTGTTATGATAGGATCTTTATTAGCTGGAACAAGTGAAACTCCGGGTGAAGTTATTGAGGAAGTTGAGTATTATAGTTCAAATCCTAAAAAATATAAAAAATATCGTGGTATGGCTTCAAATGATGCTATGATTGGCTGGAAAGGTCGAGGTTATCATGCTGCTCCAGAAGGAGAATCTAAGTTGGTAGAATGTAAAGGTCCAGTAGAAAATATTATAAAAACATTATTATCAGGCATTCGTTCTGGAATGACTTATCAGGGCGCTAAAAATATTGAAGAATTAAGAAATCTTGCTACTTTCATAATAGTTTCTAATAATTCTGTTATAGAAAATCAACCTCATGGTAAAATGTGATTGATTTTGGAGTTAAATATGCCTTTTCAATTTCCAGATGTAGCGTCAGAATTTATTTATATGAGAACCTATTCTCGATGGATAGATGAATTAGGTCGCAGAGAAACTTGGGAAGAAACTGTTGATCGTTATATTGATTTTATTCAGAAACATTGTGGTAATGTAGTACCTCAAAAAGTATTTCGCAAGGCTCGTGAAGCAATTTTAAATATGAGGGCAATGCCTTCTATGAGAGCCTTATGGACTGCTGGTCCTGCTGCTGAATTTGATAATACTTGTTTATATAATTGTTTTAGCAAGGATACATTGTTCATTTCAAGTAAAGGAGTTGTTTCTTTTGCGAATTTTAGTGATGGCGAAGAAATTCAAGTTATTACTCACAATGGTAGATGGAAAAATGCCACTGTTCGTTCTTTTGGAAGACAAGTCCTAAATCGGGTTTATTTTGCCAAGGGTGGTCGTGGAAAAGATCATGTTGTGAATGTTACCGCCAATCATAAATGGATACTAAAGTCTGGAGAAAATACAACAAATCTAAAAGAAGGTGATCTAGTTCTAATGGCACCTAAAAAAGATGATTTTATTTATGAAAATGCTACGCCCGATGAAAGATTATATTGGTGTTATGGTTATGTTTATGGAGATGGCACAAAGGTTAAAGGCAAAAGTGACCAATACGAATACTCGATGGTTAGATTATGTAAAAAGGATGTACCTTATAGTGTACGGTTTGAAGAGGTTGGTTTTAAAACATCTACTAATCATTCATTAAATGGTGATTTTTTTGCCTACACTGGAACTTATTTAAAGACTTTACCAGAAATAGAAAAAGAACCAATAGAGAGAATAATGGCATTTCTTAATGGTTATTTGTGTGCCGATGGAGCAAAAGAAGAAAATAATGGAAGAAAGTATTTCAAAGCAATACAGGCAACGGGAAATGAGAGTATAAATTTTCTGAGAAAGACGCTTCCAATGTGTGGTTATTACATTGTTAGAGAAGATGATTTTACTGGTCAAATAACTAACTTTGGACAAAGAACAGATAAAACTATTAGCTTTTCTATAAGTGATAATATATGTAGAGAAAGTAATGCCGCTTGGCGAGTTTCAAGAATAGAACAAAATATATCAGAAGAAGAGGTTTGGTGTCTTGAAGTTGAAGGTGATCATTCTTTTTGTTTACCATTTGGCGTAGTCACAGGAAACTGTTCATTTCAGAACATAGATTCAGTGGAGGCATTCGCAGAATGTCTTTATATTTTAATGTGCGGTGCCGGCTATGGATTTAGTGTAGAAAAAAAATATGTTGATAAACTACCAGAAGTTCCAAAACTAACAAGCGAATCTTCTGGAACCTATATAATTGAAGATAATAAAATGGGATGGGCTGAGTCTGTACGTCGTTTAATGACTGCTCTGTATAATGGGAAAGACCTTGATCTTGATTATTCAAAATTGAGACCAAAAGGTGCTCGTCTAAAAACTATGGGAGGTAGATCGTCCGGTCCCGAGCCATTAATGCGACTTCATACATTTATTAGAGAAGTTTTCCAAAAAGCACAAGGAAGAAAATTAAAGTCCATTGAATGTCACGATATTTGTAATCAAATAGCAGAAATAGTGGTTGTTGGTGGCGTTCGTCGTTCTAGCGAAATCAGCATATCGGATCTTGATGACTTAGAAATGGCAAATGCTAAAACTGGTACTTTTCCTGTGCGCCGTTACATGTCAAATAATAGCGCTGTTTACTATGAGAAACCTACTGCTGCTCGTTTCTTGCGTGAATGGTCAATTCTTGTAAATAGTGGTACAGGTGAGCGTGGTATTTTCAATCTAGCTGGTGCTCGCAAAAATGCTCCAGAAAGACGAAATGGGAAAATGATAGATGGAACAAATCCATGCGGTGAAATTAATCTTCGTTCTCGTCAATTTTGTGTTGCAGGAAATACCCAGGTAATAACTAAAAATGGCATCATTACTATTAAAGATGCAGTGGGCGAGGAGCATGAAGTATGGAATGGCAAGAAATGGTCAAAAGTAATACCAAGATTGACTAGAAAAAATGCTAGTCTTGTTAGAGTTGAACTTAGTGATGGTTCATATCTTGAATGTACGCCGGATCATAGATTTTCTGTAAAAAATAGATTTAGTGATACATTTTTAGAAGTACAAGCAAAAGACTTGATGCTTCATAGTAAATATAAATTACAATCTGAACCATATAAAATACAATATGAAAATGGAAGTGATTTTCAAAATGCATATACGTTAGGATTTGCAGTTGGTGATGGTTGCGTGTATAAAAATAAAGTATTCATTGATCTTTATGGTGAAAAAGACTTTTTATGTCCAGTTGAAGGAAATAGATATAAAAAATATTTACCTGCTGGATATTCAAAAGAAAGACAACGTGTTAACTGTACTAATATTTTAGATGGCAATATGGTATCGGCACTAAAAACATCTAACGATGCTTTTATACCAATCTTTTCATGGTCAAAAAAGAGCATTTTAGAGTTTTTAGCTGGAATGATAGATGCTGATGGATCGGAAACATCAACCGGTGGTATTAGATTATATCTATCAGATAGAGAAAGGTCTGAAAAAATACAACTTTTACTAACAAAATGTGGAATACGTTCTTCTATTTGTTTATTACAAAAAGCAGGGGAAATAACTAATATTGGAGAAAGAAGAAGAGATTTATTTTATTTGCAAATAACGGACTGTTCTGAGATTCCTTGCAAAAGAGTTAATACTTATAGAGGGCACATATCTATTATAAAGTCAAAATATCAAAATATAAAATCTGTTACAGAAATAGATGGTGTGAATGATGTTTATTGTTTTGAAGAAAAAGAAAGGCATATGGCAGTATTCAACAATATACTAACTTATCAATGTAATCTATCCGAAATAGTCTTACGTGATGGCGACGATCTTGATGATATAATGGATAAAGTTGAAACTACTGTTTGGCTTGGTGCTATTCAATCAACATTTACTTATTTTCCATATTTAAACAAAAAATGGAAAACAAATTGTGAAGAAGAATGTCTTCTTGGAGTATCAATTACAGGACAAATGGATAATCCCGGTTTACTAACAGAAACGGCGCTTGAAGCATTAAAAAAGAAAGCAATTAAAATTGCGAAACACGCCTCTTCTATTTTAGGTATTAATCTTTCTGTGGCAATTACTTGCGTAAAACCTAGTGGTACTGTTTCTCAACTTGTGAATTCATCTTCTGGTCTACATCCTCGCTATTCTAAATATTATATTCGCAGATATCGTATTTCTTCAACCGATCCTCTTTATAAAATGATGAATGATCAGGGATTTAAATTTAATCCGGACAATGGTCAAAGACAAAAGGATTGGCGTGCTGCTGCTAAGGGTAATACTTCTGCTTGTAGTATTTATGAACAGGGTAAAGAATGGTCAGAAGATAAGGTAACTACTTGGGTTGTTGAATTTCCTGTTAAATCTCCAGAAAAATCAACAATTCGCAATGAAATGACGGCTATTGATCAATTAGAACATTATAGAAAAATACAAACAAAGTGGTGTGAACATAATGCAAGTTGTACTGTCTATGTAAAAGACGAAGAATGGATTGAAGTTGGTAATTGGGTTTATAAAAATTGGGACATAATAAATGGCATATCTTTTTTACCTCATGATGGAGGCAATTATGAGCAAGCTCCATATGAGGAGATAAATAAAGAAACATATGATAAAATGATTAAGGATATCCCCAAGATTGATTATAATAAATTATCCAATTATGAGAAAGAAGATAGTACGACCGGCGCTAAATCACTAGCTTGTGTTGGTGATAAATGCGAAATTTCTTGAAAAAAATAAGTTGATTTTCAAGACTATATTATAGGCGAGGATATTTATAGGAAAGGATAATATTATGTACAATCCATATCTTACGGTGTTTGTAAAATTTTTAGATCCAACGGCCAATCTACCAGAAAAGAAGAGTTTTGAAGCTGCTGCCTTCGATTTATATGCACTAGAAGATACTACGCTAATACCCTTTGAGGTTAACAAGGTTAGAACTGGTATCGCAATAGAAGTGCCAAAAGGATATAAGGGCGAAGTTTATACTCGTAGCGGGTATGGTGCTAAGGGCATATTTGTGGTGAATCAGCCAGGTAAAATTGATTCCGATTATCGTGGAGAAATTTTTGTAACTCTACTTTATATTCCACAAAATTTTGCACATGTTTTTAATAGTGCTATACAGTCTATGAGAACCTTTGCTAGAACAGGCGGCGGATACGGTTCTGCAATTAAGATGGTGGATGAACTTAAGACTTTACAATTACCTACTTATGAAATTAAGGCTAAGGATAGAATAGCACAATTTGAAATTCAGACAGTAGAAGAAACTGAATTAAAATTGGCTGTAGAGTTATCTGATACTGAAAGAGGCTCTAAGGGTTTTGGAAGTAGTGGTACATAATGGTGGCATATAAATGGATATAGATGTTTTATATAGATGTCCGAAAGATTTATGTTGGCAGTATTTAAAACAATTTGTTTTATTAAATTCAGTTGATATTGCCGTATATAAAGCTTGTCTAGATCCTTATGTAACCAAAAAAACCTTTTGGAATACTATAAGTAGAATTAAACCAAATGGCTTATTTTGTATTGAATGTGAACCAGAAAATATAAGCGATGTCATAAGATTAGTAAATGATTATGGTTATAAATATTCAATTTCAGGTATTTATAATGATTCTCGCTTAGCTCTTTATATATGGATATATCGTAGTAATTTAATTAAACCCAATATCAGAAAATTATATCGTATAAATAATTGGGAAGATGATATTCCAAGAATCCTGGCTAATTTCGTAGATTATGGTAAAATTGTTTTATTATTAGGCGACGCAACTCTGCCCTTTGCTATAACAATGAAAAATTTAAGTAGATATATTATAGCTTTTGGCGATGATGAGCTTTATTGTCAAGCTATTAAAATGGAAGGTGTAAGAGAACAGATAATATGATTTGTTATATTTGTCAAAAAAGAATTAAGTTGACTAATTCAACCAATGATTATAGAAAAGATAAAAAGGGTATTGCTCATCCCACTTGTTTTAAAGCAAATTCAATTTTAGATATTAGGCCATTAGATGTAGAAAAATTTGTTCCTTCTGGATCAATTAATCCAGACAATTCTAAAGATATTATTGAAAAAAATATAATAGGTAATCTTAATGAGTGATATTTCTGGCTCTGGTTTAACATATCAGCAGGCAGAAGAAATTATTGAAGAAATTGCAACACAAAAGGCATATCAACATCGTCGTGTTGGTTATTATGATCTTAATGATTTAAAACAAGAAGTTCGCATAAAATGTTGGGCAGTATTACCTAGATATGACAAAGCTTGCGGGGCTGATCTTCGTGTATTTCTATCTGTATGCGCTGAAAACAGAATAAGAGATATTCGTAGAAGTGTTTTATATAAACACAATAGGCCCTGTTTTGTATGTCCATTTTGGAATGAGAGTGCTGCGCAATCTGGTCTTCATGACTGTCTTGTTTTTAATAATAAAATGGAATGTGAAAAATATGCCAAACATGAAAGATATGTTCAGGCTAAATTAAGTGCAAGCCATCCAATAGATATAGATAATGAAAGAATAGAAGACGATCATTTTGATAAGATGGTCTATACAATAGATTTTATAGATCATATTCAACATAATTTGCCATCTGGATTATTGGTATTATTTGACAAATTACTTTATAATAATTTTAATTTAAAATGTTTTAAGCCAAAAGAGCGCACCATTATGATTTCCGCTCTTCGAGAGGCTTTAAAGGGTTTTGAGGGTTAATATTTACTAAAAGTTAATATTTATAGTGATTGTGAATATAGCTAATTCTGTGAATATTGAAATTTAAAAATTTGGAGGTAATATGGAAATTTTTTTATGTGGTTCGTGCGGTAATATTGGTAGTAAAGAACAATTGTGTCCTGATTTTGGTTCTACTCATATGAAGTTTGATGATATTATTAAAAAAAATTATTTATATAAATTGTGTTGTCCTGGGTGTAAATCTACTGATATTTATATGAAGTATATTATTGATCCTGTTCCAATAAATATACCCACCATGTGGTTGCCACAAGAAGAAAAATCGCTTCCAAGTGTCATAATAACAAATACTTCACCTAGAGCATCTGTTGTTAATCAACCTGTTATGAATCAAGTTTTGAATGAAATGTCTAAAGAGGAAGATATTATTCCTCCAGAAATTTTAGCTGAGGCTTTAGATTCTGCTGCGATGAAATTAAATGATTTGATAAAACCAGGAACACAGTCTAAGAAACCAAAGGAACAAGAAGTAAGGCCCAATAGAAATGAAAGTACCAAAATACGTGTTAAGAAAACGTGTGATATGTGTAATAAAGAATTTCCGGTTAAACCAGGAGATAATGCCTTTGGTGGTCAATGTCCATCCTGCTTAAAAGCTACAATAAAAAAATATGTAGGATAATATGAGCAATTCTAGTGAACAAGATAATGGTCACTTCACTCCAGACCAAGTTAATTTTATTAAAAAAAATCAAGAAATGACTGATGCTGATATTGCCAGAACATTAAACAGAAAAACTCAATCAATTAAAAACAAGAGAACGGCTCTTGGAATTAAGGGTGATAGAAGTAAAAGAAGTACACTTAAAGAAAATCGTTCGGTATATATTAATTCTCTAGATGAAAAAGGAAAAAAGGAAGAATTTCAAAGAGAAGTAAGAAATTCGGCTAGATATAAGGGATTGATAAACGCATTTACTGGTAGTGAACTTGACCAATATGTGGAAAAATATATTGATTTTATGATGGACCCAACTATTGAAACCATGACTACAATGGAAAAGGATTCATTACATCAGGTATTTGTTAATGAAATAAGAATAAATAGATTTTTAGAAGAAGAAAAAAATGATAAAGAATTAGCTAAAAAAGAAAAAAGAATGCCAATTTCACGTGCTAGAGAAATTAGAGAATGTCAGGAATTAATTCTTAAAGCTCATAAAAGCTTGGATGTAGAAAGAGAGCAGCGTTTAAAAAGTCAGAGCGATCAAGCTGTTACTTTTACTAATTTGATTAGAGATTTAAAAAATCCTAATACAAGATTAAAAGCTGGCAGAGAAGCAGCGATGCTTAAATATATAGCCGAGAAGTTTTATAATGAAAAATTGGGAGATAATATAGTATCGGGTAGAGATGAGAAGTTTGATTTAGACGCTCTTTTTAAGAATAAAAAAGCTCCGGATCTTAGTGCCGATTTTACTCCAAAAAAGAATGTGGCGTCGGGAGATGATAATGGAATTACCAATAATTCTGAGGGATTCGAGGGAAAAGCCTGATTATGGATATAATTTCATAAAATGTGATACTTGCGCAGGAACAGAAATAGCAGCATTAGATTACGGTGATTATCAAGTCAAAAACTTTCCTTCTTTAATTGTTATTGAAAGAAAACAAGATATATCCGAATTATGTAGTAATATTGGCGTTCATCGTGAACGTTTTGAACGAGAGCTTCAACGAATGATTGATGCTGGTTGCCAATATAAATATATTGTAATAGAGGACTACTATAGTTCCATATATAAACAAAAATATTCTAAAATTCACCCAAACGCCATATTTGAATCCATTATTGCTATGGAAATCAAGTATGGCGTTCATTTTATTTTTGCAGGTACCACGGAAATGGCTCGTCGTTTAACACGTTCGTTGTTATTAAAGGCTTATAAATATAAAACTGAAGGATTAATATAAAAATGAAAACTCATGTAATTAATCCAGCATATAATCATTATAGAAATTTGCCAGCAGAAGAAGATTTAATTAATCCATTAGTAGATATTGGTAGAAATTTTAAAGAAATTAATGAATTGGTTGAATTTTATAAACTTGGTAATGAATATTATTCACCAGAATTTGGCATTAAATACTTGCTTGGAACCAATATTTATCCTTATCAGATGGCTACAATTAGAGCGATATTGGGTCATAAATTTCCAATGCTTCTTTTTACTCGTGGTGGAGGAAAATGCATAGTAGGAGATTCTCTTGTTTTTACAGATAATGGAATACTTAAAATGGAAGAGTGTTTTGGAGAATATAATGGACAAAATGGACACATCAAACCTTTAGAGATAAACATACATAATGGTGAAAAACTTTGTAAAACATCACTTGGAATATGTAATAAAAAATCTAAAACGATAAAAATAAAAACTTGTAGAGGAATAGAAATAGAAGGAACGCCAGAACATAAAATAAGAGTTGCTGGCCAAAATAGTGATATTATTTGGAAAAGATTAGATGAAATACACAATAGGGATAATATAGTTTTATCAAGAAACAATAATATATTTGGGAAAGAAAATAGTATTACAGAAGAAGAGGCTCATTATTTAGGGCTTTTGACTGGCGATGGATGCCTAAGTCGTGATAATCTTGTTATTTTTTCATCAAAAGACGAAGAGCTTATTACGGTTTTTAGATATATTACTAAAAAACTTTTTGATAAAGATATTTCTGGTCCATTTGGGTCTGGTATTTGTGACTATAAGTTTTATGGAAAATCAGAAAGAAAGATTTTATTAGAAAAATATGGAATGAAACTGTGTAAATCTTACGATAAGGATATTCCATTATGTATTAGAAAATCTCAAAAACATATAATTTCATCCTTCATTAAAGGACTATTTGATACAGATGGTACAGTTGGATGTAAAAGTGTAGACTTTTGTACCACTTCTATAACACTTATAAAGCAATTACAAATATTACTTTTAAACTTTGGGATTATATGTAGGATTAGAGAGAAAAAAACTAAAAGTTTATTTGGTAAAGTATATATTCTTATTATTTCTAGTAATAATATTGATATTTTTGCAAAAGAAATAGGATTTTGTTGTGAACGTAAAAAAATAAAAATGAATTTATTATTAGACAAAAAAAGAAATACAAATATTGATATTATCCCAAATAGTTCATCTTTATTTATAAGTATTTTAAATGAGATAAAAAATAAAAAAATACTTTATGATAATAGTATTTCTGTATGGAGATGTTTAAGATATGGCATTACTTATTATTATGCTAATAAAATTCTTGCTATTTGTAACGAAATAGGCAATAATAGTGAAAATGTTAGTAAACTGAAAAACATTATTCGTAATAATTATTTTTATTCTAATATCACAAATATTTCAGAATCAGAGGCTATAACTTATGATTTTACTATTCCAGAAGGACATTCTTTTGTATCAAATGGGATTATTTCTCATAATACATTTATTTTAGCTGTTTATGCCATTTATCATTCTGTAATGTTTCCTGGTTCTAAAGTCGTTTTAGTTTCAGCATCTTTTAGACAATCTAAATTAATATTTTCTGAGATTGATAAAATATATCATAGTTCACCGCTTTTGAGAGCTATTTCTGAAGATAAACCTAGGATTAGTACAGACCATTGTCATTATGAAGTTTGTGGATCAAGTATTAAAGCCTTGCCTCTTGGTACTGGTAGTAAAATTAGAGGCGAGCGTGGTCATGTAATTTTGGCGGATGAATTTAATTCTATTCCTATTGAAGTATTTGATGTAGTAGTTCGTGGTTTTGGTGCTACGCAAGCTGATCCGTGGATGAAAACTAGAGAGACTATGATAAAACAATTTGAGAATAATATACAAGAAGGAATTAATAAAGATAAAGAAATGGCCGAGTTTATGTTGGCTGATGGTAATAGAATTGTGCTTTCTGGTACTGCTGGATTTAAAAATGGCACTTTTTACAGAATGTTTAGTCAATATCAGAGAATATTAGCTCATAGAGTGAAGGGAAAAGCTATTGATTACAAAGATATTTTTAAAGAAGAAATAGATGATGATCATGAAATAAATTATGAAGATTATTGTGTATTGATTTTTAATTATTTAGATTTACCACCAGGAATGATGGATATTAAAATAATTGATCATGCTAGAGCAACAATGCCTTCATTTCTTTTTGACATGGAATATATGTGTAAATTTGCAGATGATTCATATGGATTCTTTAAAATGAAAGACATTGAAAGTGCTACTGCTCCACGTGGTGGTTTTACCTTTTCTATGCAAGGTTCAGAAAATAGAAGATATATTGTAGGAGTTGATCCGGCTAGAACCGTTGATCGTTTTGCAATAGTTGTTATTGAGATAGGATCTCCTAATAAATTGGTTTATGTATGGACTTGTCAAAACAAACCATTTTCTTATTCTGCTGCTAAATTGAGAGAAATTTTACGTAATTTTAAAGTTTCGGGTATTGCAATGGATGAAGGTGGTGGTGGTTTAGCAATAGAAGAATTGATTAATAAATCAGATGTAATGAAAGAGGGCGAAAAGAAAATTTACAGATTCGACGATGAATCGGAAGATGCTAAACTTGGACAAAAAATATTGTGGATGTTTAATTTTAGTTCTAACTGGATAGATGAAGCTAATACATTATTACAAAAGAACTTAGAAGATCGTGTCACTATGTTTCCATATCCCTTAATTCAAGGAGAATTTTCTGAAGAAAAAGATGATGTATTATTTGAGATTAATCAATTAAAGCAAGAGCTTATAGCCATTGAGGTTACGCATACTAAAAGTGGCAAAAAGCATTATGATTTAGCTCCACCAAATCTTAGAAAAGATAGTAGTGGCGTAATTAAACATAAAGATAGGTATTCTGCTTTAATTTTAGCTAATTATTTAGTAAGCCGATTTGGCAAATTAACTACAGATGAAAAGGCTAAACAAGTAAGTGCTTATGAAAAAACTGTTCAATACGTTGGATGGATGGAAAATATTCCAAGTTCCTAAGTCGTAATAAATAATGAATAATGTCAGGAGATTAAAATGGCAGAAGCTAATAATCCAAAACCCATTTTAGATGATAACGAAATTTTAAAAAGAGTAGATGCTACTAATAAATTCTTAGAAAATGCCACTGATGCTGAGCTAGCCTTTGCTTCACATGCTGCATCACTTTCTACTCCAGTTATAAAGTTTGATGGAGCTACAGAACGTTATGGAAATACTTATCATACCTCAGAATATATTAAACAGCGAATTGCTGCCTGTAGAGAAGCTTACGAAAATTCTGGTATTATCGGCAATGCTATTGACTTAATGGTTGATTTTGCTCTAGAGGGATTTGATATCGTTCATCCCAACTCCGTAATACAAAATTTCTATAAAGCTTGGGCTGATCGTGTTCATTTAGAACTAATTGCTGGGCAAATTCTTAAATCATATTTTAGGGATGGTAATGTGCCTATTCTATCTTTTCGTGGAAGAATAAAAGCTAGAGAATTTAATAAACTTAAAAAAGCAGTAGCTAATAAATCTGAAGGTGCTAATTTATTCTTAGAAGAGAATGATGATGGTGCCAAGATTATCCCATATGCCTATCATATTCTTGATGTACTTAATATAGAAAAAAGAGGTAGTGAACTTTTGGGTAATGTAGTCTATGAATATAGAATATCAACAGAAGATTTATCGCCACTTCGTGAACCTAAGACCATTAAAGATAATACTGCTATTGAGCAACTTAAAACAGCTATTGGGGATGATGGTTTTACTCATTTAAGCGAAACAGGACACTTAAAAATAAATCCTAATCGCTTAATTATGCTTTATTATAAAAAGGATGATTATAGAGCATGGGCTAATCCAATGTTCTGGAGAATAATTAGCGACGTGCAATTTAAGAAATTACTTAGAGACATGGATATTAGTGTATGCGAAAGCGTTATGAATACGCTAACTATTATAGGTCTTGGAGATACGAAGTCTGGTTTTCCTGCCACTGGTGATATGTTTAAAAAAATAGCCTCTTTATTAAAAACTCCTACTAAATCTAAGACTATTATTTGGAATGATTTAATTAAGATAATAGCTGAATATCCACCTATCGACAAAATTTTAGGTAAAGCTAAGTACGATCAAGTAGATGCTGATATTAGGGCCGGTCTTGGTATTGCTGAAGTAGTACTTAATGGACAAGGAAACAACTACGCTAATTCTTTCTTGTCTGTTAAAACTCTTCTGGAAAGATTAGAAAGTGGTAGAAATCATCTTTTAGCATGGCTTGAAATGGAAGTGAGAAATGTTGCTAAAGCTATGGGTTTCAAGCAGCCAGCTTGGTTTAAAATGCATCACATGTCCTTGCGTGATGAGAATGCTGAAAAGCAACTTATGCTAGAACTAGTTGATCGTGGAATGGTTTCATATGAAACGTGCGTTGAAAGGTTTGGAGAGAATTTTCAAATTGAAATTGAGCGTATGAAGCAAGAAGATAATTTCCGTAGAAAAAATGAAAAGAGATTTCCTTATACTTTAATTAAAACTGGTAAATATGGACCAATGATACAGGATGGGCCAATTCCAATTTTTGAATTACTTGATTCAGAAACAATAGAAGAAACAATGATTCGCAAAAATGGTAAATCTATGCCTACACAACAAGGCGGGCAAGGCGAAAAGGGTGGTCGTCCAGCGGGAAGAAAAACTCCTCAACAGAAAAAAGAAACTCCTCGAAATAAGCCAAAGGGACAAGAAACTCAAGCTAATTTGGATAATGAAGATTTAGTTAAAGAAAGTAATCTTATAAAGGCAGAAGATATATTTAATGGTATCTTTAAAATTATATCTCGTTCTTTTATTAAAGCTAAAAAAGTAGATTTCTTTAATGAACTTGATGATAAATCGCAAAAAATGACATTTAAAATTATATCGTATATTATTGAGAGGTTTAAAGATCCAGAAGAAGTTAATAAAGATAGGGTGCAAGAGGCTTTGAAATCTAGACCATTTGAGTTGCAAGATAATAATAAGCCTATAGTTGCAGATGTTTATGATAAATTAGTTGATAGATTTATTAGTCAAAACAACTCTTATCCGGGAATAGAAGAATCTAAGCAAGCTATAATATCATCATTAGCTGTTTTATTGAATTAAGGAGTTATAATGGAATTGTTTTTTGAAGCAGCTGGCAAATGGGGCTTGGGCATAGTTTTGGCTGTAATATTAGTATTTATGTTTCGTAGATTTTTAAATCGTGTTATGGATTCTATGACCGAAGAACGTACTAATTATATGGGATTAATAAATAAGCAAAGTGAAACTATAGATAATCACATTAACCATTTATCTGGTAACGTTGATGATTTATCTGAAAAAATGGGCACAGTAAATACCAGTTTAGGTGTTCAAAAAGAATGTTTAGATAATGGCTTTGCAAGAGTTTGTGATGCTATAAAAAGTCAGACTGATATTTTATTAAAAAAAGAGAAAGATTAATTCAGGAGGTTTATAATGGCTAATAGAACTAGTTCACCCGACGCAGCTTTTGCTTATGTAGGCGAAGTTAACGGTATTTCATTTAAATTATTACGTCATCATAAGTTAGATGCAGTAAAAAATGGTAGTGAACACGATACTGTTGATAAGGACTTGCTAGTTACTTGTCTTCGTATGGTTGATCAAATACCAGTAAACAATGAAGAGCGTGGAAAGGTTCGTGCGCATCTTGCGTCTCATGCAAGTTTTTTCCAACTTGATCTTGCCGAAGAAGGCGTTGCTCAAAGAATTATTCATCAACAGGATAGTGGTTTTCCTCAGCAAGGTGTTAAAGAAGTAAGTAGAAAAGAAAATGACGGCGAGGTTTTTGAACCACCTATTGAATTAACTCCAAAAAATAGTACTCCAAAATCCGCTGAAGCAAAAGTAATTCTTAATGATGAAGAAAAAGAAGTAAGCAATCCTAATACAGATAAGACAGACGATGATCCCGATTCTCCTCCTGCCGGAGGCAATAATAAAGTTGTTCAACTTGATGAATGTGATTTGATTCAAGAAAGCCCTAATACTGATAAAGTAGGAAAGGCATCTCTTAATGAGAAAGAAATAAATAATCTTACTGATAAGATTGTGGAAAAAGTAGATGAAATGATTACTAAAGTAAAAGAAATTAAAAAAAAAGTAACTGAAGAAAATATAGATCAATCAATAAGCATTCACAGAATGGGTAAGCCACATAAAGGGAAAAAAAAGAAATTAAAACATAAGCTTCCAAAGGCGAGAAGATCAGTTTATAATCTTGCTGTCCGGGATATTGTAATAAACGAAGAAGGCAAGATTGGTATAGTGACTTCAGTTCGTGAAAAAGACCTTTCAGTTTGTTTGAACGGTAGCCGTGAAAAAATTAAGATTGATGAATTTTCGGCTGCAAAATTTAAGGTTTTAGCTCATTCTAATTCTGATCCTAATTTAAAGATCGCCCTTGAAAAAGGTTTAACTATTGTTGACTCAGAAGAAGCTTTGGCACGTATGACTTTGACTACTCCAAAAACAATACCTATTCCAGCCACACCAACACTTGAAGAGCAAAATAAAAAAGGTGGCAAAGTATTTTTAGCAGATGATCAGGAAAAGTTAACTGAAAATCCTAATAAAGATAAAGTAGGAAAGGCAGCTCTTCTATATGTTACTATTGATGATCTTACAGAAGAGGGTCGTAAACTTATCTTAAAGAGATTTGGTGATGCTCTTAATAATAAAATTGAAGCCAAAATTCAATCTGTAGAAAAAATTGGCTCTGTAGATTTTATAACAGTTAAGCTTGGCGACGATAAAGAATTCCCAATGCATGTTATGATGGATGTCATGCGAGATGGCGAAGGAAAAGTGTTGAGAGTTAGAATTCTTAATGAGTCTTTGCCAGCTACAATATTAGCTGATTTTGCCCAATTTTTGAATAAACTTTCTAAGGAGTCTGCAAAAGCTTCAGTAGATCAAGCAACTGCTCCGGCCAAGCTAGAGCGCTGTGTAGCTAAGGTTCTTCCTCAGAGAGTGGCTAATTTTAAAAAGCGTAAGGGCCGGGCACCAAATGCCAAAGAAATGAAGCAACTTGAAAGTTCGGCATTTGCCATTTGCCAAGCTAGTTTGAAAAAGAGCTAATAATGAACTTAAAAGAACTAGACAAATTAGATAAAACTTATTTTTTAACTACTGCTAGTATATCCACGCTAGGCTCTTTGTCTGTAAGCGCAGAAGAAATCTTATCTTATGGAAAATCCAAGGTTTCTGCTCCTGAAATTATTCTCGAAAACCAGCGTGATCTTATGAAAATCATTTCGGTTCTTGTAAGTACAGGAATTAATCGAAATGATGATGTATTCTTGCCTGAAGAGATTTTGCCAGTAAGAAATACAGGAGCGCACAAACCTCTTAATGTTGAACATGACCCGAAACAAATAGTTGGACACATGCTTAGAACTTATGCTGCATTAAAAGATGGTAGTATTGTTCCGCCCAATTCTTTTCCCGATACAAATGAATTTGATATTATTGCAGAATCTGTGTTATATAAATTCTTATTTCCAGATTTAGCGGAAGAAGTAAAACATAAGGCTAAAGCTAATCAATTATTTGTTTCTATAGAAGCTTGGTTTACTGCTTATGATTTTCTAGTTGGTACTAAAATAGTTAAAAGAAATAAAGAAACATCGCAATTATTAGATGGCAAATTAAAGTCTAATGGTGGCGATGGAACTTTTGAGAATCAAAGAGTAGGTAGGGTCCTTAGAAATATCATTATAGGTGGTATAGGACTAGTTAAAACTCCTGCAAATTCTGAAAGCATTATAAAATCAGTATCAAATTTGCAATCTGAGTTCGTACCATATGATATAAAGGATAATACAATAAGTCAAAGTATTATTGGTGATATATTTCAATTGTCTACTAATAATTTAAAATTATCGGAGGAAAAAATGAACAAAGAAGTACTTGAAGAAATTGCACAAGTTATTGCAGCTCAAAGAGCTGCGGCAATTATTCCCGTTGAAATAAAAACAGATAAAACAGAAACAAAAACAAATACTTCTGAAATTTCTCCAGAAGTTAAACTTCTTCTTGAGCGTGTTTCTGCCTTAGAAAAGGGTAATAGAGAACTGAAGAATAAGTTAGATATTACTGAAATTAAGGCCGAAGCTCTTGAAAGAGCAGAAATTCTAAATAATATGGGTTTTAGTGATGAATTTATCGCTAAGCAATTTACTAAATCACTTTTTATGAATAGATTAGATTTTAATGATCATGTTAATTTTTTAAAGTTAGCTCTTTCAGAATTAACAAAAGAAGTTAAGAAAGTTGAAACAAAAACTGAAATTAAAGTTAAAACAAAAGAGAAGGCCACCGAAGGGGGTGATACAGCTAAGGCCGCAGGAAAGACAGAACTTAAAACAGAGGTTAAAACGGAGCAACTTAAGGCAGATACTAAAGTTGAGATAAAAACTGAAACAAAAGAAGTTGATGTCAAGACTGAAGTGAAACCAGAGGTTAAAACAGAAGTTAAGACCGAAATTAAGAATGAAAAAACTGCGGATGATGCTGAAACTGATAATTCTACTGAAAACGATACAGAAACCGAAGATGAGGACGTAATTAGTTTAGAGGACTTAGATTTGGTTGATAAAGAAGTTAAGGTAGAAACGGATACTAAGAAGTCCGCTCCTTCTCTAACAGAACAAATGGCGAATGTTGTGCAAATGTTTTTAAAGGAAAGAAATGACAAGTGGGGAAAATTGGCCCTAAAATAAATAATTAGGAGGTATTAAAAATGGCACTTAAACCACATCAGAAATTTGGACTTGACGATATTAATTTTATCTGCGAGAATGTTGCCGAAAAAGGTTGTTTGGTAACTTATACTTCTGCCGGTAACGTTAGAAAGACTGGTAATCTTGCTAGCAAGGTTGCTGGTGCTCTTTTAATTGACGTTGTAGCAGGTATTCATCCAAGCAACGTAACTTTAGGCGACTTTACTGGTACTATTGACAGAGCACGCAATTTCCAGAAGAATGAAACACACGTTTCGGGTGTTGTTCGTCTTATGAAACTTGGTGAACTTGAAACTAACTGCGTTTCTGGTACTTTTGCTGCTGGTAACGTAGTTCGTCATGGTGCCCAGGGTAATTTTGTTGTAGGCGGCACTGGCGAAGTAGTTGGTCACGCACTTTCAGTAAAAGATGCCGATGGTTATGTGAAAATTTATATTAACATGGAATAATTGTTGTTAGGCAAAAAGAAAAATACTTAAGGAGGTTGATCATGGAGATTAAGGTTAATGGTACTGTTGTACAGATAGATGCCGAAAAAGCTAATTTGCTTAAGGCAACTGCTAGCCTAGAACTTGATGTTGCTGCAAAACATCGTCAAGCTCTTGCGCAGGTGCTTGAGCAAGCTTGGAAGGCCGGAGTTTTGGAGCCCGATCTTCTAGGAACGATTTTCCAGCGCATTAATTTGCCTGGTGGCGTAGACGCTAAGTTCCCATTCGATTTCTACTCTCCAGTAAAAGAAGGTCAATATAAGGCTTTTGTTATCCCAAAGGAAGGTGCAATTCCAGAAAAGGTAATCGAGGGAGACGAAATTCGTGTTCCTACTTATAAGATTGCTAATGCTATTTCGTGGAGTCTTGATTATGCTCGTGACGCTCGTTGGGATATCGTTGCTCGTGCAATCGAAGTTTTCACTAATGGATTCGTTCGCAAGCTTAATGATGACGGTTGGCACGTTGTTCTGAAGGCTGCTTCAGAAAATACAGAGTCAACTGTTATAGATGCTGCTGCTGCTGCTGGCGTGTTTACTAAGAAGCTATTGCTTAATATGATGACAGCCGTTAAGCGTCAGGTTGGCGGACGTAATGCTCGTCTAACTGACCTTTATCTGTCACCAGAAGCTATTGCTGATATTCGTAACTTTGCTGATACTGTAGTTGGCGATCCATATTTGAGCCAATTGATTCTACAGAGTGAAGATACAATTCCACAGCTTTATGGAGTTCGTATACACGAGCTACAGGAGCTTGGTGTTGGTCAGGAACATCAGGATTATATCACTGGCACACTACTTTTCGCTCTTCCAGGTGGTGATGAGGAATTCGTTGTTGGTCTAGATCTAATGCACCGTGACGCATTTGTAATGCCTATGCGTGAACAAATGCAGATGTTCGATGATCCTCAACTTCATAAAAGCATGAAGGCTGGCGTATACGGCTGGATGGAGCTTGGCTTCGCTGCCCTAGATATTCGTCGTGCTATTCTGGGCTCTCTATAATAGAAAATTATTTTATAATAGAGAACTAAGGGTTTTATTAAATAAGATAATTAATAGCCCGGTTGCCCCTTGCTGGGTAATCGGGCTATTTTTTATTTTATTGATCAGAGAGAGGTGATGTTGTGCCAACCCAATATACATGGCAGAGGGATAACTTTATTCCAATATCTTTGATGTTGGAGGTTCAGGTTGATAATATACCAGTAAGTGGTATTTCTCCCACCGTAGAAATATACAAATATTCCAACCATAAACATGCCGATTTTGATACCAATACCTTTGTATCGGCAGGTGGTAATAAATTTGGCGTAATGAGCGGAGTTCCAAGTAACGAAGGTCTCTACCATTTTCCTTTTAGTCCACAAGATTTTGGCGAAGTAGGTAGTGAAACTTATTACATGAGATATAGAGCGGTAGTACCAAGTGGGTACGGTGGTGGATTAGTAGAAGAAGATACAGAAATCATAGGTTCAGAAGTTCATTACTTTACCGAACTTGCTGGAAGTGGTTTTTCTATACCTGTAATGACTGCTAGTGCTACATAAGAAGATAATAAGAGGATAAAAAAAATGGCTAATATTAATATAAACACGCCTGCTTCTGGGTTAGATGTTTTTTTAAGATTTGGAAATATGCTTTCTGATCCTACGGAAATATCATATACAATAAAAGAGCCGGGCGGTTCTAATATTGGTTCTGGCGTAGGATTTAAACGTTCAGTAGGTCATTATGATGCTAGAAATACTGTTATACCATCTGGTTTTGCAGATGAGGTTTGGAAGATTATATGGGATTTTACAGCACCTACTAATATCACTAGCACATTCACGGAAGAATTTTGTGTAGAAACACAATTAGTTATTATACCTATAGATGTCAATGATATTATAGACCAGATATCAGTAGACCTTGATTTGGGTGATACATATACAGATGAAGAATTGGCAGTTTTTATAAAAAAGGCTCTTAATAGATTAAATAGAAAATTAAGGTTCTGTGGAACTGATTTAGAAATGACATTTGATAGTATGACCGGAGAAGTAACTCCTACGCCAAATTGTACTATATTAGACCTTATACTTTTACAAGTTGAATGTATGATATTGAAATCCAGTCGCATAACAGCGGTTGGAAAAGGAATTAGGGTTCGTGACGGAGATTCTGAAGTAGATACTACTGCTGGTTTTTCTGGGCGCAATGCGGTTGTTTCTGATGCATGTAGTGAACTTACCGATGCTATTAAAGATTTCTTATGGCAACAAACTGCTAATGATGGCGAAATTATATGGTATGGCAATAGTCGTATCATTGGTATTATGGACCATAATGGCGAAGGCACTGGAGCAGAAAGAGATTTCAGTTCACCATTTGATGCTGGTGGAGGTTGGACGGTAAGTGGTAGATGCTAATATTATATGTTAATAATATATTGGTGAATTAATGAGACTTCATTTAGATACAAATATAGATAAAGAATTAAGACTTAATTTTGCTAATTCTAGCGGCGTCTTCGTTAAGGATGGTCAAAATTTGGGATCGGGAGTTTCTATATTTGCACAAAAAAATGCGTTTCAAAATTTAGAGTTTAGAACTTTATTAGAAGGTAGCGGTATACAATTAGTTGAAAGTGCTAGTGGCATAATTATAGATTCAACTATTGTAGATGATTTATCTAATTTACAAACAGATTTTGATAATGCTTCTGGCAATTGGGTTGAAACAGCTAGCAATCAGGGTTTAGGAATAGGTACTTTTATACAAAAAGTAGGTGCTGATTTACAATTTAGGAAGATTTTAGGTGGCAGTGGCATAGAAGTATCTTCTAGTGGTAACACAATAATATTAGATAATGAGCTAGTTGACGATTTTTCTGAATTAAAAATTGATTTTTTAAATTCCAGCGGAGTATTCATAAAAAATGGAGAGAACGTAGGACTTGGTTCTAATGTTTTTGCTCAGAAATCCGGACAAAATTTACAATTTAGAAGATTACTTCCGGGCAGTGGAATTAAAATATCTACAAGTGGTAATACATTAAGAATAGATAACACTCTAGAAGATGATGTTAAATCTGTTTCTGATATAGTAGATACCATTATTAATAATACACAATTAATAAATAGTATAACATCTGGTGTTGTTAGTAAAATATTTTTTGATTTACCTCTTCATGGCGATGATGATGATTTAAAACATACTACTATACATAGTTTGCCTGTAGCCGAAATGAAGGATTTTGAGTCTTCAAAATGGAATCTTATTTCTCCATTAGAGGGAGCTTCTGGAGTATTTTTTAGATTTACTTGGTTTCCAGAGGTAACTGCAAGCGGTGAAATTAAATTTGATTTAACTTTAACACAATTACCATCTGGAGTAGATGTATCAACTGCAAGTACAGTAGTTAAAAGTTTAAATCTTTCTGAAAGTTGGGTTATGAATAAACTTTATATTCATGAAATAATAGCCGATGCTAATATTTTAGGATTACAAGTTATTAGTTTAAAATTTGAAAGAAAAGCAGATTCTTATACGGGTAAAGTTAGAAACATAAGTTATGCTGTTAAATATAGATAATTAGGATGATGTAAGATGCCAATGTTTCCATCCGGTACAAAATCAGATTTTTATATCATTGCTAGAAAAGATGCAGATGATAGATTCAAATTATTTGATGCTTCTATAATCGCATCAGGAGCATTTGCTGAATTAATTGAAAGAATAAATAACGACCCAAGTCACGAATATAATATATTACATACTATAAGTCTTGATGATCTTGTAGATGCTTCTGGTGTATTAAGAACTGATATAGACCAAAATCATTTAGATTTCTTAAATTCCAGTGGAATTTTTGTTAAAAATGGTGAAAATCTTGGTACGGGTAGCCAAGTTTTTATTCAAAAAGATGCACAGCGAAATCTTGAGTTTAGAACTCTAATCGGCGGGAGCGGAGTAGAAATAACCACAAGCGGAAATACAATTAGATTTGATAATGAGTTATCAGATGATTTTGATAAATTAAATACTGATTGGGAAAATGCTTCCGGCGCATTTATAAAGACAGCAAGTAATCAAGGAATAGGTAAAGATGTTTTCGCCCAAAAGGTTGGGCAAGATTTACAGTTTCGTCGTCTTCTACAGGGAAGTGGTATTATAATAACTCCTAGTGGGAATACGCTTCGTGTAGATAATATGTTAGTGGATGATTTAATATTAACCGATATTCGACTTGATGATTTGCGTACTGATTTTGATAATGCATCCGGTATATGGGTAAAGAATGGAGAAAATTTAGGAACTGGTAAACAAATATTTGTCCAAAAAGATTCTGATAAGAATTTGGAATTTAGAACACTCATAGGTGGTTCCGGAATAGAAATTAGTACTAGTGGTAATACGCTGCGCTTTGATAACGAAATAATAGATGATTTTAATGAGCTACAGAATGATTTTGCTAGTGCGTCAGGTAACTTCGTTAAAACTGCTTCAAACGTTGGCTCCTCAGGAATTGGAATTTTTAAGCAGAAAGTTGGTTCAGATTTACAATTTAAGAAACTTGTAGATGGATCTGGTATAAGTTTAATAGAATCTGATAATTCGATAAGAATTTATAACCAAGAAGAAATTGTAGTTAAACATACTAGTGAATCTACTGCTTCCGATACAACGTTAAGTAATGATGCTGAACTTAAATTTCCAGTTAAGGCAAATGGTGTATATGTATTTGAAGTACATTTAATGATACAAGCTATTTCTACTGCGCCTGATATTAAATTAGGATGGAGTGTTCCTGCTGGAACTACCATGCTTTGGGCACCAATTATTCATGATAATACGCAAATGTATTGGTCTACAACTAAAGTTAGCGATACACCACAATTCTTATTCAGCGAAGCTACTGTTCATATATTTGCTACTGGTGTTGGTACAATAGGATGTTATTTAAGGGGAACTATTTTTGTTAGTTCTACTGCGGGAACAGTATTTCTTCAATGGGCGCAAAATTCTTCTAATATTACAAGTATTACGGTCAGAAGAGGTTCATTTATTAAGTTTAGGAAATTAATATAATATTATAAATGGTGATTAAATGGGTATTGAAAATTTACCAATTCCAGGAACTTTTGTTGATGATAACATTGTTAATCTATATAAAAGTACTATAAATGCGCTAATTTCTGATATGGGGCGCAAGGTTACTTTGTACCTACCTCCCGTGGGCAGCGGATGTCCTAATTGTAAGATGGGATTTGATGGCAGTTCTCAGGGTTTATATAATTTTATCAATCCTTTTACTTTGGGTGGAGCTTTTAATAAACCATTTCCGCAAGGTGGAATTTGTTCTGTTTGTAAAGGAACGCATGAAATAAAAACTGCTAAAACATCTATTTATACAGCTCTAATATCAAGAGATCCAGAAGAATTAGATTTTAAAGCTTTTGGTAAAAATTTTGATAGAAATAATGTATACAGAACCAAAATGCAGATAGTGGCTTTTGAGGATTTAAAAATAGCTGAAAAAGCTTTAATAGATGGACTGCTTTGTGTTCCAATTAGAACACCTATGAAAAGAGGAATTAGAGACCTAGCTTTTGTGCAAGCTTGGTGGAGACAAATGGATAAATAATATGGCACGAATTAGAATATTAAATAAAGATGGTTTACAATCTCAAATTAAAAAAGCAATAAATAGAAAAATGAATCTTGTTTTTAATGAAGCTAAGGATTTGCTTTTACAGCAAGCTAAGGTTTATCGTGATAAATTTGCCAATAGTTCTGAATATCAAGATATAAAAAGTCGAATGGTTGGCGAGTTTGGTTTTACGCCGGAAGAAGTGGCCGGACTAGATAGAATTTTAGATTTATTAGTTCCTAGTACTGATAATGATATAACTGTAAGTTTTATTACTACTGGAATTGCTAAATCTACTAAATTTATGATTCTTGAGTGGGTTGATTTTTCAAAACTTAAGGAACACCCTATTGCTCAACATGAATTAACAAAACTAGATGCAGCAGGTAGCGTAATAGGTATTACCGATATTGTATCTTGGATTGAATGGCTTGAAGAGGGCGAAACAATAAGAGGTTATGAATTTTTTAAGTCTAACGAGTCAATGTCAAGAAGTGGTGCTGGCTTAATGCGTCGTGATACTGGGAATATTTTCGTTTTAGAGCCCACTCGTATATTTGAAAGAATAGGCATCGAAGCTAACATCAATGTTTTAAGAAGAGGGTTTGGTATTTTAGTTAAAAAATTTGGAAAAAGCTAATAAATTTGGAAGAATCCAATGATTACACGTTATAGATTATCTTCTCAGCTTAAATTTAATATTAAATCCTATCTTGATAGAGATTTAGTTAATGATGGATTATATATTAATGTTGCTTCTGGTGATTTTGATGTATCAGGGGAACGTGCTGATATTTTTAAAAGAGTTAATGGGTTTCACTATGAATCAGCATTTGATAACTTTGTATATGAAACAGACGCTTCTGGCGTTAGTAGTCATCCTGCTTTTGTGGCCAGCGGCGTTTATGTAAACGGAGTTTTTAATCCTAAGGGCGGTGGCACATATAAGCCATCCATAGATTATCGAAATGGCCGTGTATTTTTTGAATCGGCAGTACCGGCTAATTCAACAGTTAGTGCCGAATTTAGTTATAAACACACCAGAGTAGATTTTCCGGATTCACGTAGAGTTAATTTGATATTTTCTGCCATTAAAGATTCCGTAGATTTTACCGAAAATGTTTTTCCTTCTGGATTTGATAGACAATTACCTGTGGTTGTCATAGATATTCAAAGAAGATTGTCCAGTCCATTTGCCCTGGGAGGCGGAAAGACACATGATACGCTAATAGCCCTTCATGTTATTTCTAACTCTACTCACGAATTAGATCAGATTGTAGATTTTTTAACCGAAAGATCATTTCAGAAGACTATTAGGGGCGTTGATTTTAATAAGATTCCAGAACTATTTACAGAAAAAGGAGATATAGCATCAACATATGAGAATTATAGTAATTTACAGGGTGACTTGGCTTTTGAATTTCCTAAAATATATATAAATAGGGCAAGTTTAATAAGTACTGGTGAAATTAGAGGAGTTCGGATAGCAAGAGTTCACTGGAATGCCGTAATTTACTCAAATCTACCTGTTTAATAAACCTACTTGGTACGTATTATTAGTGAGGGAGTATTAATTTATACAAGGCAAATTTTATAATCCAAGAAAAGTATATTGGAATTAAAAAAAAGAATATAGGAGGTAAGTAATGGCTAACAATCGAATAATTTACGCAACTGCTCAATTTAGCATAAAAGATAATAGAGCAGATGCTACAAGCAGGATAATGAGTTCTAACCTGAACTTAAATGCTACGCTTGCTAGTGGTATTACTGCATCTAGCCCTCAGATTAAGTTAAGTCCGGCTCGTTCGGGCCAATGGCCTTCTGCTGGAATGTTTAGAGTTAAGACGGGTACTAATCTTTTTGAATATATTCGTTATACTTCATTCCTTAATACTACTACAGTAAACGTAGTAGGTGGGCGAGGGGCCGCAGGAACAACTGCACAAGCGCATGCATCCGGCAATACTGCCCAGTTACTTGGTTGGGAAGTACCATTCGGTGTTCAATCGGTTTCTGTTGGAACTACTTTCAATTTAGAAGACGTGTTCCACATTGGTCAGTTGGATGCTTATGAAAACGTAGAAGGTATTCCAGAAGTTGAAGTAACTGCTGAAAGAGTTTTGGACGGTACTAAACCTTTCTGGCTTATGGCAACTGATCCTGAATTTACTACTTTGAAAGGTAGAACTGCTAGATATAAAATAGACGTTGCTGTTAACGTTTATCCAGATACTCAGGATAGTGCTGTTGGTTCTCCAGATAGCGTTTGTGTAGCTTCTGGTATGGCAATTTCTGCTTGGGGAGTAACTTTCCCAACGGATGGCAACTTTACTGAAACAATGACGCTGGTTGGAAATGACAAGACTTGGGGTCTTGAAGAAGGTACTCCTTCTGGTATTTTCCCTTTTGCAGCATCTTATGATGCTACTGTGATTGGTTCCGGCGTTCAAAGATCAGAAAATTTTGATCTTTCTAATACAACGCTGCCTGCCGACGTTCCAACTCCCGAACACATTCAATCGATTGAAGTGGCTGTGGATATTGCTCGTGAAGAGATTTTCCAGCTTGGTAGCAAAACACCATTCTTTAGAGCTGTAACGTTCCCTGTAACGGTAACTACAACTTTTGAGACAATTACTGACAAAGGCGATCTCGTAACCGCCCTTGGTAATGGACGTGCAAACTTGGTTAATAGAACAATTATTCTAAAGACTCAGGGTGGTCTTAAGGTTAACCTTGGAACTAAAAACAAACTTTCAAGCGTAACTTTTGAAGGCTTTGATGCCGGTGGTGGTAATGGTACAGTAACTTATGAATATACTAATTCTAACGCATTGACTATTACTCACGATCAGTTCCCCGGTCCTTATGATACTAATTATAAGTTACCTAATTTTAACGAAGTTCAGCCTTAATTAGTTAATTAAGAGTAATTAGTTAAGATTATTTAGTAAGGTAAAGATGGAGTGGGGGATTACATCCCCCACTTTATCCTAATAAAGGGAAAGGTATGTCAGATTCAAATAATCATATTGGTCAGATAATAGAAAAAATCTTATGGGGCAAGTCCTTTGTCACTATTTCTAGTACTGACTCTTATTCTGATTGTAAACCTTCCACTTTTATACTTCGTTCCCTGACTATCAAAGAGTCAAATTGGGCTAATTATATTTACAATAGAGAATTAAATCTAGCCCTTCAGGCTGGTGTATTGTCTTTTGATGATTTATTAAGTATTTATAAATCTGCCGATATTTGGACAGATAGCACGGAAGAAGAGATAAAGAATTTAGAAAAAAGAGAAAAGATATTACAATCGGAAATAAAGGATTTTCAGTTTATTACTATTAAAAAGAAAAAAGCGGAAAAAGAATTAGAAGTCACAAGAAAATCAATTAAAAATATTAGAGATGTTAAAAATAATATCTTCTCTTTGTCCGCTGAAAGTAGAGCTGAAGAAGTTATGAGACGTTATCTTGTTATGATGTCTACTGAAAATATAAAAGAAAAATCATATTGGCTTACTGAAGAAGATTTTCTTAAAGAAACAAATATTGATCTAATATATCATTTAGCAATAGAGTACTATAAAAACAATATCTTTAATGAATCTATCTTGAGAAAAATAGCAAGAAGTCCCGAATGGCGTGTTAAATGGAATGCTTCTAAGAATGGCGCTAATCTATTCGGTCGTCCAATACCCGAATGGTCAGACATGCAGAACTGGTTAGTTTATTGGTCTCAATTTTATGACTTCATTTATGACAGTTATGAACGCCCATCCGACGTTATAATCGATGATGATAATTCCTGTGATTCTTGGGTTAGAGATCAGAATAAAAAAATAAAGAATTCTTCTCAATCAAAGGATAAGAATTTGTTTGGCAATAAAAGAGCGATAACAAAACAAGATCATCAGGAACAATTTGTTATGGTTCAAAAAGATGATTCAGAAGTAATCAAACAAGTACAGGAAATGAATTCAGAAGATGTAAGGATACAGTTGAGAGGTGAACGTAAAACAATAGTTGAACAGGGTAGGATGTCAGAATGGAAACTGAGAGGCAAAAATTATGTTGGAACCTAATGGTCAGAAAAATTTGAAAACTAAGTTAAATAGTATTATTAAAAAACGAGATCCAATGTCTATGCGATCTGCTGATAACTTAAAACGAATAGTAGAGCGTAAAATAAAAGATGTTTATGTTGGAGCACTTAGATGTATTGAAATTAAGTTTGGTAAATCTTTTGAGGGATATGATGAAATTCGCAAAGAAATATTAAGACTTGGTAATGATGCAAATAGGCAATTTAATAATGTAGTTGATAATTCATTTAATATTGAACAAATTCCGGAAGTGTTAACTTTCAGGTTCAATAAAGGAGAATTTAACGAAGGAGAAGGTTATGAAGGACAGGAAAGTATTTAAAGTTACTATTAGTGAAACAGAAAAAGAGTTTTATTTTAAAAACCCTAGTCAAGAAGAAATGCTTGCTCTTGATTTAGAATATCGTAAGATATTTGCGAAATGCTTAAGAGCAGGTGTTATGAGTGAAGCCGAAACTAAGAAATTGGCCGAAAAAAGTAATGCTTGGAGTTCCGAAGATGAACAACAGGTAAGTGCTTTTGCTATAGATATTGCTGCTCTGGAATTGGTTGTTAAAAATGAAAAAGGTATATACAAAGAAGAAGATATTTCAAAAGCTGTTACTGATTTGTCAAATAAGCGTAGCAAAATGATTGAAAAAATTAATGAAAAGGTAGGTTTATTTTCTAATACAGCAGAAGGTTTGGCTAATCAACAGCGTATGCATAAGTTTGCCGAGCTTTGTCTGGTAGATAATTCAGATAATTCTAGATTTTTTGATAGTTGCGATTCCTATAAATTATTTGCTGAAAATGAAAGAGATTCTTTGTCAGAAATATATAAGAATGCTTATTATTTTGAATATGGTGAGCCTAGCAAATTAATAGAAGAATGGCCAGAAGTTAAATATCTTAAAGATAAAGTAAGCGCATTAAGCGAAGAAGCCAAGAAAGCATCTGAAGAAGAATCTAAAGTTGAGGAAGCCGAAACTAAATTAGTAGAAAGTAAAACAGAAACATCTAAGTCCAGTAGAAAGAAGTCAAAAGTTCTAATTGAGAAATAATATAATAGGAGTTAAATGTGGCAAGAGATATAATCATAACCGCTGGTATAAAATTTGATCCAAAAGATATTGATACCAAAGCGATTAGAGATGCGGTAGTTAAAAGTATTGCTAATACTACTGTAAATATCGGTAAAATAACAATTGGTAGTACTGCACGTACTGCACTCCAAGATGCTATTTCTAAAGTTGCATTTAGAATAAGTAAAGCCAGATTTGATTCAACCGGAGTAAGTTCATTAAAAGATTCATTTGATAGAATTGGCTTTGTTATTAACAAAGTTCGTTTTAGTGGTTTTGCTATAAATAGTCTTAAAAATCAATTTGGTAATACTGAATTCGTTTTAGCTAAAATTCGTCTAGGCGCTACGGCAACTAGACAGGTTAGTGCCCAGATTCAGGCTGGAGCCGGGGCTGGAGCTGGCGCAGGGGGAGCAGCCGGCGCTACTGTTGCAGCTAGAGCTTCGCAAACAGCAACAGAGAGATTTAGGGCTCAAAATTTAGCCTTATTAGAAGTATTAAATAGCACATCTAAGGGCGAAAGAGCCACCAGAAATTACGCCCAAGCTTTGTTACAAGGGGCGGGTTCTGCTGAAACATTCGGCGCTAAAATTGGCCAAATTACAACAAGATTTAGTGCTTATTTAGTTTCTTTGAGTGCAGTTTTTGCTGTCCAACGAGCTTTTGCTAATTCACTTAAGTTTATATTTGAATTTGATTCAGCATTACAAGATGTTCAAAAAATCCTTAGAACTACTCCGGATGAGTTACAAAATCTTTCTAGATCTTTATTTGGTATTGCTAATGCAACTGCTAAATCTGTAGGAAATGCTACCGCATCTTTTAATGAATTTATTAGAGCTGGTATTGATACAGAAGAGTCATTAAAAAGAACAGAAGCAGCGCTTATTGCAGTTAACGTTACCGGATTAAGCGTTGAAGAATCAACTAAATTAATTACATCAGCATTAACTATATTTAAAGATGAATTAACTGACGGTGTTAAAGTTATTGATCTTTTAACTATTGCCGATGAAAAGGCTGCTGCAAGTTCTGCCGAAATTTCTCGTGCTTTATTAAGAGCGGGAGGTGCTGGCGAAGCTGTTGGTGTTACATTTAAACAATTAAATGCTATTATTGCAGCCACAATTGAAGCCACACAATTAAGTGGTTCAACTATTGGTGCAGCTCTTAAGACTATTTTTGCTAATATTGCTGGTACTTCAGATAGATTACGTGAACAAGCCAATGCATTTGGAGCTAATATTAAAGCTGGCGATGATGTATTTACCATTTTACAAAAGCTGTCTGTTATTTTTCCTAAATTAAATAAAGAACAAGTAGCTGTTATTAATCAAACTATTGCCGGCAAGAGAAGATTTACCGAATTATCCGGTCTATTAGGTAACTTTGGCAAAGTTAATGAAATTCTTGTAGCACAAAATACGGCAACTGGAGTATCATTACAAAGAAATCAAGTTGAATTAAATAAACTTTCTGCTCAAGCTCAATTAACCGCCAATACTTTTGCTCAATTAGTAGCTGAAATAACAGGAGTTGGTCGTGGAGTTGAAGGCGTTGGATCAATTAGAGATGGATTAGCAAGTATTTTAGGATTAGTAAGGAGTGTTGGTGAGGGATTTTTATTCGTAGTAGGCCAGATTAAAGAACTTGATTCGGGATTATTTAGTGCAGATTCTATTATTAAAGCTTTAGCTAAAGCTGCATTTTTTACTATAGCTCCAAAAGTTATTTTAGGAATTTTAAAGGGCCTTAAAGATTTCTTTACATTTACTACTGCCGTTAAAGCTGATTTAAATCAGATTGTTAAAATTCAACAACAATATAATCAGGTTGTTAGTAATACAACAATTCCACTAGAAAAAGCTTCACTTTCCATACAACAACAGCGCCTTAAAACTCTTTTAGAAATGAAACAAATAGCTGGACAAATAGGCACTGAAAAAATTGCAGCAGGATTGGGCGCTATTAAAATACCGCCAATTAGTCAACAAGGATTATTAAGCGGTCTTCTTTCAAAAATTGGAGGAAATTTTGGTGCTCAATTATTAACAGTAATGGGTATACAAGTTATAGGAGATGCAACTGCTAAATTGGCAAAAGAACTAGAAGAAAATGGGCAACAAGCTGGATCTATTCTAGCTAAATCTATCTCAACATTTGCTAGTTTATTTACAAGTTTAACTTTTGTTATAGGTCCATTTGGAGCTGCAATTGTTGCAGTAACTAAAGCAACTTTTGATTATGTCAAAGGACTTTTTGACCAAAATACCGCCATTGAAAAAGCTAGAAAAAGTCTAGACTCATTAATTGCTGCTAATGCAACACTTGAAGATGCTGAAAGACTATTTGGTGAATTAGGAGTACAAGCATTTAAAGAAATAGCTCAATCCGGAGCCGATGCATCAAAACAAATAGTTTCTTTAGCAGCTTTAATTAATAAAATAAGCGAAATACAAAAAAGTAGTGCAGTAACTTTATCTACTAGATTTGATAGAGCATCATTTGCATTAGATGAAATGATCGGGTCTGTAGCTAATCTTGATGCTCAATTAAAATTTAGTGCCGAATTAGCTAAGGCTCAACAAGAAATTGCAGCAAAAGGTACCGAGCTTGCTTTTAATATAGAATTGGGTCCCGCACCCAGAGAGATAAGCGATCTACGTAAATCACTTGTAGAAATGAATGTTCAATTAGATAGATTTAAATCTACCGGTGATGAGGCTATTGAATCTTTTAGTAAACTTGATAGAGTTTTAGAAGCAAATAGAGAACGATTAGATGGAAGTAATAAAAAATCCTTTGATATACTTACCAATAAGGATAATTCACTTATTACTGCACGAGTAGAAGAATTACTTAGATCATATACACAGGAACTTTCTATCTTAGAAAAAATAAAAGAGGAAAATGATGCTATTATAAGTCCAATTGAAAGAGTGATATCTGGACTAAATGAAAGATTAAAAATTCTTGATGAAACATTAAAAACAAATAAAGAACAAAATAAAGGTGCCGGAGAAGATGAAGATGTTAGTATTAAACTTCGCTTAATAGAAAAAGAACGAGCAGTAATTGCTACCAAGATAGCCGACGAAAATAGCAAAATTGCGACTCTTCGAGGGGTTGAAGTTGATTTTGCTGCTAAATTGAATGATAAACTTGTAGCAATAGAAGGGGTTTCAAAAGAAGAACTAGATAATATACAAAATATTGTGATAGAATTAGGAAAACAGGTAGGATTAGCAGGACTGGTTGCTATTCAAGTTCGAGCATCTACCAAAGAAATTAATTTACAAACCGAAGCAATTGCTAAACAAGCAGAAATTCAAACTGAAATAGCTCAACTTTCATTAAAAACTGGTGCTGTTAATCAACAACAAATAAATCGTGAAATTATTTTAAGAAAAGAAGCTGAAAAAGAAATAGTAAAGGCTCAAAATGAACAGACTAAATTAGTTGAAAATCTTAGGGCTCTTGAAAGAGATGCAAATAAAGAAGGAAGAGCAGATCGTGTAAAGGCTATTCAAGAAGCTATAACTGATCTTGAGGAAGCTGGTAGAAAACAAATAGCAGCATTACGTCAAAAAATTGAACTTGAAGTAGGTGTTCAATTAGTAGCGGGCAATATCGAATTTATTAAAAGAGCAGAAGAATCATTATTGAATTTTAGATTAAATGCTATTGATCAGGCCATTCGACGTGAACAAAAAATTTCTGAAGAAAGAATAAATTTAATAGAACAATTTTCTAAAAGTATTGCGGGTCGTCGTATTTTGTTTGAACAGGGTTTTCGTCCTAGTCAACAAGCCGAAAAAACTTTTGGTACTGGCACAGCTCTTATTCTAGGAGAATTGGAAAAACAAACTGGAATAGCTATAGAGGGTATGCTTGCTAAAATACAGCAATTAAAAGTTGGTGGTATTGCTTCATTTGAGGATCTTCGTAAGGCACAAGTAGAGCAAGCTCAAGCAGCACAAAGACTTAAAGAATTGACCGAAAAAGGTGTTTCAACTGCCAAGATAGATGAGGCACAAAGAAAATTAAGCGAGGCAACTGAAAAGGTTAATAAATTAGGAGAACGTGCCAAAGATTCAATTGAAATTTTAACAGCTTCACAAGATGCAGCTTTTGATGCAATAGAAAAAATAGAAGAAGAAAGAAACAAAAAACGTGAAATAATTTTAAGGGCTTTAGAAGACAAAACTCAAGCAGTTAATGAAGCAGAACAAAAATTAATAGCCGCCAGAAATGAAATACCTGCCTTAAATGCCAAAGTTATTGATGCCGAAAGAAATTTAGCTAGTGCAAATGCTAATGTTACAAATGCTACAAATAATTTATTTAAGGCATATCAAGAATTAGCAAATGCTCAGTTTAAGCTAAATGCCGAAATAGCAATAGCTGAGTTTAAAGCTCGTCAAGCAACTGGCGGTTTCCGTGGTGCCTCAGATCAGATAGGATTCTTGAGAGGTAAATTTGATGAATTAACTTCAACTATTAGAGCTTCTTCTAATACTATACTTGAAATTCGTCGCCAGATTATACAAGAAGAGATTAGTTTACTCCAAAACCAATTTCAGACTGTTAGAAGTTTAGCTGTTGAAGCTGCTACTGGTGGCCCGGAAGTTGCCGCTCAAATTGCACAAAGAATTGGTGCTGCTCAAGCAATTGCTCGTGGTGCTCCTGTTGCTCAGTTCCCGCCAGAATTAACACAGGGTATTGAATCATTATTTGGAGTAATTGATGGTCTTGAACAAGCTATTACTAGCCAAGGTTTGGCTGCTATTGGATTACCACTAAGTACATTACAGGAAATAGGAGGCAATATTACTGAATTAAGTAAAAGTGCAGCAGATACTGGTAAGAGTCAAGTAGATCAGGCAGTTGAACAAGTAAGATTGACTCAAGAAGCTTTAATTAAGGCTGAAGAACAAAAAGTTATTGCTCAACAAGAACTTGAAACTGCAAGGGGCATTAGAGATGCTTCTGTACGGAACGCTAATATTATAGCACAAAACGTTGCTGCGGTTAGAGCTGGATTTAATGCTTCGGTTAATGTAGCTATTAGAGAATTGGCTAAATTAGAGAGTTTGACTGCGATAAATGCTCAGGCTAATGAGTTATTAGCACAAATACAAAAAATACAAAACGAAAGTTTAAATGAAATTATATTAACTCGTCAGGCAGCGGAAAAACAAGTAACAGCTTTAGCTGTATTGGCCAGTAGAATAGCCGCATTAGCAAGAAATAATCCAACAGTTGTGCCCACTACTGCTAGTGGTAGTTTAACAAGATCCGAATTTGCTGGATTACTTATGGCTGCAAGAAAAGAAAAAAGTATGATGCCTGCTGGCTCACGTTTAATGATGGCAAATACATCAGAAGTAGTATTAAATAGGAAACAAGCAAAGCAAATTGGATTAACTCCAAGACCGTTGCCTTTTGCTCAAGGTGGTAATGCCGATGCAACAGCTTTAACCGCTGCCACAAATGCATTATCAACGGTAGCAAATACGTTGCTTAATAAGCTTAATAGCCCAGGATTCGTGCAGCAAAATATTCAAGTTCAACTAGATCAACAACGAAGATTAGACGTAACTGGATTAGAAGGTATTGATCAAGCAGTAAGAACAGCTTTTGAAGAAAGAATGGCTACTTCGGCAACTAAAGAAGAACAACAAGCTATGTCAGAAATTATACAATCGATTATTTCTAGATTAAACGAACAAGGTATTGTGAATACACAAGGTTTTTAATATAAGTTAGGAATAAATTATGCCACATCCAGTTGGAAGTACTAGAATGTTCTACGGGAACTATTCGTTCATGCCGGTACCAATATTTTCTTGGTCTACCGAATTAGTTCGTGATTCTAAACAAGATGCATTATTTTTACGCAATACATTAGATTTTACTGGTATCTTATTAGAAAGCCTGCCTACTGAAAGTGGTAATTTGCGCAATATGAATCGTGATCGCAGATTACTCAAAGATGCATTAACTGCTTCTGGTACTAAAGAATGGAAAGTAAAATATGAGAATAATACTATTATTAGTGGTATATTTCCATTTGTTTCTGATTTAAATTTTGTTGAAGGAGTTTGGGTTGATCGCATAGATTATACATTTAGCTTTACTTTTGATGAACAACTTGCTAGTGGTAATCCTATTCAATCATTTAATGAAACTTGGGATTTTGAAGAAAATGAAGATCGTAGAAGTGTAACCGCCAATCATAGTCTTTCGGCCTTGGGCATTAACACTAATCCATCGGGAGTAAACAATTCTTTATCTAATGCCAGAACATTTATCTTAGGAAGAACTGGATATTCTAATGTGCCACCAGGACATCCGGCTTTTGTTGAAGGCTCAGGTGTTTTATCTGCCTTTGAAGAACGTCGCTCAGAAAGCGTAGATGTTGCTGCCGGGTCTTTTTCAGTTAATGAATCTTTTACATTATCATCTGGTAATTTTATTCATTCTAGAACAGCTCAATTAAGCATAGATGCCGATGGAATATCTACAGTAACAATCGATGGAGAAGTTAGAGGATTAGGAAGAGGGGATAAATCTTATACAAGAGCGCTGAGTAGATGGAATGGTAATATAAGACCTGATTTACCGGCTGATGCCTCTGGATTTTATAATGAATTAGGAGGATCGGCAACATTATTTACAAGTAATAGTGAATCGTTTAGTGTTACTAGAAATCAATTTGCTGGCACAATTGTTTATTCGGTTTCATTTACTGATGATCCTACGCAGAACTTACCATCTGGCGTACAAGATTTTACTATTACCATACAAGATGAAAAGCCTGTTCGCTTATTTGCTTCATTTCCAATTATGGAACGCACATTGGGTAATGTTGTTCAAGATATTGCTACTAGTACAGAAGGAAGATTCATCATAAATGGTAGCGCTATTGGTAAGCAGGGTTTTCCATTTAATGATTTATTGGCTTTCGTTGAAGATGAGATTAATAATTTGAGACCAATTCTTGCTAGTTATGTTACACTAAGATTGGATCAAAAGAGTGTTACTAAAGATGAAAGAAAAAATACTGTTAATTTTACATTAACTTGGCTATATACCGTGGACTTAAGTTCTGCGGCAATCGACGGCCCAGTTACATTATAAGGAATATTAAGATGATTATTGATAAATGTAAAAATTGTAATAAAGAATTTAGTCACAAAAATGGTGGATATTTTAAATTCTGTTCTATAGATTGCAGAAATTTTTATCAAGAAAAAAGAAATAGAATTAATAATTGCTTAGTATGTAATAAATCTATAAAATCTAATAATATATCTAAAAGAAGAAAAGGATATAAATTTTGTAATAAAACGTGTAGAACTAATTATTATAACGGTACTCCTATAGAATATATATGCACAAAATGTGATAACAAATTTCTTTCAAGAAATAAAAAAAGAAAATATTGTTCTTATAAATGTAAAGATAGCATAGTAAAGAAAAATTATAATAAACAAGCTAGAGAAAAAATAATTAATTTATATGGTGGCAAGTGTCAATGTTGTAACGAAAATAAGTATCGGTTTTTAACAATAGATCATATAAATGGTGGAGGATGTCAACATCGTAAAGTTGCGAATCAAGCTGCCATATATAGAGATGTTTTAAATAATATGCAAAATTATAGAATACTTTGTATGAATTGTAATTGGGCTATTGGTAAGTATAATATTTGTCCTCATAAAGAAAGTGTTAAGGTGTAATTTTGTCAATTCCTCCAGTCATCAAGTTCCATGAATTTGCTCCTAGTGGAATCAATCCGAGCGGTTTCCGAACGCTCACAACACATCCATCATTTGTAAAAGTTTTGGGTACTGCCCCTGGTCAATTTATGGATTTTGGTAGTAAAAATTTGAAGAATGGCAAACAGCATTCTAAAACTACTGCTGTTGTAGCTTTTGCTACCGCTTTTAATGATGCTACTGAAGCCATATTTAATATGAGATTTTGGATTGCTGATTTCTCTTCGTTTGATCAAGGAACATTCTTTTTTAATGGACTTCCTTCTGGACGCTGGATACAGAATATAGCCCTAAATGATGCATCTGGTAAATTTGTACCTACTACGCTGCCTAGTGGTCAAAACTGGTGGAGAGATGCTGGTGGACCATTTGATCGTGATGATGTTGCTTTCCAAGAAATTACTGGAAGTGGTGTAGATGCAAGCGGTGTTAATAGTCAAATAACATTCCCATTTTATTTAGCCGTTACTGTTGATACTGATGTTCCTCCCAAAGTATATGGCGGGAATGGAGGGGGATTTATTTTTAGAATGACATTTGATTATCGCTAATGCCTTTGATTTCAGGTCGTATTATACATGAATCAGTAAATTTATAGGAGATATTTATGAATAACTGTAAAGTGTGTAATGGTATTAATAATCGTACACAATCAAAATATTGTTCTGTAAAATGTTCTAATAAAGCATTTTATGATAAAAATCAAAATTACATGATAAATAGATCAACAAAGTGGAATAAAGAAAATAAAGTAAGAAGAAATAAAAGAGATAATAAGACATGTTGTGCTACTTATCGTCTTATCGTTGATAGATGTAATAATCCAAATAATAAAAGTTATTCTATTTATGGCGGTAAAGGTGTAAAGTGTTTATTATTAAAAGAAGAATTTTTAAGTATTTATAAAAATAATAATTTATGTGCCTCATGTGGATGTATTTTAAATGATGTAAATAGAAATGCATCTAATGGTAAAACTATAGATAGAATAGATAAAAATAGAAATTATGAATTAGGGAATATTCAGATTTCTTGTCGCTCTTGTAATAATAAAAAAGATCATATTAAACTATTAAGCGAACAAATAGAAGAAATAAAGAAAGTTTATATAAAACAAAGTAAAGAATTTGGCACAATTGCTCTTGCTAAGAGATATAAGGTTTCATCAACAACTATTTGGGAAATCATAAATAGATAAGGAAAAGGTATGGCAAGATTTTTTGCATTTCAAGGTAATGGCTATTTAAACAGAACAATAGCCGATAATTCTCCAGGTGCTTGGAAAAAGTGGCCATTTGCTGTTATAATGGGGCCAAGTGGTCAACTTGTCCAATTAAACCCACCTTCTGGAGTTGCTGGTAAAATTCCTACTCCTTCTACAGTTAGACAATGGCATTCACATGAAGCCTCTTTAAATCATTCTTGTGTTGCTTGGAAACGTAGACGCCTTATATTTATGTTTAGCGAAGAATTGGGTACTGGAGGATCTATGAGAGCTTTTGTATGGAATCCAGAACCACAAGAAGCTAAAAAAGTTAACCCGGCTGGAGCCGTGTTTGTAGATAGTAATACTAATGTGGCAAATCGTGTAATTGCCGATGGAACTCATTGGGAACTTTGGAATACATTTAAAGAAGTTATAGATTTCCTTGTTATGTATCCAATTTATGATGGCGTTCTTTGGGTTAAAAGAAATGAAGAAATATCATCTCATTTTGGTGTTTATAAAGGAAATATACCATATAAATTAAGTACTAGTGGTTATTTTTGGGGCTCTACTGGTGAATATGGTAATGTAGGAGATTCGGGTGATGAGGGATGGTCAAGATTGCCAGGAGCTAATGGCGCTGGTGGTCTCACTCATGTACAAGATGGAATAAATTTTAGAACTCCCGGATTATATCCTAGTAATTATAGTCATAATATGTGTGAGATGATTAGACATAATGATACATTTTATATTATTGGTCAAGGATACGTTCAAGCTATGACAATAGGATGTAAGGGTAATTTTATTCATCATGATTACGGAGAAGATGATTTGGTGGCCGTGGGCTCTGTTGCTGGTTATACACAAAGAAATAGTTCAGATGTTTTGGGTGCTACTATGCGAAGTGCTACGGTTCATAAAGACAAAGTTTGGATGTTAACAAATGCGGGCAAAGTTTTTGAAATTCGTCCTGGTGGATTACTTGAAAGGGCAGATTTAACTATCATTGGTACTCCGTGGGCTTCCGGTATTCATGGCGGACAATTAAATAGACAGGGAGCCTCAACTTGGCCAGGTGCATCAAACTTTAGACCATTACTTAGAAGTTTTAATAATCAATTACACGCTTTCTTAAATTTCCGTACAAGTTTTAGAATTGCTGCTGATAAGGGTTCTAATAGTACAGAAGATGAAGGACACGGGATAGCTTGGTTTACTTCTTTTGATGGAATAAACTGGCAAGATCGAAGTGATAGATTACCTGCTAGTGGAATTCAAACACCGAGCGGCAACACAGTATTTCTTAATACATGGCTTGCCGAAATATCTCCATACAGACATTCGGCTTATATGGACACTAATTATCCTTCTGGATATGGACCAAAAGCACCTAAAATTAATCATCTTGGTGAAAGTGCTCCTATGTTTCAGGGTTCAGAAGGCCAGCCATCTGGATTGAAACAATCTAGTTTCTTGCCATTTTGGTCATCTGGTAATTTACTAGATGTGCCAGGCACTCCATTTGGTTCTTTAAAAACGCCTTTAGAATATGCAGTATTAAGCGGTTATTTATTTCCAACATTAGTAGCTTATCCATCTGGTTATGCTTTTGTTCATTATTCTGGATTTGGGGAATTTGGATATTTACCAGAAGGATCTAGTGGCGTATGGGAACCAATCCCCGGAGGAGCTTCTGGCTATGATTATACTGGTTGTCAAAATTATCATATTGGTGGTTGGGTAGATGAAGACGATGATAGAAATCCTGTTTTAAGACTTTATTTTAGTAGAAATTTTGATGGTAGTACATCGACAAGCACAAATAAACAAGTGCCTACATTATTTTTCGATTTAACAAGAACTTCTGGTTTTATTCAAAGAAATGAAGCATGGGTTGCCGGTCAACTTAATGGAATGACCCCTATTGAATTATATGATTATGAAGTTATAATGCCATCTGGCGATATATATAATTCTAATCCGAGAATTGATACAGTAAATAAAAGAGTAAGAGTTGATTTTACTCTTATGGATTGGTTTTTCTGGGAAGCAGCGAAAGTTCGTATGGATTATTCATTAGATGGTGGGCAAACTTGGGCTAAAGCTACAACAAGTGGTAACTTAACAGGATTAAGCACCGGAACTGCATTAACAGATCCTTCAGGTCAGGGTATATCTGCGGCTCAAAAACATACGTTACATTGGTTATACGATAGGGATATTTCTAAAAATTCTTTTTTCCCTCGTGTTCAGTTGAGAATGAGAGCGGAGATAAATTAATGATTAAGGCAGTTTCAGTGGGCTGGGGTAGTAGGCTCCACTTAATAGATGGAGCAAGAATTCAAAATGTTAGTTTAACATTCGTGAAAGATGTTACTACTGACGATCCTAATAGTCCTTGGAATGCCGGCATTAGCGTTGGTGTTGGTGTTCCAGAGACTTGGATAGGTGCTATATATGGTGGCAAATGTTCTTTGCCTCCGGGTGGCTATTCAAATCAAAAACCAGGTGCTTGGTATTTTGGCAAATTTTATTGGAGCCAAATGGAAGTTGAAGAACGTGGAGAATTTTTTATTCTTTCTTGGGATGGCTCAGGTATATTTAAGCATGGCGGATTTACTGGTGACACTGGATATGGTGCAAATTGGAGAAATGGAAGGGGAGTAGAATTAATTTCTCCTAGTGGAGATACTGGTGAGATTACTATGCAAGCATGTTCTCATATAATCCATAATGGTATTTTATTTATTTTGGGAGCTGCTCCACTTTTTAATACAGGTGGTTCTGATTGGAGAGAAAAAGAAGATTGGGATGTTACTCCAATTAATATTGGCGGGGATAATTCTGTCCGCAGACGCCGCCGCCGTTATTGCGTTTTTGGTATAGATAAAAGAGAAAAAAGTGGTAAAGATCACAATTTTATCACTACACCAGTAACCATGTCTGGCGGATTGGCTAGTACTCAAGAAGACACGCACGCATGCGACGCAATTAGTTGGTGTAATGATATAATATTCGCAAGTTATTGTGATTTAATTAGATTTCCAGGAGGTTCAGGTGTACCAGAACTTATTGAATCCACTATTAATATACCAACATCAAAATGTTTTGCTATTTATCCATCCGGAGGATTTGATACTGATGGCGAACCTTTATTTAGACCTGGAACAGAATTGCCAGATTTGTTAGTTTTAACAGGTAGTGGAGTGATTAAACAAATAAATTTTCCAAGTGGCAATATGTTTAATCCATCTGGAACTACTACATTATTTAATTTGGGTACTTTAGTTACCGATTTCACTACAGAAGAAGTTAACGTTAGAATAGGTGATCCGCTTGAAAGAGTATCGGATGAAATTAATGAACCAACAAGATCATGTTATTTAAAAACATTTAATAATCAATTACACGCATTTATTCCTAGTGCAACTTCAGGATATCATTATTTTAGATGTGATGGAGATCCAAGGGATAATAATAATTGGCAAAATACTTCTTTATCTTTGCCGGATGATTTTAAAAGATTTGATGGTGATATCTATGGTATGCACGATACTTTTAGAGATGCTCTTTATTTACTACATGTTTCTAAGTCTGAATATGGCTTGTGGGGATTTATTGGTGGTCAAAAAGGAGCTGGCGGTATGGTAATTACGGAACTTAGTAGAGATTTTAACTTTAGGGAAATATATCGTGGAATGTCTGCCGAACCTTCGATAGGTTTAATTCCGTATAATAATGTAGGACTTCACGCACAGATTCCTTCTGGTAGTAATCCAGAGGTTTTACCTAGCACAGATTATGCTCTAGTTAATTATAAGTTATTTTCAGCTTATTCTATTACGGCTAAAGTTCGTATTGAATTTTCTATAGACAATGGATTAACTTGGCACACAACAAGAAGATTTAAATCATACGTCAATGGCTTACCGTTAGGTGATGGATTAACTGGTTTAGAAGCTTCTTTTTTTGGCGTGTCACACACATTTTATTGGGATCATTTGAGCGATCTTGGTTGTAATATACATAAACAGGCAAGAGTAAGGATTACTCCAGAAATTGAACGGTAAAGGAAAGGTAATAATATGTCTATTCCATTAAGATATAGCCAATGGCAAGTAACTCTTCCTTTTGCACTAAATGCAGATTATTATGCTCTAGGTGCCAAATCTCCTGATTTTGCTCTTCCTCAAACGGAAGCTGTTCCAGTTTTGTCTGAATTTTCTCCATTGGGATCAGATCCTTCTGGCTGGAGACACTTAACGTTTCATCCTTCATTTGTTAAGATATTAGCCTCTGGTACTGGTGGTGCTTCGCTAAACTTTCAATCATTTGATTTACAATCTACAAATATATCCAGTGGAAGCGGTGTGTCCAAAACTAAAAGTTTTTTATTTAGAATTGCTAAATTTACAAGTCCGGGAATAACTCGTGTTCATAAAATGAGAATTTGGGCTTCGGATCTTTCAGATTTTTTAATACCTCAAGCAGTTAGAATATTATTTAGAACTAGTGGACCGTGGATGTCTGGATTTGCATTTGTTCCCGAAGATGTAGTCAATCAGAATTATTGGTTGCCAAATTCTTTGCCAGAGTTTCAGAATTTACGTAGAACCGATGGAGGTTTTACTATACATGGATCGGGAGATGCCGATGTTTCTGAGTGGGTATATATGGCCTTATTTGCATCGGGCACCTTACCACTTGGCGAATATGGCGATACATTTGATGGGCCTTCAGGATTTAATGTCAGAGTAACATATAATGTCGATAACATTTTTTCTTTACAGGATTAGCAATGATTTCAGAAAAAGAGCTATATGAACTATACGTAAATAAAGACTTAACTTCTAATCAGATATCAGAGAAGTTAGGAGTCTGTAGGGCTACTGTTTTACATTATTTAAGTAAATATAAAAATATTCCCAAAAGAAAACCTGGACAAAGAATGGGAAATAAAAGTACAAACTGGAAATGAGGAAGAACAAATAAAAAGGGATACGTTATGATTTGGTGTCCTGAGCATCCTAGAAATAATAGTTATTATATTTTTGAACATATATTAATCATAGAGAAATATTTAGGAAGATATTTGTTTAAGAATGAGGTAGTTCATCATAAAAATGGGATACGAAATGACAATAGGATTGAAAATCTTGAAATTAAAACTAAAAGTCAACATGCCAGAGATCATTTTATGAATAAGTTACAAATAACTTATGGATTAGCTGAAGAAATAACCAACGAAATAATAAATAGTAATAATATTGAAAAAAATAATATAATAAATATTATAATGAAAAAAGTTAATAGGGAATAATATATGGAAACTTCAGGATTTTTCCCAACAATAATAATAGGGTCGCTAAGAGCTGCCGGTCAAATAGAACAGTGGTCAAGAAATAGTATTGATCCTACTGGCTATAGACACCATGAATCTGGAGAATATAAAACAGATGCTAAGAGATTAGTTGCTCTATGTGGTGGATTTACTGCTCAGAAAGAATCGGGAGTAGCAATTAATTTAGGTCAAATTATAATTCCAGATAATAGCAGCGGATTTATGTCAGAAACGGCAGTTTTAACATTTAATCTTGGCGAAGTAAATAGTCATCCTAGTTCATTCTTTAATCAAATGATCGATGCTAGTTCTGTGGGAACTAATTTTAAAGCCTTCAACATGAGATTTTGGGAAGGTAATTTAATAGCCTTTTCGGGATTGCCTCAACCAACGTTTTATTTTAGAAACTCTGCTACATGGCGTAGAGGTTATATCCTAGATCCAATTGATGCTTCTGGAAATCCCAATTCTGGTATATTTGTATTACCATCTTCAATGCCTGATTGTAGTCCTAATGTATTTAGCAAAAGTCCCGATTCGGTGTTTGTGTCTGGTAATTTCTTAGAAAATGAATTTTCTCATTTCTTATATGTTCGTGGTGTTTTTCCATCTGGAAATTATCCTTTAGGAACATATGGTGGACTAGGATTAAAAACATTTACATTTAAGTTTTCATATGATTGGACCGAAAGAACCGCCAATGTTCTTGATCCTGAAGACCTTTGTGATTTTGCTTTATTTACTCCATTTCCAACCCCATCTTCTTTTTTGGGCGTAGGAGTTTCTGGTCATTATAGACTAAATGAAAGCAGTCCAAGATTATCAGTAGTTAGCGGTTTTCCTGGTATTAATATGACCCTAGTAGAATATACAGGATCTCCAGGTGCTGAATCCACGGGCGCAGTAGGTTTTGGTTCAGGTATAATAGCCAGCGGTATTAATCCAAGCGGTCGTGCTGCCCATTTTACTGGAAATAATCATTTACAAACACAACTTGCTAATTGTACAACCTTAGATTTTAAACATAATAGTTCAGATGGCCCAGTATCATTTTGTATTGCTGGTTGGCTGAATATGGATGAAGTGGATGAAAATCAAGGATTTTTAGGCCGTTTCCACGATGCTGGAATACTTCAAAGACATCAATATAGATTTAGATTTGGTTTTTATGAAAAAAGATTTGTATGGGCAGTACTTAGTAGAAATCAATTTGAATGTTCACTAAGATATAATGTATTTAATAAACTTATGGGAAATATTTTAGCAAATCGTTGGTATTTCTTTGTCATAGGATATAATACAGAAACCAATGAAATGTTTATGAGAATAAATGATTTGCCAATTGATTCTAGAAAAATAACAGACTTAGATACTGGATTATTAGAAACCGATCCTGCTCCATTCGCACTTGGTGCCGACAATACTAAAGCGGTATCGGGTACACCTTCAAGAATGAAAGGATTATTAGATTCTGTTACTGTATGGAGAAATAGGATACCAACCAATCAACAATTAGTTGATCTATATAATGAGGGAGTCGGTCTTGATTTTCCATTCCCAGGTTTACGTCAATTTGATTTTACTCAACCACCTCCTCCAGAAAACGATCCAAATCCTTATTTGAAAAAGGCTCTTACTTCGCATTATTCTTTAAATAGACCTAGTGGATCGTTAATTTGGCCGGATGATGCCGCTGGTAGCGGATTCAATTTAATTAAATCTTTTAATGGTCCAACTGGCACGGTGGGCGCTACATCTGGAATAATTGGTGATACAAGAGTATTTGCTTCTAGTGGGGCGGTTTTCTTCTCTAGAAGTTTACCATTTGGCAGTGGATACTTAAAAGCATTCAACAATTTTTCAGCTAGAATGGAACCAGAACATCCATTTACAATAGCAGTGTGGGTAAAATTATCCAACTTATTACTTAATCACGGAATATGTGGTATATGGAGAGATGTTGCTGCCAATAATAGACATTGGTTGTTAAGATTTATTAGTGGTAGTCAACGATTTGGTTTTCAAATGGCAAATGGAACATTAACTGGAGCGCCTAATGAATTACTTAATACTTCTGAATTAACGATAGAAGCCAATGTTTGGTATTTAGTAGTAGTTCACTATGATCCTACTTTAAGTCAAAATCAATTAGAGATGATTATTAATAATCAATATAAAAGTAGAGCTACAACAACATTTGTTTATAATACAATTGAGCCACCTGAGGTTTTTGTAATAGGGGCATATAATACAGCCTCGGCAACGCCAACATTCTCCGATATACAGGTTGATGCTTTAACTACATGGCGTCGCAAAATAACTAATAAAGAAATGAAAAATTATTATAATAATGGCAATGGATTGGAATGGTCTGAGATGTAATAAATATAAGGAGCGGAATATGATTAAATATAAAGCAGAAAACAAAGATAATATTTTAAGTTTAGTTTTTATTCCTTTAATTTTTGATAAAGATAAAGAGTTTAAAATAAATAAACCACTTAATAAGTTAGGTGCTTGGCCAATAATGTTTTATACAGCTACAACCGATATGCGTGATTTCATAGGTAATATTACACAAATAGATAATGGGAAATGCGCCATCAAAGGTGTTTATCGTGGCCAAATGGCCGAAATGAAGGGCGTATTTATTAAGGAAGATAAAATAAAGAGAATCGGTCAAAGAGTAATGGTTACAGAACATCTTAATGTAAATGGACAATTAGAATTAATTGCAACTATCAAAAGAATAATTAATATTACTGATTCTAATTTGAATTTTGTTAATATTGGATGGTCAGATGAAAAAGATTGTGAATATCTTAGAATAGATATTTATACTGGTGAATCAAAAACATTAAATGGTGATTCTATACCAAAGCCAAAGAAAGGCTAAATATATGAATGCTATATTTCTAATAAAATCCAGTTGTAATTATTCTGGAGAATGTGGTTGTCCATCTGGAATGCCTGACTGTAAATATTGGCATCAAGGAGATTTGATATCAGTACAAAATGAAGGATTCGTATGGGGAAGTAAAGAGGGTCCACCATTTTTCGATTTAATTACTGTTAACGGTAAAAATAAAAATCAATTAATTCAATATTTAGGTCCGTGGAACTCTGGTTTTATTCCAGAATCGGGAATGTATAAAAAATATTTAGCACGCTCAAAATGGAAATATGTATACGCAAGCGGTGTTTTATTCAATAAAGAAACTGGCGAAATTAAAAATATTCCTGATGATTTGTAAGGATATATAAAGGATATATAAATGCCTAGTTCACTTTTGACTGGTCTGATAAGCTATTGGAGGCTCAACGAAGCTTCTGGCGCAGTCAGAGAAGATACGCATGGAACTAATGATTTAACTCCCAGTGGAGTGGTACCTCCTGGTCAAATTACCGGCAAAGTCGATGATGGAGGATTCGCTGCTAATTTTGCTACTCCTAGCGGAGTTTTATTTCATATTGATAATACTGATCTTAGTACTGGAGATATCGATTTTACCATAGCCGGTTGGTTCTATATAAGTGATAAAACTGCCGTAAGGCATTTTGTTGCTAGATGGAAAGAACCGGGAAACCAAAGGGAATACCAAATCTACTATAGCCCCGGTAATGACCGCATAAACATTAATGTTAGCTCAGACGGGTCCAATGCCCCTGGAGTGGCTGCCAACGGTTTTGGATCACCTCCTCTTAATACTTGGTTTTTTATAGTTGCATGGCATGATTCTGTAGCAAATACTTTAAACATTCAAATTAATAACGGTTCCACAGATGGAATTGCTCATAGTGCTGGTGTTTTAAATAGTACAGCTCAATTTCAGCTTGGTGCTTCAACCGAATTATCAAGTATATCTGATTTTTATCATAAAGGCAGAATCGATGCCGTAGGATTTTGGAAAAAAGTATTAACTTCTACTGAACGTGCTAAATTATATTGTGGCGGTCATGGTAAAGATTATCCATTCCCATTAGATACGGAGATTATACATACTATAAAACCTATTGGCGGTGGTGATTATACCTCAGTACAAAGTTGGGAAGCAGCGGAACAAAGAGATTTAAGGCCCGTGCCAACTGGATGTGATGAAATTGAAGTAGCAGAAGTATATAGTGGTGGTAATGCTGGTGATAATGCTAGTACATTTACTATTGACGGATGGAGTACTACCAGCAATCGTTATCCAGAAATTAGGGGCGCTGAAGGACATTGGCATCAAGGTCAAGGTACACCATATACTACTAATAGAGCCTATATTGATTTTACTGGTACTGGTACTGATGTGATAATTTCTAAAATTCGTGATTTTAGATTGACTAAAATGCAAGTAATTAGAAGTGCTGGTGTAGCTGGTATTAATGTTTTGCACTATAATGCTACTGCGCTTTTCAGTAATGATGGACAGATCATATGCGATAAATGTATTTTTGTTCAAGAAACTAATCATGATTGTGTCAGGGTTAGTGGAGGAGGGCAAAGATTTGAAGCTGGCGTTACTCAAGATAATACGTTTAAGAATTGTTTAATATTTAGCAGGTCTACAGGTGTTGTCGATGCTGCTTTAAGATGTGTTGCCTTTATTGGTGGTGGACTTACTAGGCTTCATCATAATACAATTATAGCCAAAGTTGCTGGTAATGCTCTTGCAACAGATGGTGTAACTGGACATGTAGTTATTTCTAGAAATAATTATCTAAGAAGAGCCGGAGCAGGTTCTTGCTATCTTGGTTTAGCATCTAATTTTAGTAAAGGTGGTGCTGATTCGACAAATAATGCAGAAGCCATACATTTTAGACACAGAAATATACCATTTAGCACGGTTAGCTTTGAAAATGTTGCATCTGGAAGTGAAGATTTACATATTATTACTAATGCTTCTGGATTATATCGAGCCGCTAGTAATATTGGACAAGCAGTATTTGGACCAACTAATACTGAATTCGTTGTTTTAGATGATTTTGAAGGAGATGTTAGGGTAGATCATAGTGGTATATTTGCTCAAGCCGAAGGTTCTGGTGGTGCATTTGACGTAGGAATGGATCAAATTCCTAATACGCCAACCCCAGGCATTTTAGGAGGTTATACAAAAGGTTTAGGTCAAGGACCAATTTCAGGATTTATTGGGGGTTTCGTAGAAGGTGGTCCTCATCCTGGTCCAAGCGGTTTTTTAGGCGGATTCTTGTTTGCTAAAGCATTGGCCGATCATAATAAAGCAGCTATGCTAGGAGGTTTTCTAAAAGCTCAAGAAGGTGCGTCAAAAAGTGCTTCTATTGGTGGTTTTGTACTAGCTCTAGGTTTACTATCGACATCAGCAAATATTGGTGGTTTGGCATCTGGTTTATTACAAAAAGAAGCCATAATAGGAGGCTTTGCTCTTGGAGAACCACTTTGTCGTGAATTTACTGAATTACATGCTCGAACTTTAGTTAAAGCTAGATCCATTGATGTTGTTGATCAAGATTTAAATTTAGATTGTATGATAATATTTAAGGGCAGATCAAACAAAGATTTCAATGCACAATTTATATGGTTTACAAGCGCAGATGCTGAATTCAATGCCAAATTTAAGGTTGAAAAGCACAAAACTCCTCCTTTAGTAGAAATTTTATCAGTAATACCACCAAGTGGAGCACCTGGTTCTTGTATTCAAGTTACGGTAGTAGCAAGTGGAACTTTGGGGGATGGACAAGAATGGACTAACGCTTATATTGACTTTGGCGAACCATTCAAGAGCACCAATCCAAGAATTTATAATATTAATATGAGTATAAGCGGTTTTAGTGGACCACCACCTTGGACGGCTTATCACGATTATTGTTCTTCTGGCAAATATATTGTTACTGCTAGGGGACAAGATAACTTAGGAATGGTTGGAATGGATGCTTATAGATTAAATCTTGCTTCTGGATTACCAGACAATATAATTCCAACTATTAGTATTAGCGGAGTTCCTAGATTTGGAGAAGTACCAGATTCAGTTAAGATAGATTTTACAACTATAACTTCTGGAGTTATGGGCGATAGTCAATCTACCGTAAGAAGTCCTTCAGACAATAGAATATTATGGAATTTTGGAAATCGTGAAATAAGTCAGAAAAAGAATCCGTATACTTATTATCAATCACCTGGGTTTTTTGTCCCAACATTAAGATTCCTTTATATAACTCCAAGTGGTCAAAAACTTTGGGTAAGCGATTCTCTCTTAATTGGTTTTAATAAGTAAAATTAAAGATAAAAGGAAAGGTTAATTATGCCACCTATTGATACTATCTACGTAACAATATCAGGTTTACCAACACACGAAGAACAACAAATTGATTTTCCTAGTGGTATATTTGGTATACCATTAAGAGCGCATTTATCACAGGTAAACGCTACTTTTGGATTTAATCAAACGCCCCATAGATTTGAATTGGAATATATTCCAGAGCTATTTTCAGATGAAACATTGCCATCAATAGGTTCTGGAGTTCAATTCTTTATTGGAGAAAATTTCTTAGTTCAAGGTCGCATTACACATACTGATTTTAGTAAATCGGCTCGTGGCAATATAGTAACTTTAACAGTTGAAGATATAAGAAAAGATTTAGAAAATTTCTTTGTTGACACTTATGGGGTCTATGGCTCTACTGATGCTCCAAGCATAAATACAATAGATATTCGTTATTGGTATATAAGGAATTTTGCTGAAACTAGATCATTTGGCCGTGATAGAGTTATAAGAGATTTGAATCTTCTTGATAAACATGGTGCTTCATATAGACAAATATATGAGGCTATTAAATATTTTGAACAACAACTTGGAACTATTAACGATGTTTTAGATAAACTTCCTATTCCAGAAATAATAGAATCACAACTACCGTTTGATCCAGATGGATATAGATGGCAATTTAGGTCACAGCCATTATTAGATTGTTTAGTTAGAATTCTTGGTGATGTATCTTTTGATTTTTATTGGAATATGGAACAAAAGAAGATTAATGTTATTAATCGTAAATTTGCTATTAATATTAATAGAAATCAAATACCAGTAATTAATGATCCTGCGCCCGTGCTCTCATTAAGATATGGTCAAGATGAAGCAGAACGAGCCACTTCTGTTCGTTTATACGGAGCACAAATGGAAGGATTGGTTGGCATTGGTACTCTTAAAGTTCAATCTGGGGCTTATGGATTAAAGCCATCTGGTTTAGTTCCTGCACACGATGTATATGATCTAGGAATTAATGTTCTTGATATTGGTTCTGGTTCTGCTGCACCACCTAGATTTATCCCAGGTTGGCATAATGCAAGACTTAAATATTTTGGTCCAGATGGAAGTATTAGAATTGATTCACCAACTGATAGAGAACTTAAAGCAGCTATTAAGGGAATAGAATATTGGGCATCAGAAAAGAAGTTGGAAAATAGAATATCTACTTCAACTATTAATCAAGGTATTGGAAGTACTTCTCTAAATATACCACGAGTAAGTGCATCTGGACTAGGATATATTCAAAATCGTGGACTTCCTGATAGAGATTGGGTCTTAGAATGGTTTAATAGAGTAAGAAATTTTGCTACTAATCATTTTGGTAGAACATATATATTGGATTCCAATTCTGCATTATATGATGAATTAGATGAATTTGAAGTAGTAAATGCTGCCTGGTGTAATATAGAAAACTTAACTGATGATGGATCTTTTGAAGATAATTACAAAATAAAGCCACAATTTAAATTCTTATCACCATTTTGGGATCATGAAAATAATAAAATGAGACCTTGGGCATCGTTTAACATTGTAGATCAACCTCCTGTTGGTATTATAAGTCCTAAATGGGGTGCTGACGCTAAAGGATCGCCCGGTCAATTTACTACTTGGAATGAATCAGAAGATACGCAATTTGTTCCTATAGAAGTTAAAAAATGGAATCAGGCACAAGATAAGTTTCAAGAAGAATTTATTGCACCTTTATTCAGGGATGAAAAAGGTTTAATGATTAGATTGCCTAACATATGTTGGGAACGGTATGATAATTTACCACCAGATGATAATTTGGATAATCTTTCTACTTTAAGATTCTTCCATGGTCAATTTATTGGAGAAACACAGAGCGATATTATTACAGATCCATTAATTATTGGAGAAATATTTGAAGAATTAACAGATGTAACAATACCAATTAAGGTTAAACGTCGTTATGGATTTAAATGGCCATCTCCTTGGGCTTCTGGTACTGGAATAGTTTTTGACATAGACGTTAAGGATGAGTTTGCGCCCTGGGAATATGAACCACGTGGCCAAAAAACTTCTTGGGAATTAATGGAAGATGAGGCTAGAAGTAATTTAGCAAGTCGTGTCGTTAATAGAAATTTTGTTACTTTTGCTGAAGTTCAAAAATTAGGATTGCCCATTATATCTTTCGATGGTTTTGCTGACCAATCTTTACAAATAGATGGATATGGATTAGTTAGTCATGGAGTTACAAGTTTAAGTATTTCTAAAAACTTGGGTTGGTGGCAAACTAGATATTCTATTAAGAGTCACTTCCCACAATTTGTTCGTGCTAAACCAATTAAAGATGTAACTGAAGAAGATTTTGAATTTGTAATTAAGAGATTAAGACAAGCCATTCCAATTCCTCCTTTGACTCCTTTCGAGTCACCGGCCATATTTGATCCTAAAGTTGTAGATGGCAAAGAAGTATTTATTGGAAATGTTAGAAATAAATTCTCTGTACCAATTACCATTACTAATGTGTTTGACTCTGATACCGCTAATCCGTTCTATGCAGGTATCGATGATAAAGGAACTATATGGCCAGTGGCTTTCCGTACTTTATCAACTTTAAATACTTCAAGTCAGTTATTTCAAGAAAGAAAAGCTTTTTGTACAGATGGATTCTTAGCTGTAGGTATGCGTGCATTATATAATTATGAAGATCAAGAAGATGGAAGTTTTATACACTTCTTTACTGGAGGAGTAAGTCTTTCTGCTGGTCGAATTGTAGAAATGTTAGAATCTCCTAGATTAGTACAAGGCATATGGAGAGCTACAATTCAAACTTTACCAGAACAAGTAACTGATTTTGAAGGCAACTTAATTACTTTGCCATCTTTCAGAGTTAGAAATGTACCATTTTTAAATCAACAATCAGTTGATACTACCCTTGCTTCTGGTGATAAAATATTTATGTCTGGTACAGGAAATGAAAATACTACTATCAGACCAGATTTTAATATACAAACTGGTGATTCAGAAGGTAATGGCAAAGATGGAGTATACTTAGTTAATGGGGCCGTTCCTTCAAACGTTGGTTTTGCTATTGTAACTACTAGACCAAATTCTGTAACTGGACTTAATGGTGCCGTTCAAACTATTAGTACAACTGGTGGAACCAATATTATTGATGGTGCGGTAATAGGTAATCAACAATTTAATGTAAGATTCGTTGGCGCAGAATTTGATCAAATAGCGGTTGGAGATCCTTGTATTACATTACAAGAAAAAGAGCAGGGCGTTGATTCGCAGATTCGTCTATTCTGCTTTATAATGAAGCCGTTATTCGCACCGTTTTCGGCTATGGGACCAGGAAGTTTCTTAACATAGGAGTTATAATGATAATAAGTGAAAATAGAAAAAAATTATTTTTATCAAAAATAGACATCAAATCATCAGATGAATGTTGGCCATGGAATGGTAGAACTCAAGATGGATATGGTAGATTTAAAATAAAAGGCAAAAATGAATATTGTAATAGAATATCTTATACTATATTTAAAGAATCAATACCAAAAGGAAATATAGTAAGACACACATGTGACAATTCTATTTGCGTAAATACTGGTCATTTAATAATGGGTACAGTAAAAGATAACGTTAGAGATTGTATTAATAGGGGTAGATATTTTTTTGTAAGTAAATATATAAAAGAAAATCCGCAATTACATCCTTCTATAATAATATCAAAAGAACAAGTAAAACAAATAAGAGAAATGTATAATAATTGTGATAATTTAGATATTATTTCTAAGAATTTTAATATTTCTAAAGGCTACATTTATGATATAACTTCTAATAAACGTCGTAAAGATAGCACATATATTTTAAACAAAAGAAAAAGAATGAAGGGAGAAAATAATCCAAGCTCTAAGTTAAAAGAATCTGATATTATAAAAATAAGAACCATGTATCCTGAAAATACATATAAAAAAATAAGTAAAATCTTTAATGTTTCCATTACTGCTATTTATAGGATAATAAATAAAGATATTTGGAGTCATATATAATGCCAACTTCAAATAGAACCTTTTTATATAAAAAGCCAAGCCCGCATATTATACCTCAAGTGTTTTTTAGACAGGATAATCCTGTAGTACTAACGGCAATTCCTAGAGAAACCTTACATTATAGTTCTATAGTTATAGAAGAAATAATGCATAACATTAATCTTGAATATGAAGCTCGTGGAAGAACAAAGCCTACTTGGAAAAGATATAAAGCAGGAATAGATGATTTTGCCACATTCGTTCCAAATCCTAATACTGGTAGAAATGTTGCTAGAATTCCTGTTAAATTTTTCCCTCAAATAGTTAAAGATATTCAAATATCAATAGAAGGATTAATAAGCGAAACAAAATATCCTGATGACAAAGGATCTTATTTTGCTAGAATACTTGGCGATAATACTATTCATAATGGTCCAGGAACGTGGAGTAATTCTACACGCATCAATAACGGATATATTGTTCCAGCAACTAATGAGAGCGGTCAACAAACACTTAATCCTTTGAATATAATTATTGGTGCTGGAGCTGATTGGCCATTCCCGGTTGATGTTAATAACTATCGTGGTACTGGACACGTAGAAAATCCTTTACCTCGCATGGGTGTAGATTTCAAAGGAACACAACACGTTAGAAATCAAGCAGGTAGCATAGAAAGTAAAGCATCGGACTTTCCAGCCTCAGTTATAGGTAAAAGAAGAACAGAACAAAATATAGCCAGAATTAATAATATATTAGTTCCTAAGGCTGGTTCTAGTATAACTGGAATTGATGGTATTGATATACCAATGAGAGCAGAAGGTCGTCCAGGTCCACATTCAAGAAGAAATGAACAAAATACTAGCTTAGGATTTGGCGCAGGCAATGAAGATGTTGATGCCGGTTATTCATTTTTGGCACATCATCCTTTAATTATACAACAACTTAGGTTTCAACCGCCAATTGTTGAAAGATTTGATGGTCCTAACACGATTCCTAATAGACACTATACTCAGAGAATATATTCCAATAACACAATAAACTTGCCATATATTTTTGCTAATCCAGTAGAAAGAAAGTGGACATTTAATTGGGGTGATTGGTTGGTTAAAGGAAGGGCTCAATCAGATTTAACAGGACTAACCTTAACTGCTCCGCCAGATCAGTTTGAAGGACATATAGTAACCGAGTGTCCTTTTTCTGTTTTTTTTCCACCATCAAGTGTTAATTGTTCTTGTGGTGCCGGAGATACTTCTTATGCTGTATGGGGTGCCGGTGGATTAAGCGAAGTTCTAACATGGGAAAACTCTCTTTTACTCCAAAATGGAAACCCAAATACTTTATACAAAAGAATTGGACCTAAGACTAGATTAAGGTTAAAGCATACATATACTCCAGCCGTAGGGAGTCCTGGACCAAAGCATTATTATGCCGTTTTGGTCAGAATAACAAGTATAGCAGGCGTAAATGATCAGCCATTTATTCCAATTTTCGTTAGTGAGAGTAGCGATCCAGAAACATCATTAGCTAGTTTTATAGATGTTAAAAATATAACCACCGAAAGTCACACCGATAATTCTAAAAGTATAAATATAATGGAAGCAATTAAAAAGAGCTATCCTCAACATTCTGGAAATGGTGATACAATTTTGGCAATGGCTATTTTTGTACATCAATCAGTTTCAGGAAGTAAAGTTTGCGATGTTATGGATGTTTCCGGTGGGTCAATAATTGATCCGGCATGCCCGCCCACTTTACAATGTACTATGGGAACCATTACAAGTAAAACGGAATACCTAATGTTGTACGAACCAAGTCTTTCTGGAATAAATGATGTTAGACTTCCGTAAAGTCGTAATATAGGTAGTAATTAAGGAGATTTGAAATGCCTAATTTCGGAGTAATAAGATTTAGAAATGCTAGGGCATCTGGTGTTCTAATTTCACAAAAAGGGTCGGGCACCTATGACCATTTGGGATTCTTTGGTCCTAATGGCCCAACTAGCGCTATTGAAGTTGGTTCTTATCAAGATACTACCGTTATCGTTGATGATGCTGGTAGTCCTAATCCATCTCACGGCCCATTTGGTGGTTCTGGTTATTTAACCAATTGTAAAAATACAGGAACTAACACAGTTAGAATTTCCGGTTTACCAATGGGTCCATATAATAAACTTATTAATCAAGTTAATATTTTTGAAGCTGCTAATCTACTTACTGAACCTAGATTTAGAAGAATTCCTTCTGGTACACTATTAATTGAGTATCTTGCTTCTGGTGTTTCTCAAGTTAATACTTTTAATGCTAAACTATATGGATTTGATGAAACTGGCGCTATAACAGATCCAGCACCAGACGTAACTATTGTTGGCTTTGAGATTAACGCAAGTGGTAAGTTTAAAAATCTTGCCCATTCAGGCGTATGGCACGCTATGGCTGGGCGTGATGATGCTCTTGAATTCGTTGACCATTCAAGCGCACAAGGCTTTAGAAAGCGAAATAGGCACCTGTGGGTAGCAGCTATTACACTTCGTGCGGATTCAGTGGGAGTTTTGGATGACTTCTGTTTTGCTTTTCAAGTTCAATTCGCATAATATTAATAGCCGGAAGGGACCCGAGAAGGGCCTTGGGGGGCTGTTTTTAAGGCTTTTTTATATTGGGTGGGGCTTTTTACCCTGGTAATTTATTATTTAGCCCGAAATTAATAATTTCTTGCTCTTAATTAGTTCATACCAATAAGGATGGGCTTCTTCGTGTGTATCTCGTATGCAATGCCATTCTAAATTGCTTGTATTTATTGACTTGTGCATACATAATATAATTACAGAAGCCGTTTGATCATCATAAATTGGAACATTAATCCTACCTAACTTAATTGAGCAAATAGATATATGTAGTTTTGTTAATTCTTCTCTCCATCTTTTAAGTCTATCAACAACTAAGAGCATTTCGTTTTTAACTTCCATTTTGCGATCTTCAATCTTGAGATTTTCCTCATTATTAACACCAATTAGGTTTTCTAATTTCTTATTAAAAAAATGCAAAGATGAAAATTCATTATATGCTTGTTCTATATCTCTACAATAACTAACAATTAACGGCATCATCTTAATTACAGTTTCAACATCATAATATTTAATTGGCGGGCTTTGAGGTTTGGGTAATATTTCCCCCATATCTGATTCCATTATAAATCTCTCTTTTATAAATTTCTTTAACTTTTGTTATAACCTTATCAACTGGAACATTAAGACAGCCATTTTTATAGCATGACGAATCCCTATATTCACCATAATCATTTCGCTTAAAATTATTCCATGGTAAATGCTGACACTTAATTCTTTCATTACATGGGTTCATTATAAGATAACTTTTACTAGATAGCGGTCTATTTTTAATAGGATTTGTGAAAGTAAATATAGTTACCGAAGATACATTTAATGCCGCTGCTATATGCTGTAAACCTCCATCGTTTCCTATTAATAATACGCTTTTAGATATAAAAGCAGCAGAATCCTTTATATCATTAAAGGCACCACATACATTTTTCACTAATTCTTCGGGAACATCGCCCAAAAATTCTTCAGTAAAACAATCATTTTTATCCATATTTCTGGTAGGATTCATATTAGCGTTTATTCTATCAGCATCGCCCTTATCTTCTTTAGCACCTACAAAAACAAAATAATGATCTGGATAAAGTTTGTTAAGTTCTATAAGCAATCGAGTGTATTGATAATTGCCCCAATGTTTGATATTCCAATGGTCATTTTTTAAATATGAAGCATTAATACAAAAAAAGGGTTTATTGATTAAATCATTAGTTTGTATCACGGCATTAGCATTTTCTATATTATAATCAAAAATTGGAACTTCACAGGGTAATAATGATCCCTTGTAGCCCATTTGTTTAGCTAAATCTAATTTATATTCTGCCTCATGTTTACCCCAAAATGATCCAGGATTTATTTGATAACATTTTTTAGAATAAGGCTTAAGTACATCTACTATTTGAGTTAATGCACCAACTGGGGAAATTAATAAATGATCTATATATGGCTGAAAATTATTTAATATTATATTTCCTTGTTCTATTGTTAATAATAAATCAATAAAATTAGCGCCTTCAAGTACACTAGCTGATCTATTCCATGTTAGTACTATTAATTCACAATTTGGTTTAATCATCTTAATAGCTTTGAGCATAGGAGTAGAAAGAACTAGGTTGCCTAATCCGCTATTTTCCACAAAAACAATCTTTTCTCTCATGACAATCTTATACCATACTTTGGATGACTTTCCATTAACATAGGATGTTTTCCAGTATATTCTTTTATATTAGCATCTGATCTAACTACCAACCCTTTTTCATTAATATTCCAAGCAAACCAACCATGAGCTTTAGTTCTTTCTTTTTTCTTTTCCATGAATCTTTGAAATGAGTGGCAATAAGAATAATGGAAAAATTCTATTTCTGGATATTCCCAATAAGTTATATCACTTACTTCTGGATTTTCGTTACCTATTTGTAAATAGTGACCGCCTGCTCTGAGCGAACCAATTTTGTTGGGATCAAGAAACCAGTGAGAAAGCTTTTCTTCTCCGTTATCTAATTTTTCTAATCCACCACGTACTTTAAATAAGCGTGGATAAATAACTTCTGATACGTGATAGAAGTCATTGATAAATACTAAGGACTTGAATTTAAGAACATCACAAAAGATAGATTGTATTGGATTAAAATATTCACCATTAACAAAGCGACGAATTCTATCGATACTTTTTGGCGGATATATTTCATCGGCGTCCTGTAATAGCATCCAATGTTCTTCTATTGGAGCATATTTAAAATATTGACTACGTTGAATTAATTGATTTTTTTCATTATGAAAGTATAAATCTATTTTATCTATAAATTCATGCTGAAGTTTTTTTATTATTTCAATTGTTTTATCAGTAGAACGCTTATTGCCACAAACTTCATAATATTCTTTCCATCCACCTTCTATAATTATTAACTTATCCAAATGTTCAATAGTAGACCTTATAGAATATTCAATAAACTCTTCTGCATTTACACAACACATAAAGCCTATTAATTTCATTTATATAATCTCCTTTAAAGCATCACGTATATCTTTGCCATCAATCTCTAACCCTAACATGTCCCATCCAGTTATTAGAGGTGGTCTAGCAAATAGTTCAATACGTGGTAAATCACCAAGTAATTCTATTATTTTATCTCTTACGATTGGTGGTTTAGTACTGTGTGGTCTAACAACAGGAGATTCTATAGTTTGTAAAACTTTTGTTGATTTTCTATCCATTCTGCCCTTTATTCCCAGTAAACAAAATTCTGAATCATTACGTGTCCAAAAACCAATACCAGTATAAGGTTTACCAGATTTATAAAGTTTTCTCCAAACAAATGCAACAGATACTGGTCTAAAATCCCATGATTCAAAAAATTTTACATGTAATCCTTCTATTATTTTTACAGATGGCATCCAAAGAAAAATGGCAGCATTTTTTTCTGATATTTCACCAATTTTTAAATTTTGTATTTCTTCATTAGTAAGTGGTGAATAATGTTGAACAGGAGATCCATTTTTCTTCTCTGTCCAATTTTGGAATTTATAAGGTGGATCTATATATATTATAGAATATTTAGTTGGCATTCAATATCCTTTCTATATCTTTATATTGACTCATTTGACCAATACTTCTAAAGTTTGTTTTTTTATTATCTCTATTACTATATTTCCGACGGGTATAGATATACAAAAACTGTCTTCAAAAGTAATTTCTAGTTTAGTTTCCATTATTCTAATCCTAATATTTTTAAAACACATTGAACTCTAGCTTCATCTAATTCTGTGAAAATATTATTAAAAGGAATCCTATGAAATTTTAAAAATGCTACAATTTGTTGACCTATTTGATCAGCTTCTTCTACTGTTTCATGTCTTGTACCATCCTTTAAAAAATCTTTCTGCCGTTGAACAACAAAAATATGATCATACCATTTTAGATATTTTGCCAGAAACATTTCATAGAGACTAGTATATGCTAATCGTTGTTGAAAATTACTCATATCACAAATATTAAAAGCAAATATAATGGGCAAAAATACCGGAGAATCGGATATTAAATAATCTGATTTATCCAGAACAATTTGTTCTCTTTCAATTTGATTATGAAAAATTAAAAATTGATCAGCAATCGTAGGAATAAATTTACCGTGTAAAAGTGCTCTATTAATATAATCACGAGCAAATTCAGTTACATATTGAGCATTGTATTTGCGTTTATTATAAAGTTCAGTAGTTAATTGACGTGCCAAGGAACTTTTGCCCGAGCCTGGTCCTCCTGCAATTCCAACCTTAATCACATGCGCTCCTTATATTATAATCCCATTCATGAATTGCTGAAAAAATCTAATCTTTTCATCTGATGGTAATTGATCCAGCAGTCTAACAACTAAATTTACCATACAATTTACACATACATCTTTTTTTTCTATATGTCTATTTTCTTTATCTTTAATTTTAAAACCCAAAGTCATTCTAACTGCTCCGTCTTGACCACATCTGTCACAGGTTCGCATTTTTAATTCTTTCAAACCATACAATCAACTTATTAAATTTTTTCCACGTCAATAACAATACTTTCATTTAGTATGTTTCCTATAAATATAATTTTTTCTTTGTTATTTTCTATCCTGTCTATTATATCATCTGTCGTATTGTGCGTCCAACTATTTTTACCGTGATACGTATTTTGCCAAAATTCACCACGTTTCTTTTTAGTTTCTAAATCTAACCAACTATCATGTAGTATAATAATATGATTTTTAACAAGATTTTCAAGTTCTATTAGATATTTTGCTATATTTTCAGTAATATTTTTTGAATTATATATTTCATAATGTGTCTTAGCAAAACTTTGAGGGAAAACGGCTTTATGTGGCACAATTTTCAAAGAATCAGAATAAATTATTTCACAAGAATCACTAATTTTTTTATTCATCGTTACACGCATTTTGTCGGAATCAAATTGTCTTGCTTTCGCATGTATTCCATGTATAATGTTTGGGTTGTTTTTAGATACTCTCCATTTCCATGGATTGGGATCTAGTCTAATATTTTCTTTATTTCTATAAAAGTTTATAACTGGTAGGTCCATTAGTTCAATATTTTTATTTTTATTAATAAGTTCTCGCAAAGCATTTGTCCATGGTTCATGTATTATTTCATCAGCATCAAGTTGAATTAACCAATTGCCCGTACATTGTTGACGAGCCCAACTCTTTTCATCACCCATTATACTTGGATTTTCCATATCCCAAGGATGTTCGTAAACTTTTAATACTCCGGTATTGGGCTTAGCTACAGTATTACACATTTCCTTTAATTTATCTATTGTACCATCTGTAGAACCACCATCAACCACAACTACTTCATCACTAACTTTCAGTGCAGCTTTAATACTTTCTTCAAATGGGAATCCGTATTTTATTCCATCTTTAATAATAATATAGGATGAAATAGTAATTGGTTCTGATGGAACAACATTTTCTTGACCGATAATTTTGGCCATCTCATCTATTACTTTATCAACTGGAATATTATTAATACATTTTTCGTGACCCTGTTTTTTGGCTTCACATTCAGATAAGTGACATGAAGTAATACATGGACCACGATCATTAGTTTCTATACAACGAATGTGTGGGCTATAATGTGGTGCCATTCCTTGCTTAGCATAGGTACCACCGAATAAAATTACGCTTGGTGTACCTAAATATCCTGCCAAATGCATTGGGAAAGAATCATGTCCAAAATGCATTTTAGCATTCTTTAAAATTCCAGCCAATTGTTGTGGAGTTGTTTGTCCACGTAGATCAATAATATTGGGGATATTTAACTTCTTATCTCTTGGACCACCAATTTGGACTATTGTATGATTCTTAATCCTGTTAATGGCTTCTTCAATATAATCATAATCTTTTGGATCTTGTCTTGTTTGTGATTGAACGGTTATATAGTTTTCTGGCAAAGTTTTTACTATACTATCATCGATATCAATCCACTGATTACCATATTCAACATGGCACATATCAGCATAACAACGCCCAAGCCATTCACCAAAGCCAGAGTTTATCCAGTGCGGTATTCTTTGAGTTATTATAAAAGGACAATAAACAATATCAAATAAACCGGAATGCATAGCAAATGCTTCATAAGCTCTGTAATTTAACATTGAATCATGATATTCGATTATTTTATAAATGTTAGGATTATTTTTAAGTATATCAAAAAACTTAAGTTCAGTAGCAAAATAAATTTTAGCATTTGAGAACTTCTTTTTTAATGAATCTATAATTCCGGTTGATATAAATACATCACCAGCAGTTTGTGGCATACAATATAATATTCGTTTGACTTGTTTATTTTTATTTATAAGTGCTTCCATTTTTTATTTCCTAAAATTCTTTCATAATTTTATTCCTTCAGTTTCTTCAATGATATTTTTTATTTTTTGAATTGGATCAGATATAGCAGATTTAGGATCAGCGAGAATGCGTTTGCTTTCATTTTCTGAATCCACCATTTTACGGAAATGTTTTTCTAGTTCTTCTTTTGTCTTTTCTTTATTAGGTGCATTATCAATAATTCTAGACCAATATTGAAGTCCATCCGAATCAACACCTTTTGGGCGACCAAGAATATTAATGTAACACCAATTTAGCCATTGTTTATAACCTTCGGCATTATTAGGTATATCTGGTGGGGTTAATTCACTTACTTTTTTTATTTCAACCGATTTTTCCCAGGTTTCTTTTCTATTCTTAATCTTTGCCGAATCTATTTCATAAATCCACTTGGCAGCACAAAGATCCCAATTATAAAATTTTTCTGCACACTCTCTAGCTTCTTTAGCCAATCTACTTCTTTTATCTTCATTACCTATTAAATCAGCTAGTTTTTCTGCCAAGTCATTTCTATCAAATAAAGAACGCCATTGCATTGTTTCATGTTCTGTATAAATGGTTTCATTTATAATTGGTAAACCACCACCATTTCTATTTTTTTCATATAAAGCTGAAAAATCTGAACAAAGTGTTGGTACGCCACAAGCCTTAGCTTCATTTACTGGCATTCCATCGCCTTCGGCAATAGAGCCCTGGATATAAACATCCATAAGGTTATAAATATAGGCGAAATGTTCATCTTGATAACCAACCCGTGTATTGGGCGTATGGAACGTTGGTTTATTACAAGCTGGACATTGAGCTGGAGAACCGCAAAAAGTAGATACAGCCAATAATCCACAACTAGAACACATATATGAAAAAACGACCATTTGTTCCAGGCCGTTTTGTCTTACTGCTTCTGGAATATCCCATCCAACATCTGGAATAGATGTATGTAATAGAAGCATAACATCTTTGGCTTGAAGAGGAAATTTCTCTTTGAATATTCTGAATGAATCAATAATGCGAGGAAACAGTTTACGTGGCTGATTTCTCATTACCGTACCAACGAATCGAATGTTAGATGGTACACCAAAAATTTTTCTAACTTCCATTTTATTCATTGGTTTGAATATATTAAGGTCTACTCCTGGTTGCATTACATTGCGAACGTGTAATTGCGGTATTTTAATTTGTTTAGCAAGTAACGTTTTTGATTGTTCTTCTAGAACTCTTTTACCAAACCAGGAATACGTGTAAAGACCATCTACTTGCGAATAATCTTGCAACCATTGCCACTTTTGAGGATAGCCATCTACTGTTGGCATCCAAAAAACTAGACAGTTATTGCGGAACTGATTTTTTAAAACATAAGTATCCATCCAATTATCACGATTACAATTATGAAGACACCAAAGAGATGTATATGAGTTATCGTTTTCTACTTCTATGTTAAAAACCTGTCCTTCATAGTCAAGATTTCTAACTCTTTTAACGGTTGCAATCATTTGGCCATTTACTATGTTAGTTTTTTTTGCTGATTTCACAATATTATTGTAACATGGGACATATGTATATTTATTTATAAAAGAATGTGCTTTTTCAATATCTTTTGTTGATGATATACATACATCATAAAGACAAAGGCTTTTCTTTTCTTTAATTTTATTTTTTACTATAGTGCAAGAAAATCCTAATGACACAAGTATCGACCTTATTGAATATGCTAATAGCTTATTAGTATTATGAAATCTTATTTGTTTACCACATTTATAGGAACCATCCGCCCTGATACAGCCACAAATAAACTGCTCTTTTACATCTTTAGTAGATATCATAATAGAAGGTGGGATTTGCTTTTTATTATGAGTTAATTTTCTAAAAAATTCGCAGAGTATTGTACTATTACAATAAACTATATTTTGATTGTTGTGTTTTCTATAAATAGAATTTATTCCAAAACATTTATATAAAATATCAATTGCATCCTGTGCGAATCTTTCTTCATCATTGTCAAATGAAATACTTATTGTGCTTTTACCAATACAACCATCACAATATAAATATCCTAAAAGCCTAGCAAAATCTCCATTTATTGCTACTTTTGCTTTTATTTTATTGTCATTTTTATGTAATGCTGGTCTTATATATTCATTTTCTTCTATAAAATTAACAAGATAATTTTTTATTTCTAAAATATCGCACGAATCTTTAGATGGTAAACAAGGCATAACAACTAGGTCCCCTAGCTTTACATTTTTTGCTTTAATAAAAACTGGGACTTCGTTACTATAAAGATCCTTAATAGACTTTCTTGTTGTTGTTTGTTTCTTTTTCCTATAAATTAATACAGGATGTTCTTTAGTAAGTTTTATTGGTTCGCTTATTCCATTCACATAGATTCCCATTAATTCGTTTTTGCTTGCTCTATTCATGGTTTTGATAACCTTTTGGAATTTATTTTTATGGGATAAAACAAAATCGCCCGTTTTTATATTTTCTATTTCTTTATATCCATTAGATGTGAGTATTATTTGTCCAGGCGGCTGGCACAAAACGATATCTGGTTTAAAATCAGCTAATACGTAAGATAACTTCCATTTACCAAATTGATTTTCTTTAAAATCTTTTTTATATTCCCCTTCTTCAATATTATTCACTGGATTATTATGATAATATTTCCACGGAATACCTTTGGCTAGTGGATCTACTTCTGGAGAATTGCCATAAGAGCCGAATTCCGCTAGTTCGTATTTACTAGTAGCATTTAATTTTTTTAATACTTCACGCAAGTAAGTAGAAAATCCAGTCTTTAAATAACTGGCTTCACTAATATATAGAATTCTTCGTTTATATCCAGAGGAATCTTTAGGTAAAGAATCAATTTTATGTTTAATTAATTCAAGATCATTTTGCTCTGTATTAAAATCATTACCAAGAATTTTAGGCAAACAGATTAAATCTGATTTAGCATCTTTGATTATTTCTTCTTTAAATCTTTGCTCTTCACGTTCTTGATTTCTAGCAGTTTTTTTTTCGGCTCTTCTTTGAGCCCTTAATTGTTTATTTCTGTGCTTTTTACCCATAAAATTACCGGATATAAAATAACTGGATATAAATAAAATTAGAACGCAGTTTCTACTTCTACTGAATTTTTCTGCTTTGGTTGATCGGTTACAACTATACGACTGGCAGTAATCTTAATTTTTGATCTTGGTTCATTGCCTTCTTTAGATTGCCAAACATCACGTCGTAATTCGCCAACAATAACTACTATATCACCACGCTTAGCATTTTCATAAATACGACGAGCTTCATTTCCCCATACTTCAACATCAATAAATAGGGGATTTTGTAGCTTTTTATGACGATGAATTACACGAAAATCGGCGACAGGAATACCCTTCTTAGCTGTGTTACGAAGGGAAATTTCACTGACAATTTTAGCGCCTAAATTTACTTGGTTGATCATTTGTATTACTCCTTATGAAAATAAAAAAAGGGTACTAGACACTGGTTGAGTGGTATTCACTTTCACTTTGGTCGTTCCCCTATTGTCTTACTGTAAGATTAAAATGGTACTTCTTCAGTAACTGTTCCGGCCTCAGGAGCGAGAGCACCAGAAGCGACAGAACCAGAAGATGCAGCACCAGAAGATGCAGATGATTCATTAGTTTCATCTCTCCAGGAACCTTCATAGCTTACACGCTTGGCAGTAATCTTAAGCTTGGAGCGCTTGGCACCAGTAGCTTTGTCCTGCCAATTGTCTTGACGGAACTCGCCTTGAATAGCAATACGGGCCTTGCCGGTATTTTCATTAAGAAGCTTACGAAGATCATCATTAAGATTCCAAGCCTCAACAGGAATGAAAGCCGAATCTGTCTTCTTAGCAGTACCAGTAGGAAGTCTCAATGTAAAAACTGAAACAATCTTTCCTGCGGCGTTTCTTTCCTCATAACGAAAAAGCTGACCTTCAAGATAAACGAAATTAGTTCTAACGCTCATAAAAAATCTCCTAAAAAAATGTTAAAAATAAAATTTACGTACTTTCCTACACACTATTGCAATCTATAAATAAAGAAGTTTTTTTTCAAAATTATTTATTTTTTTAAGCTTCGACGATGTATTATATCATAAACTATACGTGCCATAGAATTACATACAAACTCTTCTAATTTATTAATACTGCGACGATTTTTTACTACATTGTATAAAGCTTCAATTTCTTTATAAAGTAAAATATGAATTAATTCATGTAAAATTAATGTATCAATGTTCCACACCTTACCAAAATCTGGATCTTTAACATAATTTTTATTAATTAATATTCTGGCTATTTTTTCTGGTGGTGAACAAGTAATCAACGAAGCTAAGTCATTTTCTAGATTAATATCTTCTTCATTATCTATATCAGTTTTGGTAGCATATCTAATTTGTATATTCCAGTCAGAAAGTTTAATAAATTTTTTCCACTTATTAAGCTTTTTTTCAAGAGTAGTTTGATATACACATCTAGACATTATAGTGCCTCTATATTATCAATTATAAATGAACCTTTCTTCTTTTTGCCTTCAATAAGTACTACTTTACCGGGTTCTAGTAATTTATTATATTTCATATATTGATTAGCAAATAAAATTGCATCCATACTAAATGAACGATCTTCCAGAGTTAAAAATGCCATTTTTCTATCAAGCTTATCTATTGTTTCTTTAAATTTAGAAATCATAGCTACGGTACATATACCTACATTATCTTGCTCATTTTCCACTTCGATTAAAAAGTGTGTAGTTCTGTAATTATAATATCCATCTACAGAAGAACAAGTAGCAGGAATTCCTAAATAATTAGTTTCATATGAGGCTTTTTCTTTGATAGAGAATTCTGCCCCATTATTATAATCATTCAATAAAGATTGACACATTTCCGATAATTTATCCGCACGAGATGATATGATTAATTTCCAATCTTTATTTTCATTGTTTATAAAAGATAATAACTTTTCTATAGCTTCTTTAAAATTATTTACTCGTGGAATGATTAAAATTTGTGTTCCAAGTTTTTGAGTTGTTTTTGTCAATTGTACTGGATCTCCATATAGAATATGTTCAAATACTGGCAATTCTTTATCAGTTAATTCATTTATAAATTGGTACTGTACAAACATTGTCCTGCGAGATAATCCCAAATAATCCATTGCGCCACTTAAAATAAGGGCTTCTAACACATCTTTCTTGATCTTAAGACTATTGCGACTTCTTAATATTTGATCCCAACTTAAATTTTTGATATTAGTTATAGCTCTGAAAGATGAGTTACCAATTCCTTTGATATGCATTAAACCAAAATATATATCTTTTTTATCTAATTCAAAATCAGAATTACCTCTTGTAGCCGAAGGCGATTTAATATTAATTCTGAATTTTTTGGCATCAAAGAACAATTCACGAATTTCTTCTTGGGGTTTTTGTTCGTTTTTAGAATATAGCAACAAAGACCAAAAGAATTTTTCAGTATGATATAATTTCATCCAGGCAGTTATATATGCGAGCTGAGCATAAGATAGGGAATGCGATTTATTGAATGAATAATCAGCAGTAGCATTAATCCACGACCAAAGCTTTCGAGCTATTTCTTCTTTATATCCATTATTTAAACATCCATTTATAAAATCTTTTTCATATTTCTCCATTTCTTCTGGAAGTTTTTTACCGCAGTTATGAACTAAAATACCATTTATAAATCCACAATGAGTATCTTCTGCTTCAAAATCATAAACATTTTTTTCTCCAACTAATATTATTTCTTCTATTTGACAAAATTTATAATCAGCATCTATTATTTTTTGTAACATTTTATCTTTCATTATTTGATTTATTCTTCTTGCTTTTTCATAAGTAATATTTTTATTATAGTAAGTTCCATCTACTATTCCAAAAATTCCACAAAGATTATTAGATTGCGATATAGGCAATATAAAACAAGATGGAACAATAAAACTTTCAAAACTTTTACGATAATCTTTATTTAGTATGTTTTTTATTTGTTCTATTTTATTTGGACATATATAGTTATAATAAGTATTCATAAACATAGAAATATATCTTTTGTCACAAATAACCACTCTATAAGAAATATATGGTTGTCCTTTATATTTTGTATTTTTTACTTGAAAAGAAGAAGGAATATTTTCTTTTATTAGTAACATCTGTATTTTTCTACATATATCTTTTGATGTAGATGATATCGTTACATGCCCATTACTAACATCTCCTTCGGCCGAAAAGTATGATCCAATAAAAGCTCTTATTTTTTCATTTTCCGAATTATATACTATTTCGGGCAAGAATTTTTGTCTTGACTTTACTGGTTTATATATTGATTTTATCCAGTCCTTACAATTATTTTTTAGAATAATATCTTTACACCCATTTTTAAAAGTTTTTATTGTAAAACAATTATTTCCAAATTCACTTATTATAATATTTATTATTTTATTTACTATCCATGGATCGCTATTTGTTATTTTAGGCTTACATTTTTCAGTCCAACATCCTTCTCCTATAAAATAAGAAAGTAATATTGATCTGTTTATATTCAGCCCTCCCCTTTGCAACCCTCTTCCTTTATAAATATATTTTTGAGGAATAATAATAAAATCATTTATTGTTATATTTTTTACTGGTTTCCAACCATCTTGTGTGAAAATTTTATGATCTTCTGTAAGTTCAATACTATATCCATTTTTTGATTTTATTTTAAAAACTTGTTTTGTTCCAACCTTCCAAACATTTTTTATTTTACTATAAATAGTTTTATTATCTTTTATTGAAAGTATTTTATATTTATTATTTTTTGAAACCAAATCTTCAATATATTTTGGTCCACAGTTAGTCATAATAAGAGATCCTTCGGCTATACAGGCTTTTCTTAATAAATCTGATTTAGCAAGATCAAAACCTGCAAATTTATTTACAATTTGAAGCATAGATTCCTGGTAAACCATAACTCCATAAGTATCTTTTAAAATTGGTTTTAAGTCATCGTGGATATATTCAATAGTGGCAGGGTCTATTCTGTTTTTAACATATTCATCTGATAATCCCATTTCTAAAACCGCAGGCCTCAATAATGCATTTAAATCAGACAATTCTAAAATATTCCTAGGTTTAATTCTCTTACACCATTGACGACCCAACGGAGATTCAAACTGGAAAATGCCTTTCGTGTATCCACTACTAATTAAATCGAAAACTTTTGGATCATTAAAAGTTCTTAAGCCTCTAACACTATCTGGACATACTTTATTACAAACATCGAGTGTTTTAAGACCTAAAATATCTAATTTAAGATATCCCAAATCTTCCAAATCATACATGTCAAATGCGGTAAGCATTTTTTTGTTTCTAGCATCAAAACAAAGTGGCACTCTACCATTTACAGGCTCATCAGAAATAAGCAAAGCACAGGCATGAGCCGATCTTTGTCTAGCTACATCTTCTAATTTTTGTGCAACATCAAACGTTGTTTTTAATTTTTTCTTTCTATCTGTTATTTGATTATTTAATAAATCTATTTGTTCTTTATTATTTTGCGGATCTTTATTAAGTTGAGTTAGATCCTGTTCCCAAATTAATACTTCTTTATCAATTCCATCTAACGCTGCTAATTTAATTTCTTTGTTTTCATCTATAGCTTGTTTGATATTTCTACACTTATGCGGAATCTTATCTGTTAACTGATTAACATAAAAAAATGGCAATCCAACTACTTTACCAACATCTTTAATAGCTACTTTAGTAGTCATTGTACTAATAGAACACATTGGGAAAACTTTATCTTCGCCGAACTTTTTACGTAAATAGTCCACAACCTCATTTCTGCGCTCTATACAAATATCTAAATCTATATCTGGCATTGAATCTTTACGACCACGATTCCAGAAACGTTCCCAAATTAATCCGTTTTCAATTGGATCTACATCGGTTATTCTGAGCAAATAAGAAACAAGAGAACCAGCCGCCGAGCCACGACCCCGGCCTACTGGAATTTTATTATCTAAACAAAATCTTACAATGTCCCAAACAATTAGGAAGTAATTCTGTAGATTGGCTTCTTCAATATCGGCTAATTCTATTTTTACCCTTTCAAGATATTCTTTAACATTTTTTTGTTTGTTAATTCCTAATTGAGCCCATCCTTCACGTGCCTTCTTTTTAAGCAATTCTATTGATGCTCTATCATCTATATTGACATCAAATTTCGGGATATGATTTTGCTTAAGCGGAATATTTACATTACACATTTCAGCTATTGTATTAGACATATCTACTTCGTTGGCAGTAAATTTTTCTAGCATTTCTTCTGCCGATTTTACATGATAGTCAAAACCACTAAAGACAAGACGACCACGTTCACCGCTGCCTGGTTTTGCTAGTGGCGTATCCAAGGTTGCCTTAGCATCTATTGCCTTTAATATTTCGTGAGCAAACGCATCGCTTTTATTTAAATAGTGAGAATTATGAACACAAACAAAATTTGCCTGATATGATGAATCATTTTCTACTTGAATATTAAATAATTTACCATTATATTTTTCAATATCAATAGCGATTCTTGTATAAAAATAATCTTTATCTTCTAAATATTTAGGCTTAGTACTAGATGATAATAATGGCTTTATTGGTATAATACCCAATTCATATAACTTATTATAAGACATAGAACTAAAATTTATAACAAATTGATTTTTCCATTCATCTTTTGCTTTTTTATGCCTCTTTGATGCAATTTTCCCGTCTCTAAAATTAGGAATAGAAAAACATCCAAAACTATTTAAAATATTAGATAGCTGCCAAATAAGTTGTTGGCTAGTACTTGCAACCGTATATCCTTTTTTATTCTTACGATTGTGACCATCTCCTATCAAATAATATTTTATTATATCTATTATTTCGTTTTTTGTTATAATATTAGTACTTGGAAATCTTTTATTGTTACACCCAATACCACCAAAGTCTGAAAATATTTTTGAAAAAATAAATGAATTTATTCTTATAGAAGCAGAATTATGTTCTTTGTCAATATTTATAGTTGGATTGAAGCTATATTTTTTGAAATAAGAATTTATTTTATCTATTAGATATATTTCCTTTATATGAAATCCAAAGCCAATAATAGTTTTATCTATCCATCCTTCTGCTATATATAATCCTAGTATTTCATAAAATGTTTTATCTAATATAAGCTTTTCTGGAACGCCAGCTTCTTTATCTGTTCTAAAAGATTTAACCTTGCCATCTATAATCCTTGAACATTTATGATCTTTAAAATTTTCCCACACATTATAATATTTAATATAATCATTTCTATTCTCAAAGTTTATTTTATTCTTTTTAATACAAATTAAATCATCGTTTGACAAATCTTTAGCTAATACCCATTCTTTTTTATTAGTATCTACTTTATTCCATTTATTATTTTTTTTAATATTTTTAATTACAAAAAATGGATGATTATCGCTACATTTTATTGGAAAAGAGCCAAGGAATGGTTTTATAGAATAAACTTCTTTGCTCTCTTCTCTATTATTAATGTACACAACTCTTTTTAGTTCACCTGTATGGGTCCAAACATTATCTCCTATTTTTAATTCTTCTATTTTACAGAAACCATTATTAGTAGAAATAAAAGTTCCTGGAACTAAACAATCATTAGTTGCTACGGTTTTAAGACCTAAATCTGTTGCCAGTTTTTTACTATATTCTATAATTATATCTTGTTCAGGAATATATATTTTTCGATCATTTGTCCAGTGCAAAGGATCATTTACTAATTGCAATTCAATAAATAATCTTTCTTTGCCAAATATTTTTACCAATCTTTCTGCATGAATCTTGCCGGTATTATAATCTTTATTTCTACCAAACTCATGATTAACTGGACTATTCATACAACCAGTTAAACAAATTAATCCTTTATTTAATTTTTCTAACATGGCCCAATCTATTCTAGGACGATAGAAAAAACCTCCTCCTTGATCTACTGGCACATTAGAAGCCGTACTAAGTTCATATATGGTTTTTAAACCTTCATCATTCATTGCTAAAATGGTAATGTGACGTGACTTTCGTTCACGCTCTTCATGCTTATGAGTAAAATAAAATTCACAATTATGTAGTATAAAATCTGATACATATGAATTATCTTCTTCTACTGTAATGTTATATACCGTTCCATTATATTCTTTTTTATCTATTTTCTTAATTGGGCAATATATATATTGATTATCGTTTTTAGTATATATTCTCTTATCTCTATTTTGTGTATATGTAAAATAATAATGTTCAAGATTATTTAACTTAGAAATTTTAACAGAAATATTAAACTTGGACAACAGATGTTTTATTTGGTAAATCAATTTTTTGTTAGCAAGCTTTAAAGTATATTGTCCTAAAGCGTTTTTGGCATCTCCCAACATTATTCCATTAATAATGCCTTGATGAAATTCATTGTTATTAATGTATAATATATCTTTATTTATTAATTTTGTTTTTGCTCCCTTTCCAAATAATTTATATAGAAGTTGTGCAAGTTCTTGACAATATATTTCTATATCTATTGTATTTCTAATTTTACCATTTTTTTCTGGAAAATTTCTATTTCTATAATTAATTTTAATATTAAACTTGTTACAAAAATCTTTTATAAAATTTAGTAAATTATTTTCTTTAATATTTAAGGTAAAATTTACAACTTTTATATTTTTGCCAAATGACCCTTCAGATAACCAAAGTCCACAAAATCTTCCAAAATCAAAATCTAACTTTATTTTTTCTGGAAGATGATATGATCTATAATTATAGTTTTCATTACTAATATAATCTTTAATATTTATTTGGTTTAATTTTTCAAATTCATAATTATTATTTATACAAACATAAGATTCCCACATGTGGCCATTGATTATTTTTTTATAATGCTTATGCATTATTTGATCTGCTCTTATCCATTCATTTTCGTTGTTTTTATTATGAATTAATACCGGATGTTCATCTGTTAACCAAATTTTATTATTATTCCAACATTCTATTCCATACAAAATTCCACTATAAATTCTTTGCGATGTATTAATAACTTTTTTAAATCTACCTTTATGAGTTAATACTTCATCTCCTATTTTTATTTCTTCAATATTTAATGGCCCATTTTTTGTAAAAATTATTTGACCAGGCAAGCAACATCCAGGAATAAACTTAATACCTTGTTTTTTGCATTCTTTATACATTTTAATATAATTATGAACATTACCATGATCTGTTAAAGCAATGGCTGACATTCCTACTTCTTTAGCTTTTTGGGCTAATTCAGCAGGCTTATTACAAGAATCTAGAAATGATGCATCAGAATGTTGATGCAATGAACAATATTTAGTTGGCATCATTAATCACCTGTCTTAAGTTGGGGTTTGCTCTGTTCAGATAGTCTTTTAAGCCACTGTCTTTTTTCCTTAGTTCTTTCATTAGGCGGTAATATAATCCCTCCATTTTCCATAAAAATTTTATGCTGTACTTTACACATTTCTGGATTGCACATATATTTACAAACGTGATCGAATTCTATACTACCATCCATTCTATCACAACGCCTTTTAGGTGAATTATCAGCTTTAATTTCATACCAATATTTCTTCAATGCATTCTCGGTAGCTTTTTCATCTTGTGGACTGAATGCTAGTGTCAATGGCTTTTTTCTTAGATAGTAAATAGTAATAAGAATATTTTTATAATCTTTATAACTTCTTCTGGTAGCTAAATGATATATTAAAAGTTGCGGATCTTTAATGCATTCTTTATAAGATTGAGTATAATTTCCACTTTTATAATCTACAATTTCAATAGTGTCTTTATCAAGTTCAGTAACAATATCTATAAGACCTATAACTGGTATAGTTTCATCACCATCTTGAATTTTAATATCGAACCATTGTTCAACATCGAGTACAGTTTTATTCAAAGGATTTTGAAGACTTTTATCGTTTATAACTTTTTCAACTAACCAAATAGCATCATCAAATTCATTTTTAGGACAACCTGCGAACTTATCTATAGATTTTCCAGCAACAAAACAATTACCATCTTTATAATATCCACAGGAATCACAAGCCTTATCTCTATTTAAGGCTTTATCAGATAACTTCCAAAGCTCTTCTTCACGATAAGCATATAAAACTTCATCATACCAAGTAGATTCAATAGTAGGATGTTCTATACCATCACGTTTTGCTTCACCGAATTTTTCCAATATTATATGAACCATTGAGCCTTGTTCGGCAGCAAAAGAAACACCAGTATCTAGTGCTAAATGATATTCGAGGTAATACTTAAAATGACATAGTTTGTAAGTTTTTATTTTTGAGGCACTTATAGAGTGTATTTTCATTTTATCAAAAATTCTTTAGTTGTTACGCCGGCAGCTTGTTTATGCCCCCCTGCTGATAATGCTCGATTACTAACACTTTTTGCTATCTCTGAAACGTCCAGTCCCATGGGATTTTTATCACTCATAATTGAACGTAATGAGAAATAATATTTGTCACCAATCCAAGACCATACTACAGCAAAGGGTACTCCTTTAGCCATTCTGTTGCCAACCTCAGAAGCGATAGATTTAACTGAACAATTTACTGTAGGTACTTGATATCCTGCAAATTCCCCGATAGTGACACTTTTTAATGTTTCTTCTATTTCTTTATTTTGATAACGAAGAATGGCGAAACCTTCATCATAAAGTTCTTCTGGTGCCTTTAGAGAAAGCTTATCATAAACTTCAACATTTAAATCATAACTTGCTACAGCAGCATTAACCTCTCTACTACATGGAAGTTGCCAACGCCATAAGTCTCTATCTTCACAGAATGAAACTAGGACTGGTGGCTTTATTTCTGGATTAAAATATTCCCAAGCAAGCATAGCGCCAGATTTATCCATATTAAAGATAATTTCTAGATTGCCATTCTTACCGATTAATTCAGCAAGTTCTGCCTGTGCACTTTTATGATGATCTAACACTACAAGTTTTTTAGCTTTTAATGCCATATCTAGAATAATATCTTTAGAATATGAGAAATCAATAATATATACTTCACGCCCATCTATTTTAGGCATGGCTTTATCGGCATAAGATGTGGGGAATAATTCTACGTTTCTGTTAAAATGTCTCCAGGCGATCCACGCTCCGCAAATGCCGTCGGGACATGGCGAATGGTATATAACCAATGGTACTGTAACAACTTTTGTCATATTCTTACTCCCTTGGGCAAAATGAGTCTTGGAACTTGAATAAGTTTTTCTTTAATACTAACACAAACAATATCATAATTTTTAGGTTTCCAATATTTAGCTAAAGCTACTGTGCCACTAAGAACAGCAGCCATTTCACTTTCAGCCTCATTCACTTCTATTTCCTCTATCCAATTTACACGCTCAGTAGTTTTAGTAAAATTTAGATGTCTAGGCTTCATTTTACGATCAGTAATTTGGAATTTGACAAAATAATCTCTTGGTTCTTCGTTCTTATTTTGACTAACTGGTTTAGATGTTTTAATAATAGTATCGGTTTTTGATTTATTCATTTAGAATTTTCCATAAAAAAATAACAAATCATATGTAAAATATTCATAGTTACATCTTCAACATGACCGAAATGTTGACTATTTAATCCTATTGTGTAATCTGCTATTTTCCCTATTTTATTATTGCCCTTATTTCCCACAATAGCAATGGTACATAATCCCATTGAAGTGGCATATTTCATAGCCCGTAAAACATTTTCGGAGTTACCTGATACAGATATACCTAATAAAAGATCCATTGGCTTTGGCTTATAATACTGTAATTCTTTCATAAAAATGTCGGCATGTTCATAATCATTGGAGATGGCCGAAGTTAGAGAAGGATTAGAACCAAGTGCATGTCCAGCAAATTGAATCTTGTATTTATCTGAAGCACCTTTATTTAAATCACATATAAAATGCTGTGCATTTGATAATGAACCACCATTACCACATATATATATTCTACTTCCCCATTGAGCACTAATATGTATTCTGGTTATTAATTCATCTATCCAATCAGCTTTAACTGAGGCAAGTAGTGTTTGTTGTTTTTTTATATAATCATTAAACCATTCTTCTAATTTCATATTTCCTCCTATATTTTCTTTTTATACTTCCCCTTCAGTCTGATCTATTGTATTTCTCAATTTAGACATGAACAAATTTTTGGTTGTCATTTTTTTCCATTGATCGGTACCGATGACAAATGCCTTAGTTTTATCAGTATCTAGTTGAAAGTTAAAATCTGTAATTTTCTTCATATAAATTGCATCGCCTGTTTGGCGGTCATTAACTACAGTATCATATTTATCATCTGAATTAACTGATATTACTAAAACACCACGACCTTTTTCAATAATACTTTTGTGTACGTTATTTTGTTTCATCCATTCGCCTATAGTGATCATCATATTAAAATACCTCCCATTGGAATAAGACCTTCGCTCATCAAGATTTTTATAGTAAAAGCCCTAAGCTGGGTCAAATTTTTATTATCTTCTGGTTCCAATACATAATTAAAACTGTCATCATCCATTCGTTCCATTTCCAATTCAGATGGATGAGGAATTGAGTCGGTAGTTCCGGCATCTCTATATAATCTAATTAATTTGGCGTCAATTGATTTTAGAGCATCTATTTCATTAAAGAAACGAATGTCAGACACTGTAATAATATCAAAACTATCACTAGCCTTTTTAACATCTTCTACTAAAACATTTGCCCAAATATTTTTGAAATTAAATTTATTTTGAAATGCGTTCTGGCCAAATTTTTCTCTCACCCATTTATCAAGTAATACCATATATTTTACGTCCGACATTTTGTCAAATCTACCTTCACGCATAACATCAGTTCCGAGTATTTGTAAAAATTCACGACCACTAAGAAAATCATCTGTCTTTTTATTATATTTTTTTTCTATAAAAAAATTATTAAAAAATCTTCCCCAAGTAGCAATAGGATAATTTTTATCACCATCAGAGCCATAACAAGATTTCGCCGGGATGCCAAATTCATTAATAGCCAAATCCTTTAAGGCTTTAGCAAAAGCAAATTCTGTTACTCTTAAATCGGGAAGTAATTCTTTGAAGAAATTACATAAACTATTCTTCCCCGATTGTTTTTTCCCACATATACCAAATACTTTAATAGCCATATTTACCTCCATTATATTTTTACCTTTTTATTTAGTTCTTCTTTTATTTTACTAATATCCATTTTCCCCCAATCTCCACCTTCTTCTGCCCTTATAGTGTATAATCTGAATAATTTTTTTTCAAGTTTCCGGGCTGTTTTTTCCATTCCTTTGTTACCAGCAACATCATTATCGAAAGCTAAAATTATTTCAGTAAAATTACATTTTTCTAAAATCTGTATTTGTCCTATACAAATGTTATCACCAAGGACTGCTACGGCATTATGTATACCAGCCATTTCAAATTTCAAAACATCAAGTGGCCCTTCGGTTAAAATAATAGAACTATCATTAGTATTCTTTGAATAATTAATTACTCTTTCAATATTAAAAAGATTCAGACCTTTACTAAATCCTTTTATTTTATCACCTTCTTCATTTTCTTTTGAAGATGGCCAATGCATCCACTTTTGTGTTTTATCACCCTTTTTATGATTAAGTAAACGTCCAGATAATCCAACTAAATGTCCTTCTATATTTCTTACTGGTACAACAAAACGCCAAGATAAGGGTCCAAAAGTAGAAATGCCCATGCCATAGCTCATGACGGTCTTCATATTAAAACCACGTTCTAAACAATATGCTTCTGGAGATTGATATTTGCTTATTATATATTCAGGTAAAGTAGGCTGTTCTAAATGTAATCTCCAATAATCTATAGATTTTCTGGGTTTTATAACTTTAATAATATCTTGCGGATTGCTTGCAATTATATTCTTTATTGTTTCAATTGCAGTTTCAGTATTTACTTTTTTAATAGCTTTAATTAAACCCACAAGACTTTTACCATACTCTTCTTCGCAATGATGTGTCCAACATGCCCATATATTTTTTTCATAAAGAAAAGAAAATCCCGTTGGATTATCACCACCATGACATGGGGCAGGACCGCTAAGATAAGCTCCTTTATTTATGTAACCATTCTCTTCGGTAATACCTAAATATTTTAAAATATTAATTTCTTGGCCCATTATTTATGCTCTTATATCAATAGACATACTATTTTATGTGAGACCATCGTTTATTATTATGTATATCGCTAATTAAAGAATATCCAACATTAAATATTTTAGCAATATTTCTTTGAGAAATTTTGCCTTTTAAATTTCTTATTTCTATAACTTGATTTTCATTTAGTTTTGAGTTTCCCGTTTAATATTCCTTTTCTTATATACGGATATTTTCTAGATGCATTTCTATCACCTATTGGCGCTCTTTCTGGATGTATTCTAAGTCCATGTTTATCGCCCTTTGCTCTTCTATTTCTTTTAACTGAGTCTTGTATATTATCATTAGGAGTACCCGATAATAAATGATCTGGATTTACACAAACAACATTATCACAAGAATGTCGTATTATCATATTATCTGGAATATTTCCTTTAAATATTTGATAACATAATCTATGCGCCTTAATCTGTTTTTTATTAACTTTAAGAACAGCATAACCATCCGTTGCTTTTGCTCAAATCCAGTTCCAACAACTTTCTCCAGCAGAACAGGCGTTAAAATCTATCTTGTTTAATATTCTATCTAATATTGTCATATTTATTATTTACTAATAATAGTTGTTTGGATACTGCGTTCCTCTACGATGCCACAAACCTCATCCATTCTTAAAGATGGATCATGTATATCGGCATAAACCCCAATAAACTTGCGCCCAGATGTTCCAGGTCCTTGTCTACAAACCACTACTTTAATTTTACAATTTTCTGGTTTTCTAGCATTAGGATCTTGGCTAGCGCCAGCTTGTCTTACCATTATTTCAGCTTCATCTAATTTGGCGAATATAGTAAAATTATCACAAAGCCAAATAATTCTATCAGAACCAGAAATTGTACTCTCATCTTCTTTTTCTAGTCCTTCTCTATTTTGCTGTGCAAATGCCAACATTGGATTTTGATATTCTGACATTAAATCATGTAATGCTGTCATTCGATAACCCAATGCTTCATATTCTTTATCAGCATTTTTATCAGAAGCAGTCATTAGCTTAAGATAATCTAGTATTATCAAACACTTATTAAATTTGCCTTCTTTATTTTTGCCTACTATTTTAGCAAAAAAACGTCTGATCATACTTACCTGTTCTTCTATGCTCCATCCTTTTATTTCAACATAATAGACCTTGCTTTTATGTAGGTCTTGAACAGCGTCTTTAGCTAATTGTTCTTTTTGAATATTTCCAAAAAATTGACCAGCTTCTAATTGATAAAGTGGAATCTTAGTCATCTTGGATACTCGTCTTATAGTTTGATATTCATCATTTAATTCAGTATCCAAATAAAGCACTGGAAATCCTTGACGGGCTACATGATCAGCAATAGTTAATGCTAAAAATGATTTACCCATTTTGGCTCTCGCAGCTATAATACTAACGGTTCCATTCCTAAATCCACCGCCAATAGCTTGTTCAAAATTGGGAAATCCAAATTTAATTCCTATATGAACATTGCCTTCTTTAACTTCTTTATATTTATTACTTAGCCAATTATCAAACGTATGACCAAGAATTCCAATATCAACATTTCTAAATAAATTAGTAGTAAAATCTAACGTGGCACATTCAATTTTATCTACCACCTTATCTGGCGAATCTATATTATCAATTTCTTTTCTGAGATCCTCATTTTGTTTAATGAATCTTCTTTTGACAGAATTATTAAGAACAATTCTAATCAATTCTTTAAAGTCTTTATCACTGGGACTTGGTTCTGCTAAAATTTTAGATATACATTCCTTAACTTGTATCGCTTGACTTTTATAATATTCAGGAAATAGAACAGCAATTTTTTCTTCTAATATAATTGGATCAATAGATTGAGATTTATCCAATCCCATTCCTTCTGTCAATGTTTTAATAGCGCCAAAAATATTTTTAGCAACTGCTGTATAAAAATCTCTTTCTTTTAAAAATACTTCAACGTCGAATATTAAGTCTGGATTATGAGCTAACTTAGATAAGACCTTTTTTTCAGCCTCATTATTAATATATTCTTTATTAATGTATTCTTGATTTCTCACTAGCCATTCTCCTAGTATATTTTATTCTCAACATTTCTATTTTCTTATCAATAGCAAATGGCATATCTTTTATTTTAAATAATTGAGCCTTCAAAATAGTTAATCTTCTGCCCTGATTATCTATATCTGGCTTAATTGTTCTAACTACTGCTATTTTTTCATCTATACTTTTATATCTATAATCATTGCCTAGATTATTTGTTTCCAAAAATAATACTTTATCCAACTCAAATTGAATTATTTCTATCTGTGCCTCAATAGAACCTTTTTGGGCTTTGATATAAATATTATATGAGGCTAACCTATTTAAAAAATCCTCAAAATCAGCAAAACTCATTAATTCCAAGGATTTATTATTTATATTGGCAATCTCTTCACAAGTTAAGATTGGCATATTAATAGGGTGTAAACCCAATTTATTACTCCAATCGCCAACTTCTTTAAACGAATTATTGATTACTTCCTGCACAACTATCTCGGATTAATCCTCTAATACGATTTACATCTAAATCTTTTTCTGTTATTCTAATTAACTTAATACCGTTTTGTTTGCACCATTGTTCTTTTAGATCATCTCTATTTTTTGATTGAAGCCATCTAAGTCTATCGCCGTGAAAAAAGGGATTAAATTCTTCGTGTTGTGAACCATCAAATTCAAAAGCTATTTTAAGTGAGTCTATAAATAAATCTAGTTTAAGTTTTGTTCCAACACACAGTAATTCTTCATAAATAGGAGTATTGGGCCAAATGTTTATCAAAATATTAGCAAGTTCATTTTGACCCTTAGACTTACTTATTTGATCTGGCAATCTTTTATACTTACTTATATTCTTACGCTGGATATTGCCATTCAAGTCTCTGAATTTCATTTAATTTTTTTGTTTCCAAGACATTGAATAAAACGACTTAATGTAACATATATAATGTCGCCAACAATACACATAGAAAACATGATAATAATTATTACTAACAGTTGTATAAAAAAATTCATGATAATATCTCCTTTATGATAAAATTTTCTTTTATGATAAAATTTCTCTGAGTCTTCTTTCAATATCTATTCTTACTTCTGGATTTTCCCTAATATAAGAAGCCATTTGATCCATGCCTTGAGCTTTGAAAATCGGTTGATCTTTATCAGGATTGGTTCCTTCTTTAAATAAATTATACCATGCACCTTTTTTAATTACAACATTAAATGAAGTAGCATAATCGGCTAATTCTCTGCCAAAATCAAATCCTCTACCATATATAATAGGTAATTCGGCTGTTCTATATGGAATTCCACAACGACTTTTAATAGCTTTGGCTATTATATAATGACCCATAATATCTTCACCTATTTTAATTTCCGGATTAGGATATCTTTTTTCAATTTTAATCCGAATATCTGAATAAAATTTAATAGCATTACCTCCAGGCTGATCAGTTCCGCCTCTTGTCATTGGTCCAATTTTAGCTCTTTCTTGATTTAATTGTATAAGAATATTATGATTTAAACTACAAAATTTCTTAGCTTTTGGCATAAAAGGACTAAATAAACGAGCTAAAGCGCCAACCTGAACTTCGCCAGCAAGTGCCTCATCTATTTGAGAAGGTAAGCAAGCCGGTATTGAATCATTAATAATTAGACATTCCTTTTGAGTTTGTAAAATATGAGTCATAATATCAATGGCTTTTTCGCCATTATCTGGTTCTACCCAACCTACCTTAGAAGGATTTAACTCTGAAAAACATTTAACAATACTGGCATTTATTGCTCTTTCAGCATTTATATAAAATATTTGCATACCACGCTTTTGTGCTTGGGCAGCTATTTGAAGCGCTAAGGATGTCTTACCAGTTGAATTTGGTCCAAATATCTCGACACAAATATTTCCAGGAATACCACCCTCATCTGAAAATATTCTATCCAAAGAAAATAAACCAGTTCCCAAGAAATATGGGGGCTTAAGATCATCAAGTTTTTTAGAAACTCTGCCACCCATTTTTTCAATTTCTTCATAAATAGCGCTTATTTCATTAACCACTTCTTCTTTATCTTCTTTTTTCTTAACCATATTATTCCTTGTTTAAAAAAGAAAATATATTACTTTTTGATGGAGTTTTAATATTAAATGTACTTTTTTCAAGATTAGGCTTTTCTGCCTCAACGATAGATTCTTCAATCTTAGTCTCTACTTTGGTAGCAGAAATTTCATCGGTAAGATTTTTTTTTACAAAAACATTATAAAGTAATCTCTTTATACCATTTACAACTATAAAATTAGACCTACTCCAGTGTTTAATAAAGACGAGAGTCTTAAAAAAGAATTCTTTAACTTCTAATGGAGTACTAGATTCTTTACGCCAAAAAGTTTCTGATTGTAATCCGAAGTTCATTATTGTTGCCATCTCGGCTAATAGGTGGGCAAGATCACATCGCATATCAGGAGTTGTTAATGATTGATATTGATGTTCTTGTTTGAATTTTTCTTTTTTCTTTTCCTGGGCTAATTTAAAAATTTGATTACAGGTAGGACAATTAGCGTTTCGCTTGCCCAGTTTTGTTAGACCTTTGAATTTTGTATGATTTTGACATTGCATTTTGTTTTTTTACCTTAACTATTTTTTTTCATAGTCACTAAGTAAATCACCGTTGAATAAATCATATCTATATTTTCTAACTTTACCGCCAAATTTTTTAATATACTTTTCTAGCTCGTCCCAACAAGGACAACAAACTATAAGCTCATCATGGCGTTGATCTTTATTTGAGAAATAACCCCAATACTATTTTACTTCTTGGAAAAGTTATTTTTTCTTTTCTTTTAAATCTTTTTTGTTTAGTATAAAATATAGTATTACAATATTCGCAAATATTTTTAATCATTCACATCCTCTATTTCCTCCAAAATCATTATAATATTTATCCCATTTTATCCATTTTCTTTTTTTATTAGTGGTGTTTGTTATCCAAAATCCCCAATCTCTAACCTTTTTTTTCATAACCACTATAGACCAAGCTGGATTATTATTTAATAGCTGAACTCTATGTGTATGCGAAGCTGGAAATCTTCTTAAACATGGAGCCTTATAAATAACCTTTTCATGTTTTTTAGTTTTAGGATTCCAATATTCTTCTTCATAACCATTCCAAAAAATAAAGCTAATTAAGTCATTAGGATGGTCGTGCAAACAAGCAGTATGATCGCCATTTAAAAATAGATGAATATATATTCTTGTATCTGCCACTTTAAGAAAACGCCATAGCCAAAAGGTTTTATTAAATCTCAATAACGTCCATCTTCTAAGATAAACATTACCATCTCCACGTAATATATCCTCTTTACGAAAAATCTTGTCAATTATGTGCTTTAATATTTTCATTTTCCATTCCTTTAGTAGAAACTTTTTCAATAGAAATTTCTTTATATACGTCTGGAATACTTCGTATTATTTCTGAAAAAAGAGGAGGATTGCCATAAGCTTTAAACCATTTTATGCGACATTTATTTCTTTTTTTATAAATACAACCAGCACCTATTTTAGCATGTGGGATTGGTCTTACTAATACATTTAATACAATTACATCATAAATAACAAAATAAGCATCGCCGTCTTCGTGAATAATTTTATTATCAAATTTGAATTCTTTGATTTTTAGATTCTCAGATTTACATCTTTCTGACAACATTCGCCAGTGAGATACATTAGCTTCGTTTTGTTGTACAACTTCATTATTACTTAACTTAACTTCCCAAGGCATTGTTAATCTCCTTTATTGTTAATCTTATTATTACTTTGCTCTATAATAATCAATAGTACTCTCTAATCCTATTTTTAAATCAGTTAATGGAGCCCAGCCAGCCTTGGATTTAATAAGTGAAATATCAGGTCTACGTACTTTAGGATCATTTTGAGATTTAAAAGGAATATTAATAATATTAGAATTAGAGTCAGTTAAATTCTTAATCATATTTGCTAATTCAATTACAGAATAATAACAATATGGATTACCTATATTCATAGGCATATAATATGAGCAATTCATTACTAACAAAATAGCTTTAACCATATCATCAATATAACAAAATGATCTAGTTTGATTTCCGTCGCCATATACAGTTATATCTTTATTATTTAAGGCTTGATTAATAAAATTAGGTATTACTCTACCATCTCCGATATTCATTCTAGGTCCGTAAGTATTATGTGCAAATATAAAATCTCCACCTATAAAATTTTCATATTCTGGAACAGAAAAATCATATACAAAATCATCTATTATAAATTTTTCAATATCTACAATATGAGCCCATTGTATATTATTAGATTTAAGCCTTTGCAAAACTTGTTTTGAATTATTCAAATTTAGAATATTGTAATTAGACAGTCCCTGTATATTAATGGTTATTGCATCATAAAATTTCTTATTTCCATTTTTGTCTTTTATCCATGTCTTATAATAAGAAATAGATGGTATAATACCAAATCTTAATAATAACAAAGAAAGATCATCTTTTAATTTTTTAGAAACAGTAGTAAAAATAATTTTTTTATTTGTTGTTATAGCATCATGATTTCCATCACCGTTCCAGTATCCTTGGAGAAAACTTAAAACTTGATTATCTTCTGATTGAATTATCCATATAGGAATAAATTTTTCATGTGATTTTACATATCCAAGACCTGCTATATTGGCAAAGAAGTTTACCAATTCTTTATTACTTATTCTTAATGCCGGTGCTCTGTTTTTAGATGGTTTTATATAACAACAATTATAATTAAATATTTCTTTTATGATTTTTTTTGCTTTATTTAAATATTTTGTATTAGAACTAATGCATAAAATATGGTCATTTCTTTTGCAGGTATATTTTTTATTTTTTCTAACCATTATTCTTTTATATGAATATTTTGAAATACATGCTTCAGCAACTATTAACCCTAATAACCACATAAAATCATTATTAACATTTATTTCTTTTTTATTATATTCAAATTTTGGTAATTGTAATTTCTCGATTGGAATTAGATTTGGTATGGCTATATAATCTCCTATTCTTAAATTCCTTCCAAATATTGGTTCAGGATTTCCATTTTTATCTCTTGTAAATAAACTATGATCTTCTGTTATTTTTATTTCTTTGCCCCAAGTTGTTTTTATTTTAAAACCAATTTTATTAACTTTGTGTTTTATTATATCAGAAATAGGAGAAATTATAACCTCATTTTTATTATTAAAACACGGCACTTTTACATTGTTTTCATTACCAATTATTTTATTATATGCAACCTCAAATGGTTCATAATGTAATATTCCATTTAAATAATAAATAATATTTTGATCACCCGTTAAACTATTGAAAATGCGAACAATACGTGTATTTAGTCCATATTGTTTACGATAAGTCATAACTAAAGTTTCACCCATGCGCTTAGATTCGTCATAAACTGATCTATCAGAACAAGGATCTACGTTGCCATGATAACTTTCTTTTTGTGGATGTTCTAAGGGATCTCCATAAATTTCCGAAGTAGAGGTATATAAAAATTTAATCTTATTGGAAACAGCAATTTCTAAAAGATTGCGTAAGCCGAAAATATTCGCTTCAATGGTTTCAATCGGCATTTTTAGATATTTATCCGGACTAGCAATGGATGCTAAATAATAAATCTCATTTACATCTTTAAGTCTAATCTTTTCGGCTAGTGCTTTAGCTATATTAAAATGAGCAACATCTTGGCGAATAAAATCAAACCCTCGATGATTATAAATATCTTCTATATTAGAAACGTCGCCAGTTACAAGATTGTCAACACAAAGAACTTCGTTACCTTTTGAAAGTAAATAATCACAAAGATGGCTTCCAATAAAACCACAGCCACCTATTACGATGCATTTCATTCTGAATAACTCTCTATAATATATTGTTTTAATTCTTCTGATGATTTAAAAAATCTTTTGACTCTACTTAATATCCAAGGAGATATATCTCTCCAGTTAGTATCTTTTGTAAATACACCTAAAACCGGAATACCTAAATATCTAGCAACAGTTAATTCGCCACTAGTTCCTGGCCCACAGTTTTTATCTAAAATAGCAATAATACCAATACAATTGGCAACAACTTCTATATCACCATCGGCTATTTTTTCAGCATATTTTATACAATCATCAAAAGTATGTTGTTCATCTTTTTGAAATACCCACATTGTAGGAAACACGGATTGATTATAATCAAAATCACAAGGATTAATGAGTCGATATTTAGTATCTTTAAATAATCCAATAATTTCTTGTCTTACACCAATTCCATGATCTAGCGATTTTTCAATTGCTCCGGCAAGATAAAATGACTTACTCATTTAAGTCCTCCCATATTATGTTTTTAAATGGAGTTAACAACATGATAGAAACTTCTGTTTCTTTTCTTATAGATTCATTAATTTGTATTTGTTGCATTCCATTATGACTACAACAAGGAAAAAGTCCAGCGTGAATAATATTATTATCTATATGGAAAATATGAATCTTTATTCCACTATTATATAGTTTCATTAAATGCTCATACATAGAGCGGACAAATTGCTGTATTATTAATTTAGATTGTTTGGCTTTATTGCGCCTATTTTCATCTGTAAGATAAAATTTTTTTGCGATACGATTTATTTTAACTTCAACAGAATCTTCCATTTTATGGATTTGGTCTTATAGAAAAAGCTCCAACATCATCATTGGTTCTTTTTCCTTCGTAATATCCTTGTCCTAATGCGCCCGTTGGTAAGGCTATAATAGCTACCGGAGGTTTCTTTTGAACCTTTTCTTTTCTTTTATTTTCAACTACGGGTTCAGGCTCAGGAACAGATACAAAAGCCTTATTGCCCATTACACCTTGAATTGTTTCTACTTTAGAACCACGTATCTCGGGAATAGGTGCATCGCTCACATCGCCAGGATTAGGATTACTATTTTTCTCTTTTATAGTCTTAATGGCTATAGCATCTACTTTATTTTTAGTAGGCTCAAACTGAACAGGCTCAGCCGCTTTAACCATTTGAACGGCAGTAGCTAACCTCGCTGTTAATTCATCTACTCTCTTTTTGGTTAATGGCTTACCTTGATAATCTGCTAAAATTCCACGAATTATATCTCTAATCATAATAACTCCTATTTTTATCTAGTTTCTATTTATTCATTTATAACAGTCACAGCACTTTTTAATATATCTTCGGCACCCGTTCTAATTCCTGAAAAGAATGATCTTAGCATAGCCACATATTGATCAGGAAGAATATCGGCATTAATTGGAAATTCATAATATGTGTGAAGTGTTTCAAATGCTAAGGTCATCAAAGCCCTATAATTAGCAGGCACCCAATTCAAAAGTTTGCTTTCAACTTCTTTTGTAATTGGCTGTTCAGGATTATTTAATCCTGGCATTAAATGACTGTCAATAATACCGATAATACGAATAGCCAATTCAAGTTGATCATTTTTGTTGTCTTTATTAATTTCAGTAATTGCTAATGAAATAGATGCACGTGCAGCACTAAAAATAAGTCTTTCTTTATCTGTTTGCGTTACTTCACGTGGACGCAAAATTGAACAACCGCTAATAATAGAAACACAAAATAAACTAATTGCTAGGTAAGTATGGATTTTGTTCATTGTCCTCTCCTTCTAAAATTGGACCAGTACCTTGTGGTATTGAGTTAATATTAAGAGTAGCAATACCCAAAAACGATTCAGCTTTATCTTTAATTTCTTTTTCTGAAAAATCAGTTATACCATGTTTTCGTAAATCATTGAGAGTATATTCTATTGCTTTTATAAGTTTATCATTTCCGGCAACTTTTTTATCCTTGCCCATTTCTAATTGGAGTTTTTTAGCCCATTGCTCGGCATAAGATACTCCCTGTGCAACACAATTACCTATTACATCTTGTAGACTTGACTGTGTTTCAGCATCAGTTTTTTCTCCGAATTTTTTTAAAGCAACCTTAATATAGAATGTTGTTACTATAGCTAATCCCGTTACTATAAGAGAAACTAGATTATTGAGTAATAATTGAATTGATTCAGTTTCCATTACCACCCTCCTTCTTTTTAGACCTTTTACTATTTAATTTTTCAATAATTGTTGCTGCTTCCGATTTTTTAAGATCATCAAGAGTATTAATTATTTTACCGATAATTTCTCCCATTTCCACTAGTGTTACTTTCATTTCTCCAATAAATTTAGTTTCAAGCAAAACTCTTTGATTACCCTGAATCGGTAAATCAGGTTCAATATCTTGTGTTTGATCAGTAATTTCTTCCTTACTACATACATCAAGGCCCAAAATATTGCGCAAAGCTCTTGCAGAGGCACGGGTTTCTGCTACAACGGTAGTATATTTCTCAAATCCTGGCATAGAATTAATTTTATTACAATCAGCTACAGAATTCCAAGAAAATTTTTGATCGGGAATACCTACTTCATTTCTGGGTATAATCTCATAACATACACTTACTGTTGCACACCATTCATTGTCCTTCATAGGAACATTATTTATACAAGCATTATAACGAACTATTACAAATAACTTCTTCAAAACTCTAAGTAGTGAATTATGTCTTACAAAAATACAGCTTTCTTTGTTTAAGACAAAATCTTTTTCGTTAAAATAATCTTTTACTTTCAAAGTTCTTCCATCTATTGTGGTAAATTCTTCTCCAGTAAGCATATCAAAATTAAAAACAGGTTTAGACATTAAGGCCCTCCGTGATTTTTATAATAATTTTTCATTGCATCGCTGCGCCCACGCACATTTATTCCCATACTTTTTAATTTTCTTTTCACTATTTCAGGATGAATTTTCAAATCAATAGATATTTGATTCAAACTTTTATCTTCTTCTTCATATAGTCTTAAAATTTCTGGATTTATATCATCTCCATATTTTTTTCTACGTCCCATATTATCTCCAATCTCTTTGTTATTAATGCCTCTATTATAGTATATATTTTGGCATAATATTTTTCATATCATTCGGGGTTGGCACATAACATCCTCTGTATCTAATATTTATAGCCGCCCCCGCAGAACCAGCTTCTACAGCTTCTTCTATAGAAGCACCAAAATAAAGCATAATGCCAAAAATTCCTGCCAATGCATCCCCACAACCACAAACATCGATCGCTTCTTCTTGATTAGCTTGACTAGGATAATAAAATTGCTTTTCTCCAAATTGATAAACCACCATACCATCTTTACCAAGAGTATTAACTAAATAAGTTGCTCCTAAAATATCTGATAAATGAAATAAATCATGATTAGTTTGTTTAACTTCTCTGGCATTGGGTTTAATGATAGTTAATTTCTTCAATCTAAAAAATAATGGTCGCTTAGGATCTAAAATAGTAGGAATGCCCTTATGAAAGCAATAATGAGCAATATTTTGAATAATAGGATCTGTTAATGTTCCTTTATCATAATCAGAAAATATAACAGTAGATATATTAAATTTTTCTATAATTCGTTCTAATTCCTTTATCCAATTAACTTCAGTTTGTTTATCTGGTTTACTTCGATCTTCACGATCTACTCGACAAATTTGTTGTGAACCAGCCCATATTCTTTCTTTAATTGTTACTGTATGCTTTATATTGTTTCCAAACTCTAAGGGTTGACACAAAATACCTTTTTCAGAACACATTGTCTTTAAAACTTCGTGAGAATTTTCTTTAGGTGGATCTATGTAACTTTTATAAGCCAATACGCACTCAATTCCGGCATTAACTACGTGTGCTGCCACATTAGCGGCCGCTCCAAGACTAATAGATACACCGTCTGCTATCAAATCAATAACAGGAATTGGTGCTTCTGGACTAATACGGGTGCATTCACCACGCAAATGTTTATCTAACATTACATCGCCTAAAACAAGAATTCTATTCATTTCAAACTCTTTCTAATATTTTTTTATATATATCGGTACAACTTATTTGATTATCTCTAGGTATAAAAATAATTTCATTAGCAAATTTTTTACCAGGTATTAATTCTTTATCTCTAATCTCTTCTGAATGAAATATAATAAGTTCTTTATTTGGACCAAATCTAAAAAAATTATTTTTAACAAAATTTTCAATCCAAATGTCCTCAGTATCTTCAATATATATATCACATTGATTTACGGCATATAAATTAGACATTATATATTTTCTTTGATCTGCTGAAATAAAACTGGGTTTTGTTTTACAATCATGCACTAAAACTATTAAATAATCACATTTATTCTTACATTTATTAATAGTAGCTATATGAGATTTATGCAAAATTTCCCAACGTCCAGATTTTATTCCAATCCTTACTATTTTATTATTTTTTATAGAGTTACACGATAAACAAATAATTTGAATATTATTAATAGAGTAATTTTTATTAGAATCTATTCTATCAGTACATTTAGATGCTACATTAATCTTACCAAATTTACCTCTAGTTAATTCTCTATCACAAACTTGACAACGATTATATTTGTTCCATGTTGATAAAAATTCATCTTGCGTTAAGATACACCTTATTCCTTTTGCTCCGTAAACAAAATAGTTTTTATCATTGGGATTGTTACATCTTTGTAATATTTTTGAATAAACATTTTTGCCTTCTATATTTCTTTTTTTTCCTCTTAATCTATATTTTTCTTTATTATCATTATAATATTTATTTAAATATCCATTATTTTTAATATTTTGTCTTTTATATTTATCTTTGCATTCTGTAGAACAATGAAGTTTGGCTTTTGGCTTACTAGTTTCAAATTCTTTATTACAAAATTTACAATTTTTCTTAAAAAGAATCATTTTTTATAATCCTAAAAATATCTGATACAGAACTACACTCAAAATCTGGTATATAGATTATTTTATCTACTATATTTTTACCAGGAATAAAATAAGCATTTTTCATATATTGTGCATGAAACAAAATTAATTTAGCACTTATACCAAACCTATTTTTAAGTTCTTTTTCTTTAAAATTCTTCAACCATTCATGTTCATTATTGCCAGAATATATATAAACCTCATTAACATCCCACATTGATTCAAGTATTATTTTTCTTTGATCAGCCGGTATGGGAATAACTCCTTTTTTATTCTTTATATATTCATCATCATTAATTATAACTATTAAATAGTCACATTTAGAACTAGCAAAATTTAGAGCTTTTATATGACCAGCAGTAAGTAATGTAAAACATCCCGATTTTACACCAATTAACATTTGACGCTCTCTATTAATTCTCCAAACCCACTCCAAGATTTTTTATAAATTGGAAGTCCTATTTTCTCATTGATCCATAATTCGTGACTATTAAAAGTTTTATTTGCGCCATTTATAATACTAAAACTATCTTGTGTTAATTTACCCCACTCATGCCTTAAATTTCTTTTAATATTTTTAACTGGATTACATACTTTATTAAAATAATCTCTATTAATTTGATTTCTTTTATCTCCTCTAGCTGGCTGTTGATGAAACAAATGAACACCACAAAAATCAGCAAAATCAGATTTATAAGTTGGTAATAAAGATTGTAATCTTATGTATAGATCATCATCTTCTCTGGAATATTTACCATAACAATAAAATTCATCATAACCGTTTATAGATAAAAATGAATCACGATCAACTGACCATAACCATACTGCATTACCTTCTTTAGGCGGTGGTATATTGCCTACTTTGTAAACTTCGGCAATTTCTAATTTGGTGGCATTTCTCATTGCCCATTGATTAAACATTATTAATTGTGTGATGAGAGGATGATTTTCATTAACTGTTGGTGCTCCTGCAATACTTCCGTCAAAACCTTTACTAGTATCAATCATGTAACCAGTATTCAAGACTTTACGCTTTTGAATTTCTTTAACTGCACCGCTAATAAAATTTTCACTTACAAACCAATCAACGTCGCAAAGACAAAAAACTTTACCCTCGGCAATTCTAAATCCGCAGTTTCTCATATATGCGGGATTTGGATAATCTATATTAAGTGGTATATTTATATACTTTATATTGAGAGTTTGTGATAATTCTTTACAAATTATTAAATATTGTTGATTTAAAGAGTCATCTATAAGAATTAATTCAAAAGATATTTCTGAATGTTTTTCTTTGTTTAAAGTAAATCTCTCTAAAAGAGATTGGACTCTATCAAATCTGCCCGGAGCTGCTGGAATAACCACAGAAAGTTTATATTTACTAATATTCATAATTGTCTTTCAGCCATTTAAGATGTTCATCTGGTTCTCTTATAATACCGCCGATAATAGAAAATGAATCTGGAGGCAAAGTATCACAATCGAAAACTTCAGTATTAAGAATATAAGATTCATCAACAATATCATTATAATAAGATTTATCAATATATAATTCTATTGCCCAAGCTTTATCCGCTTCTATTTCAATATCAGGACATGTAAAATCTATAACACTGACCAATTTCTTTTCAAAATTTGGTGGTCTTAAAAGTTGATTAGTAATATTTTGAAAATAATCCGATTCATCAAGGTTATTATACATAGATTTATTAAGTTTGGCTATTTTTCCACTTAGAGTAAATTTATTTATAGATTCAAGCATTATTTTAACAACATTTTCTGATGGCCAATGATTAACGTGAAGTTGTCCAATAATTTTGCCTTGACCAATTCTAATGCCCATTCCTAAGAGATAGTTTAAAGAAACTTTAATATGTGGAATATAAACATATTTTAATGGAATATAATGAGACATTGTAGCGCAAAGTTCACGACAATTATCTGTACAACCCCTATCTACTACTATAATCTCAAATTTAATATCTTTATATCTAACCTGATTAAGATTCAGCCTAGACAATAATGCAGCCAAATATGGCTCTGCATTATTTATAACAGGAATGATTACAGAAAGATCAAATTTAGTATTCATAAAAGGTTCTAGGATTTAAAGATCCCCATCTAGCAATTATTTTATACAAAATGAGTTCACGATTAATTGGACCAATTATTCTTGAGTCATAAGAATGGGGACGATTATCTCCTAAAACAAAATATTCATCAAGACCAAGTTTGATGTTAAAGACTTTTTTATTAGTTGGTGTAAAATCAAATACTGATTCTATAGTATCTTCTAATCTACCGTTAATAAAAACTCTACCATCAATAATATTAATTTCTTCGCCAGGTAAACCAATGACACGTTTAACTAGGGTATTTCCATTATAATAAAATCCAACTACTTCACCACGTTTAATTGAATTAAATTTACCTATGCCAATACAACGGTCTCCGTTACAAATATTGGGCCACATACTCGGACCATAAACTCTAAAATATCTTGGAGACCAAATAAATTGAACACCCAAAAATATTGATATAAATAATATCGCAGATAATATAAATCTATTTAAAGTTTTCATTATATCACGTTTATTATATCACCATCATTATAATTGGAAGAATCTTTGGAGCCAATTCAATGAGAGAAGCTATAATTGTTATTGTTTTAATCTTCTTACTATTGGATTCTTTGAGTTCATTTATACCACCTTTTAAAAATTCAATGCGTTCTTTCCAAGACATTGAAGCAACCAACTCATCATATCTTTTACTTAATTCTTTGCGACTTTTGGCATTTCTAATAATAGTAGTAACTTCTGCTATACCCAAACCAATAAGCGCAATCTTATTAGATTTCCACCAATCAGAGGCTACTTTTTCTGTTCCGTTTTTTGTGTTAAGATTAGAAATAATATCATTTATAAGTTTGCCAGTGATTAATTTTAGATTACTTTCTGCTAGTTCTGATGCCATTTTTATTACCCATTATTCATTAGCCAATATACTTATCCAACCATATATTCCACACTTAGCAGAACGATGAAGTAAATAATCATTATAAACTTCAAGTGAATCCATAACCATTTTTACACTACTACCGAATTCCTTAATAGCCAGTTCTTTTAAATTGTCTATTAATTCATAAGTTTTAATGACACGTGTTTGTTGGCAGTCTTCATTTATATCCCAAGAAACAGCATAAGCAACCCTAGCAACTCTATGATAATCTTCTTTATTAACCTTTTTTAATAAAGGTAAATCTATATTATTAGCCCATGACAATGATACCTTTTTAGCCCAATCTTTAATTTCTTCTTGAATTATATCTCTTTTTTCTATTATATCCATATTTTATTCCTTTAATTGAAACCACTTTTCTAGTTCTTCCCACAACTTACGATTAGCTTCAAGATAAGCCTTTAAATCTTCACCAGTAGGAGCAGTTTGTTCAGCTTGTCTTGCTACAGCACCACCTCTTGCTACAGAATCAATAACTAGCATCGGAGTTAAATTTACAGCTAGCCACGAACAACCACTAGTAAAGTTTATAGTTAATATTAAAAACACCAGAACAATCAATCGTCCGAACATGGTCTTTTATCTCCTTCATATAAAATACACCATTGTTACATATGTAGACATTTTATAATCTCTAAAAGCTCAGTATTTTTTTCATTAAATTATTTTTTCATATATAATAAGATTATATTTCTTTGCCTGCGATTTCATGTCCCTAGAACCCTTTGATTTACCATCCCAAATCAAAATAAGACCTTCTGCCTTTCCTTCAATAATCATTTTATTATTGCGCATTGGTCCAGCACTTTTCCCAAAACTTTTCCAATATGGTAAAAATCTTTCAATAGGAATATGATTTTCCTTTGCCCATCTTTCGCCTAACAAATCTACTCCACTACATGTACCACTAATTATTTTAGTGATATTGAAATTACTATCTTCTATGACCTGTTTAACAACTTGATAATTATTTATATACCTACCGCCTGCAATTATAACTTTCATATTTTGTTTACTTTAAAAAACATATATTTTAATTTTCATAGAACGATTTTCAGTAAAAGAACCATTTTCATTCTTTTTTATATATAGAGGGATGTAATTACATTCATCTATAATAGATTCTTTAATCCATTTTTTAATATTATTCATTGCTTTTTTATCAAGAGATTTTTTATTATAAGAATTAAATACCACTTTAATTTTACATGTTACTTCAACAGTTTTCATGAGTTACCTCAAAATTTTAATACCCATGTTACCCAAAATTCAAAATCTTCGCCACGCCTACTTTTAACCCAAATATTCAAATCCTCTATTTCAACACCAATCTTAAAACTACCACCAGTATTTAATCCAGTTCTTAATCTTACTGGACTTTTTTTAGTTTTAAAGATTTTATAATCATATGTATCATTTATTCTATTTCTTTTGCCTTTTATATCTAATTTTAAGTGACCACGATTATTAATGACAAAATTATTTACTATAATCATTTCGTTTTTAGGAATACTTCTAGAGTAACCAACAATTTGTCTACGCTTAGATTCATATTCTTCAAACCTCATACTAGGATCTGATTCAAATTCTTCTTCCAGTTGATCTCTAGCAATAGATTCTAATTTTCTTTGAATCTGATAACTAGCAAATTCTTTTAGTCCTTGGGGATTAATTTTTATAGAAAATCTACATCCTGCGCTTAGCAATACAAATATGAGAACGACAGATAATTTCATTAAATTCATCAACAACTACTCCACCCACCTTCTCAATCAATTGTTTTAATTCCTGTCCCTTATATAGGCGAAAATGTTCCGGGCAATTCTCTTTAAAATCTCTTTCATCATAAGGGGCAGTGATTATTGCTATTCCTTTAGGGCTTAATGCATCTATAACTTTTTTACAAACTTCTTCTCCATTGCGTAAATGCTCCAAACATTCTCTAAAAAATATCAAGTCAAAAGTTCCAAGAGGAAATTCTTTCTCTAAGTTCATTCCTTGTTTATTGATAGGATAAGTTATTTTATTTATAACTTCTGGTAAATCAATCCCAAATTCTATAAGTCCTAATTTTTTCATTTCATAAGCAACTCTGCCACAATTAGTTCCTAAATCTAAGAAACTCATTCCTGGCTTTGCATAATCTTTTAACTTCTGATAAGCAATGACATTTTTATTGACAACTATGTCAGACTCTTTTGAATGAAAATCATTAAAACAGTATTTATTCAATTGTTTTTGAATCCACTCGTCCATTGTTTATCCTAACATAGATCCATAATAAATCTAATGGCCATTGATGCTATTTGACGACATTCAGCAGCCATATTTTTCTTTGATCTCTTAGATCGCTTCTTACGTACCTCTTCCCAAAGTTCATCAATTTCTTCAAGAATAACAGCATATCCTTCGTGGGCACTATTAAACGGACCATATTTTTTAACGGCCTTATTTAACTCAGCACTTAAAAGTTTTAATTCTTTATCAATATTTATCATATTTTTAACATATTATAATTTTGCCTAATATATTCCATATAATCAGGCTCAAATCCATTTAATACAATTGGATGTGTTGTTTCAGAGAAAAATACTAACGGCTCAGTTTGTCCTTCAGCATAGCCAGTGCCCGGCCAACCATATACTTGCGACAATGCTTTATTATTTTCATAAGCTATTCTTGGATTTTGTGGCCAAACCAAGTAACAATTATTATACCAATTAGTAAAACTTGGTCGTTTAAAGGTTAATACTTTCTGTCTGATTAATTCAGGTGGTTTAACCCAACAATAATGAAACATTGGACAGATTTCTCGTTTAAAAATATAATCTACTTTCTTACTAATATCTGTTCCACCGGGATAAATAAAGTGCTGAGAGGCTGAATATTTAGCACCTTTCACATAGCGTAAAAAACGCCCATTATGGGAAGCACTAAAATATAACAACATAGTATAAGCAAACTGATATTCTTCCACTACTGCGTGATTAAGACTTGGTTCTCTTTTAAAATAACTAATAATATATTCCAGATGATCTTGTTTAAAAAATTCATCTACATCGACCATATAAATAAGATCGCCAGATTCAATATTAGACATCGCCAACATTTCATTTTTTGCCCAAGCTTCATATTGCTCACGAGAACGTATATCATTATTTTTTTCCGGCCTCCAATATCTAATTTTATTTTGTCTATCATACAAAATCATAAAGCTTTGAATTCGATCATCGGTTTTATCTTGTGACCTTAGCGGTTGATCATCAAATGGACTGAGTGTACCTTCAAAAATTATAATCTGATCAACTAGATCATAAATGTTTGCTAAACATCTTTCTATTAATTCTTCTTCATTATAAGATAATATAAGAGCAATTGTTTTCATTTTTTATAACCGTAAGTCAATGATTTGAATCGCCCACAACTTTTAAATTTACCAGATTTTATTAGTTTCTCTTCTGCAACTATTCCAGCACTTTCATAGTAATCAGCATTTCCAGGAGAACTATCATGAAAAGCAATACAACCACCATTAACAACAAAAGGTTCAAATAGATCAAAGTCTTTTTCAACAAAGTCTTTTTGGTGACAACCATCTATAAAAAGAAAACCTATTTTATTTAATTCCAAAGTTTTATAATCTGGATATTTTTCTTTTTGTTTATTCATATATAAACCAAGTTCCTCAGATGTCATTCTAACAGGATTAATATAATCATCTACATCTGCTTTTACTATATTTGCACAAAAATCTTCATGGGTATCGTTCACATTTTGTTCTGCCCACAAATCATAGGCTGGTTTTATATTTAATCTCTCGGGCTTCTTGTGTGGATCTATTGCAAGTACCCAGCCATTTTCAGAGAATTTACAAGCAGAAGCAAGTAAAATAGTAGAACGTCCTCGCCAAGAACCTATTTCATAGACTTGCGTTCCATTTGGCTTTTCTAGAGCAAACTTATAAAGCAACTCTTCTTCGCCAGTTCGCAGAAAGCCTTGTACTTTCCTACTTTCTTGTAAGGCCCATTCTAAATCAAATTTTATCATATATTGCTCAGTTTAATAAAAATCCTATAACCAGCATAGTGTCTTCAGGACTAGTAACCAAAATACATTCAACACCATATTGCTTAACTGCATAGTCATTACCACCAGGGAAAATAGCATCTCCAACAAATAACATTTGGTCTTTATTTATTTTCAAATATTCTTCTAATTTTTTAATACCAAATGCTTTATCTATCCCTTTGGGCGTAATATCCAGAGATGTTGTACCACCAATTTTTACTTCAAAATTTGGCAATAATTGTGCGACCAATTCTCTTAGTTCAGAACGTTTCTTAAGATCAGCATCCCAATTCATTTTGATATCTTTGGGTGATTTATTTCCTAAAGCAGAAAATGTAACTTGAGTACTTTTATCTTGATATTGCTCTCCCCATATTTGATCTATTGAAAATGAAACCTTATTAAGACAATATTTAATAGCCTTAATTATATGATATTTATCTTCTGCTGACAAATCTATAGAATACAACTTATTCCAGGCATTATTTTCTAATTGATAAAAAGATGCACCACAGGTAGGTAATAAGATCAATTTATCGAGGTTATCAATATTCGTTAATTTACTTACCACATTAGTCATTAGTTGTTCAAATGATGCGCCAGATAAGATACTCACTTTATAAGACTTTAAAAGTTCGCTGAGTAATTGAGCCATGTGCGGTGTTATTTCAGCCCTGCTTTCGGCAAGTGTCCCATCTAAATCAAATATTATAATTTCTTTACTTTGAATATTCATATTTTTTTATTATCAAGTTCATTATTTATTAAATATTTTTATCTAACCATATTATATATTAAAGAATATCGTTTTGGGACAAATTAAATTACTAATAAAATCCCTACTAGTTATATTCTTTATCTTACTGTAAAATTTTTCATTAATTGGTAAGTTTGCGCCTTCGTGTTGTCCACCAGTTATTGAATGTAGAACGCAATAATTAATTTTTTTTCTACTGAGAAAATCTTTAATTGCTTTATATTCTCCGGAATGCTCATCGCTGGAATCAAAAAGAGATGTCTTAAAACTATTTGATTTAATTAAACTTTCATCTGTACAAATATCGTGTACAGTAATAAAACAATTTGGCATTAATAATGGGAAGATAATGTCTATATAGTTAATAGCAAACTTATATCCGTGATTAGAATCAATAAAACAAAGATCAATTTGTTTGTCTTTGATAATTTGAGGAATTGTTTCTAATGCATCGCCATCAATTATCGATACATATTGTTTTAAATATTCTAAGTTATTCTTTAGTTGAGGCAAAATGCGCTTATTAATTTCAAATGTCCAAAATGAATTTTGCTGTCCGAGTTGTTGTAGTGCTAATGCTATCCATTGTGTGCTATAACCAAGATTAGGACTAAATTCAATCAATCCTTTTGGTTGAAACTTTAAAATATAACAATATAGAATTAAACCTTCAAAAGGATCAATTCCACCGCCACCTTTTAAAAGTTTAGTAATATATTTTTGGTCTATTCTAGGCCAATATTCTGAAATTAAATTAATAATAGTCTCAGTGTTGTGGGGGAGTAAGATCATTACTATCCTGTACTCTTACTTCCAAGACAGTCCATTGATCGGGTTTTTCCGTGCCATAAGACCATTTACCACGAGTAATTTCTTTTGGAAAATGTTTTTGTGACTCTGGAATAGAGTTAATAGCATTGGCCTTATTCTTAAAAATTCCACTCAATTGACCACCATTATTAAATACAACATAAACAAAAATGAAATTAAACATTATAAACCCTCCAAATTTTTAATAGCCTCTTTTAAATTACTTAAGAAAAGTCCCTTACAAAGAGTCTTTTCAGAACACTTATCACATATTTGTTGCGTATACCACTTCTTTTCCTTACAACATTTATGGCAAAGTATTAGTGGAATACCTTCAGAATTATCTATTCTAAGTGGTAACTCAGATATAACAAAAGTATTTACTGTTCCACACTTGCCACAATTAATTCTAACTCTTTTTTCCATTATTTTGATTTATTGTTTTTGGCTCTATAGCCTTTTTTGAGTGCCGACTTGTAATCTTTAATTTTTTGAGGATTATCTGTTGAAAATTGTTTCATGGCTTTTTTACCCTTGCGCCTTACTTGTAAAACTTCATCTACAAGTCTATTGTTTCTTTGATCTTCTAAGTGCTTCTGGTCATTTTCTTCACGCATTTGGCCAGAGAGATATTGAGATTTATTTATGTCTTTACTGGGCCAGCCATTACCTTTGAGAATGAAATTACCACCAAGTTCATGCCTCATTTGTTTGCTACATTGATCACAATCAACATTATACGGCGGACCTTCTTTCATTGATTTCTTAAATTCTGTATTGTGTCCGCAATTATCACAAATAAAATAATAGTTCATATCTTATTTCCGTTTATTTATTGTTTTCGCCGTTAGATATTTTCTTTCTATCTTCCATAGATTGTTTTGGAGATATTTTACTATCTATTAAGAATAACAATTTCTGAGTTTCTATAAATTCATAAATTCTATCAGGAGGAATAAAAAATCCCATATGATTTAATGCTTGTCCTCTTTGAACTGCTATTCTAGACGGAATACCAATAAAATAATATTTACTATCAACTTTAGTAAATACTGCACTACCAGAACTTCCGAAATATGTTGGCGCAGAAGATTGTACATAAATTTTCTTGTCTATCATTACTTCTAAATCTGTTATTATGCCGATAGTAGGAAATGGATCTGCCAATGCTTGACATCCAACGGCCATTACTTCTTGAAATAAATCAAGAGTTTTTTCTCTGGGTAAAAGATGAGCTACGTTATCTATTTTAAAATCATATACTAGTTGAATTAATGCCAGGTCTTCTTCTTTTTTGTAAGCAATAATATTTGCTTTTAATGTCATAAATAAAACGGTTTTATTATTATTTTCGTATTTGAATAAATCAACGTTGACTAAATCGTTGTCTTCTTTTTCAACATATTTATTTAACAAATTGTCCCATTCTTTAGTAATATGAACTGCTGAATCAATAACGTGATAATTAGTAATAATAAATGTCTTAAATTTACCATCACCTTCTCTATCTTCACTAAATAAAATTGTGCCGCTTGCTCCTCCGGAATTATTAGTTGTAACTCTAACTATAGGATATAATACTTGCTTTACTCTTAATTGAGATGATTCATCCGCATAGATGGATCTAGAAAATAACACACTCGCAATCAATGCCAATGTCAACAACGCTCTCATAATTACCTCCAACCGAAAAACTTTCTATCAAAAAATTTCCTAAAACGATACATTATATAATCTATTAATTTAATATACCACTTAGTATATTTTCTATAACTTTCTGTACAAGCATTTGAATATTGCTTCCATGCTTTGTCATCACATTCTTCACTACAAATAGGAGCTTCAAAACTTACTTCTAACCAACTTGTTGGTTCGCCACAAATCCAACAAGGTAGTTTTATAGAATCACTAGCTCTAAAGCAATGTGCCATCACAAACTTATGATTATTTTGAGGTAAAACCATATACTCTTCTTGGCTTATGTATGACGCTGGACTTTTTCCTGGTTCTACATAAGGAAACGCAACATCAAATTTCATAAATTATCTCGCTAATTAATAAGTTTACCAATCAACAATATGAATCAAACGTTCCATGCGAGCCCTATAAGAATGTTGAGAACGAATATTATCTACATTAACTTCCATTTCTTTTCTTTTAGATTTATTAGTAATTATAGATAAAATTTCTGACAAATTGTTCTTGTTATAAAATAAAATATCTTTACCGTGAGTAAACAATTTATTAGTACCTTCATCTATTTCATTAGTAATACAAACTTTACCGCTACCAATTGCCTCAAATATTCTTTGTTGCAACCCAAATGCCTTTAAGTTTTCTATAGGACCGGATTCAGGAGTATACAAGCCTAAGTTTAATACGGCATCGTGCATATTGTATGCTTTATTAACACGCTCGGCGTCAAAAATTGTAGTATAATTAATTTTATAACCCAATTCTCTAACATGCTTTAAGAAATATTCTCTATTAGCCCATTTGCCTCCAACACTTCCTATAAATACTAGATAACCATCAAACTTTTGATTTGCAGTCATAGGAATAGGTTTATACCAATTGGAATTGTAAGCTTGGGGTAGCCATACAGCGTTAATACCTATTTGTTTATAAAAAGGAATTTCTGATTCGTCAAAAGTGAAAAACAAATGAAAGTGTTTTTTCTGTTTCTCTATTCTACCACGATAATTTTCCAATCTTATCGGTTCTGAATTCCAAATGATTTTTAAACAATCCTTATATTTGTTCCAGATTTGAGAATTTAAAATTTCATCAGACAGACCAGCACCTGGACATAGGACAATTTCACAGGAATCATTTTTAATTATTTCTGAAAGTAATCCTTGATCATGAGTGCTTAGTTTAAGTCCTTCACAAGTTAAATAGGAATTAGCCCGGTAATCCCATACCGAAACATTATGTCCTAGTTCTTTTAAAGCATCATATATTCCTACTTCAGCGCCATGTTTTGCATTACTATAATAAGGACCTAAAAGAAGAAAGTTCATTTAATATCCCCAATTTTTTCAATTAATGATTTAATTCCCCACATTTTATTTATATAATCCATACATCTCTCGAATTTTTTATTTCCCTTATATTGATTTCTTAATTTAACTGCCTCTAAACAATCTGGACCAAATGATAAGACCGACTCTTCGTATTCTTTAATATCTTTTGTAAAAATTTTAGCTTTCTTAATTGCTTTAATTAAGTAGGTAAAAGCAAAAATTAATAGAAACCATGGCATAATCACCAATAAAGCAATTATTAATTCCATATAATTATTCACTCACGGAAACATATTACTAAAATCCATTGGATCGATTTCTTTTGTATCATCGTCGTCGTTTAATAATTCTTCTATTTCTTTTTCTTGATTTATACTTTTTTCATAAGATTTATCTGATGCGAATTTGTATCTGTTATCTTTTTGATAAGGTTTATAAAATTTACATTTTTTATTAGCACATTCAATTGATATTGGTGATATTCCAATATAATATGCAGATTGTTCTAAACAACTAGGACATTTTTGTAATTGATCTATTGGAATTCCATAAATAAAAGAATTGGTATCTAATTTATCTTTATAACTACTAATACTTCCACTAGGATTTAAAACATTTCCTGGAATGTATATTGGACTTACAAAGAAGTCTTGATGACAAATTTTACAAGTAAATTTTTTCAGTACACTAAAAGGCCGTGTACCTGTAAAGATAATATTTTTACTTCCGCATCCAGGACATCTCATTGATCTTATTTATCTCATTTAAGTGAATTTTATTTAAGTGTATCTCATTTAAGTACATTTATGTCTTATAAACTCCCTTACGTTATTAATGTGTCTTGAAATGGTTGCTAAACTATATCCAGTTTTTTTAGAAATTTCTTCATAATTCATATCTTCGAGCCAATATAAACGTGCCATACCATCTCGGTCATATCTATTTATAATATCTTCAATATCAATAATTTCTGGACTAAATTCTGACAGAGATATAAAATCCTCAAACTTTACACCCTTTAAATTCTTTATACGTTCGTAATCTTTTTCAATTAATCTGAAACTTCCAGATGGAACGTGTACAGCAAATGAATTATTAATCGCTGAACGATAAATAGCATCCATGATTTTATTATGAATGTAACCTTCTTTTGCACCATTGTTTGGACTATATGAATTAAGGGCTTGAATTAGAGCAATAATACCTTCATTAATTAAATCTTCAGACTCAGAGATTCTATTTTTAAAATTCCTAGCTAACTTATTAATTAGTGGCATCCACTTTTCGATATCTTCTTCGTATTGATTATGCATTATTATTTTCTCTATATTTTCCGAATTTTATACCAGCTTCACTTAAAAGTTGATATGATAAATCATAATTAAAAGCATTTGAACTAGGATCATTTAACCAAATAATTCGACTTATTTTTGCTTGAATAATATGACAAGCACATCTATCACAAGGGGGCATACTTACATATAAAGTCCATCCATTTAAATCTGTTTTAGCATTTAGAATAGCATTCATTTCTGCATGTACTACTCTTGAGTATTTTTCGGGTCTTTCCCATCTCTTTTCAAAATCTTTAATACCCACGGGAAACCCGTTAAAACCTAGTGTACATCTTGTATTATCTGGGCTAACTATTACTGTCCCAATTTTTGTTTGTGGATCTTTTGATTTTTGTGCTATGATTTGAACTATACTTAGCCAAATTTCATCCCAAGATTTAGGAGTATTGATTATATTTTCCAAATTTTTTATTCCTAAATTATATTGACATTATAAAATACGACTTTTAATTATTATAAAAATTGGCGACATCGACATATTGGTATTGGTATCCAAAATCGCTATTGGTCTACTGTCGCCATAACTTGTTTACTCATATAGAGATAGGCTGGTACTCGACATGACCGCAATGGTATTCACAGTTTCTATGGTCTTTCCCAGCCTATTATTTTTGTACGGCGATTTCAACAACCGAAGTATGGTGTTCATTTTACCTTTGGTTTACTTTCGCCGTATTTATCATTATATAATATAAATCGTTAATAAATTTCTTTATCATAAATCGCATAGCTCGAAAATGTGCATGTTTGGGGTTTTTAGGCCCATTTATTATTTCTTTACGTTTCATTTTACGTAACAACATTAATTGTTTTGCCTTTTCGGGTCGATAATATTGTTTAATATAAGAATGATTCCTGCCTTGCTTAATAAAAGAATTAGCCACTTGATGAAAAAATGTTTTTAATTCAGGATTATAACAAATTTTTTTCCCCTTTTTTTTAATATCGTCAGGGTCACCATAACCAGAATACCTACGCAAAGCAGCGGCACTTGGTGTTCTAGTTAAGTCTATGTAAGATATAAGTTTAGCACCCAAAAGATGAGCAATACCTTTAATAGACTTTAACCATTTATAAATTGGAAAAGGGCAGACATTGACGGGATGGTATTCAGGTCTTCCATGGTCTAACCCTTTCTCATTATTATTTAGAATATAATTAACACCTCCCGTATGGTGTTCATGAATAAGATGGTCTACTTCTACTCCATTATTCAAAGTGGAAGATTCGACATCAGGGACCTGGTTTTCATCAAGCTTATGGTCTGCATCTCCCACTATATTTTTCTTTTTATTTTTATATTTTCTTGGTTGTTTGGGCTCTAATACTAATTTAATTTCTTTTTCAATTTCTTTTTCCTTTTGTTCAAGAGATTGCAACAAAGCATTCATAAAATTAGGAACTTTCAATTCAATACATGAGAATCCTCTAATTTGATTTGCTATAGCACAACGAGCCTTTTGTGTTCTAATATATAAAACAACCAGTCTCTTTAGTTCAGAAAATCTTGGTTCAATTCCGTGAATTTTTGCGTGACACAATGTGCACACATCTTGTAGATTTTCTTTTTTGTTATTTTTACGATTATGATCTTTGTGATGAGTATGTTCTGCCGGTTTAATTTGACAAATCTCACAAAGTTTAGAATCAGATACTAATTGAGAAGGAGACACTGGGATGATGGTATTTATTCTAGATTTAGTCTCCTCCTTAATTTCATCGCCTTCGACATTATTAGTACAGTGGTCAACGTCCCGATGGTCTTTAGCGATTTCTAATTCTTTTTCCAAAATTTGTTCTACATTCATATTAATTCCTGTATATTAATTCCTATAAGATAAAACTAGGAAGCGAATTAGACGTTTTCGTGATGGTGTTCAAATCCGAGTTTGTCATTTTCGCTTCCCATTTTATAAATGTCTATTGAATACAATCGCCAGAATCTGTAATGACTGGCAAAACTATATCGCCCACTCCTACCATTACTAGGATATTTTTAGCAACCGGACTTAGCTTATATTTAGCTAAACCAGTTCTTGTTAAATCATTCCAATAAATTGCGTAATAAAATTGATCTTTTGAAGCGGGTAATAGTTTAATTAATCTAGTATTAGGTACCGTAACAAAACAAGTCACATATACACGTCTTTTATCTAAAGAAAAAAATGCTCTATTAGTGGAATGAAAGTTGATAAATCTATCAAGCAAAGGAGTCTCGTCACCAATAGCTTTATCTAGTTGTTGAGTATCATTAATATTTAAACAAACCCTAGTTTTAATTTCAGGAAAATAAAGTTTAATACCCTGCAAAACAACCTCGATCATTAATTCATCAAAATATTCTGGTGACTTTTTAAGACTAGGAGTACTAGAAATTTTTCTTTCTAAAATAGGAAGTCCAATATCAACTTCTTTTTCGGCATTCTCATAAATTATTACTTCTTTGCCATCAGTTAATATAGTATAAAATGTAATTATAGATGAAGTAGGATTATTTTCTTTGTCAAAAAAGAAATTTGATCTAATATGATTAAAAACTTCCAGATAAGTTAATTTTTCTACAGATAAATTTGATGTCGCAAGATACTTGTCCATTATATTAAATCCAGTATAATAAATTCATTGTATTAAACTTGTTAACCTATTTACAAAACACCGTTTACAAGGTTTACAAAGTTTACAAGATTTATAAAGTTTACAATGCTTTGATTAAATTTTCAATCTCTGTAGGTTGAGGTTGTTCAGTTATTGAAACCTGGTCTTTGTTTATTTTTACAGAATATTTACCTCTATCCGAACGACAGATAACACGATTAATAATCATTCTATTTAAAATTTTGTAAATGCTTACGTGACTTATAAGTTGTCCGCTACGTTCGCAAATGGTCATAATCTCTTGAATAGAGGCTACACTTTTGCGTGCAATCTCTTCATAAATAACTTCTTCGAGCGGATTCAACCAAAGAATATTAATAGGATTAAAAATAATACAATCATTAACCATATCTTGGGCGAGCTTAATTGCTTCCAGACTCTTAGTAATATCATTAATGCCAAGAAATCGTTTAACGAACAAGAAAATATCTAAAGCCGTCCAAGAATTTCTAAATTGTGGACGTGTATTATCAAGAATTTCTTTAGATTTTTCGCTCCAAGTTTTTTGAAGAATAGTTTCTTCATCTTTATTAAGATCAACTTCAGTTTTTCTGGTTAAAGCTATACTAATAGCTGTCCAATCACAGTTAATATTTGCTTGACCAATTTGACTATCTCGAAGTACTGTATCCATTGTTTCAATTGGATTCATTAAAGATCCACAAGCCTTAACGACGGTAAACCTATCCAAAACTGAAAGCAAATGTTCAAGAGCGTTTCCTTGATTTCTTGATAGAGTAATCGCATTAGTAGCCGTTAACACTAGCCCAGTAAATGGAGTAGGATTAATATTTTCATGCCGGGGTCGCATAATTTCCCCATTACTAATCTGCTTTAGGACGTGCAAATGAGCCGTTGTATCCATGCTAATTTCATCGATAAAAATAATAGAATCATTATAAACCTCAAGGGTTTCAAAAATACCTACGCCCGTAGAGGCACCTGCTGAAGATACCCACTTACCTACTTGCTGTCCTTGGGCGTTAACGCCATCTAAACCAAGTCCTTCGTAAATTGCCCGCAGAAGACGAGTCTTACCCGTACCAGCCTTACCAACAATAAGTACATGTCTATTGCCGTGAGGATAAACTCGGCCAATCCTATTATTAAATCCCGCTTTAAATTCCAAACGAGCCCTAATAGCCATAAAAATTGAAGCGGGCAAAGTATATTGTCTTGGATGTAATTTGGCGATTTGATTAATTAAGTATGCAGCGTTTACATTAATATGCTTAATCATTTTATTTTCTCCAATTATATTTTGTGTTTATCTTTTCCACTTTCTTTTAAATGCTTTATCAATAGAATCATCAACACATTCTTTTATGTTTACATCAAAGAAAATTTCACCTTTATCAACATACTTATTAGATACTTCTTTTTGATTAGACTTAATAACAAACTTATCCCACACACATAAATATGCCTGACCACATTCTGAGAATAGCATAAATAAGGTAGGTAATTTTAAATTACAATACTTCAATTTTCTATAAGGAATATGTAGTGTTTCAAATGAAAAGTTTTCATTGGGTTTTATATATCTTTTAACTTCAACCTCTACATAAAAGAGCTCTTCTTTATCATTATAAACAATTAGGTCAACTCCAACCTTAGAAGAATTTCTTTTAACTTGAAGACCGGAATTGGTCAAAACATCTAAAGCATATTTTTTGGCTAATTCATCAAACTTCTTATATAATTCCTGATCGAATTTTTTTAATCTCATAATATTCCATCCATCCTTCTCTCAATATAAAATATCTTGATATAAAAAAAGGCCCCCAAGCCATAGTTTAGACCTGGGGGCCTAACCAATGGAGATTAAGGTTTAATTAATTGTCACTATCATTAGCACCATCATCATCATTACCATGACCATCGGAATCAGCACATGGTCCCAACTTATCACCGTGAATTAAGATATGAGCCCTCAAAGCACGCCAAGGAACCAAAATTTGATGACCATTATGGCAAATCAAAAAGCGGGTTCTTGGATCTTCTGGCTCCGGAGGTAACAACCCTAAATTATCACCATTGTCGCTATCATCATCCTCGGGCGGACAAGGAATTTCAACGGTAACACGATAAAGCTCCGTATCGGTAGCCGGATCAATTAGTACATAAACATACTCACCACAGGGAAGATTTTCAACAATATGAACAAAATTGTTTTCACAAATATAATCGTCCACATTGTCAAATAACCTACGAAGGATCAACTTAGGATAATTACAAAGTTTAACCACTAGAACAATTACGCCGTCACAATTAATCCTAACCTTAATCTTGGGCGAACATTCTGGCTTTGGATCAGGATTGGGATTTGGAGGAGTATCAAGTACTGGAACGTTAAAGGTAACGCACTCTTGCACTCCACTAAGATCCGTAAATGGCGCAAAACTAGGCGGATAACTGTCAAATAACACTTCTCCATCTGGACTTAAGAAAAGTTCCAAACAGAGATTGTAATCACCTGGCTGAAAAACTCCAAAATTAACATCGCCGTTAGCAATAACAACCTCAAGAGCAACATTAGAATTATTTAAAAATAGAAATCCATAATGATACTCTGGCAGATTAACGGTAGCAATTACCGTATTGTTTGATTCTACACGCACGTCAATAAGATATTGATTATCGCCTGGACCAGTTAGAAACGGACGACTCCTATGACGACCACATGATGTAGAAAAAAGACATAGATACGCAACGAGTAAATATGTAATGCAACGATTCACTTAAACATTCTCCTAAAATTATTGATGATAATAACAAAACTTAGAAAGAACGACTAAAAAGACCATGAGCATCATAAGGAAGACCTTCGCCTACTTGCTTCCATACACGGTTAGCAATGCGACGAACAGGAATTTCGAGACCATCAATACGAGCTACGCCCATAATCTTACGACGATAACTACTAAGAAATGCACCGCCAAGTAATTCAACAAGGAATGGGGTTGCCCTTCGCACATTCTTGGAACGAACACTACTACCATTAAAAGTAATAACCGTTTGATTAGTAAAACGCATGATAAAATCTCCTAAAAATAGGGTTTAATAAAATAAATAATCAACAATACAATAAATAATTAACAATTGTTTCCAATATTTAATTGTCTTCTATATTTAATTGTCTCCTATATTTAAATCTTCTAAATTTATTTCATCTGAATCTATCTCAGATACTACTTCAGATACTACTTCAGATGAATCTTTTTTGATACATTTAAAACATAAACCATTTTCTAGATCATCTGAATTAAACCAGCTACCACAAGATACACATTGAATAGCTTCAACTTTATTATCTTTATCCTCCTCGTGAATTTTGGTTCCCAATTTTTGTTCGTCAACTTTTGGCATTCTATGACTCTTAATCCTTTTGCCAATAGCTCTATCTCTGTGCTTTCGTAAACTCACTGATATTAACTCCGGTAATCTACTCCAACAATTTCAAATCCTTGGCGAAGAAGATCGTTAATAGTACGATTAAAAGCAATTTTTCGACCAAGAGATTTGTTAAATTGATCTTGACGAGAACAGAAAGCAACACCACGAGCAACAATCTTATTTCGGCCATCCTCGTCTTTCTCTAGACTTGTTGCTTCGCAAACAGTAATTGCAGATGGGTGTAATACACTTTCAAAAAGAGGACCATATTCACTTACACCATGAATTCGATAATCATCGATTTGACCTACTTGGAATGCATCTAAAATATATTCTAAAGCAACCTCCGAAAGATTATCACCAAAATTCTCTCGAAGATGACAATAATGAACTCGCAGTCGAGTATTATCGCTCAAAATTATATCTGTACGCATATAAAATTCCTTTACAAACTATCTTTTTCTTGAAGTATCTTCTGGTTTACCAATTCTACTTTTATATTCTGCAATTAAGACATATATAAAATCCAATCTTACTTTTATCGTGGTTTCCTTTTATTAGAATCTTTTTAGCGCCCGGTAATTTTTCAAAAATTTGTTTACAAACAGTAGCGGTTCCTTTTTTACTAAATATAACGTCTTTCCCACATTAAATCTTCGTGATTATGCGGGTGTCCACAATAAGACATAATATTATCGTGAAGAAAATGGGTAAATTGCACTAGAAGGAAGAATAAACGTGAGACCATCTGTTTTTAATTCAGATGGTTCCTCAATAATAATAACTTCTTTATTTTTTGCTTCTTGACTTTTAATTTTTAATTCTTTTTTAAGAGCTTTATAAATAGGATCTGTAGTTTTAACCTTTCCGTGCAAGCCTGATTCAATAAATTTAATAGTATGAATTATGTGTTGGAGTTTCATATCCCTCAATGGTGTTTTGCTACCATTTTTAGATGTCCAATATAAATCACGAAATGTTTGATCATCTGGCATATCTGGTTTTATTAAAGGCTTTATTAAAACAACAAGTTTATCAGCAAGTTTATCAGCAATACTGACAATATCTTTTTTGGGCAATATTTTACAATTTTTAATATTGCTTTTTCTTTTTCTTTTCATCAGAATTTATATTCTATTCCAATTATAAACAAATCACAATTCCAACCAGGATTAGGTCTTGGTGCTCCCCAAACTTTGCTTCCGTTACTCTGATGCCATAGCTGATATTCACCAAATAACCAAAAATCTTTTGTTAAACGAACACGTGTACCTAGTCCGCCACCTAAAATTACGCCCCAATTAGTAGCTTGAGGTTCCAGTCTTTTGTCAAAATAATGAAAACCAAGTTTAAGAGATAAATATGGTTCTAAACCTATCCAATAAGTATACCTTATTCTTGATAAAAGGTCAAGTCCAATTCCTGTTGCATTTTGATCATTTATTGGCACGGTTATTGCTGGACCTGCAAATGCATCAATTTTCCATCTTTCGGATAGTTTAATAAATTCATCACCAATGCGAAATCCTTTATGAATAATTTCTATTGGTCTACTATTTCCAAGATTTAATGTTTTTGAAAGTCCAACTGAATAACCTATACCTAATTCATTTCTTGCCCATCGTTCTCGGAATAATCCTTGGCATCCACTAAAAAATATTAAAATTAATATTCCTAATTTCGGCAACATTTAAATATTTCCTAGATATCTCCATTTTCCTTAATAGCAACATCTTCTCTTTCATCTAAATGACGCCTACGAAATTCATCTGCACAATGCATTGCTGCATAAACACAATCGTGTAAATTAGAATATCTCCAATCTTTGTTTTCCATAAATATCGTCATTAAATAAAAAATACAAAATTCAAGCTCGCCTTTGGTTTGAGGAATTGATATATTTTTGAATATATCTAAATATTTTTTTCTAGCATTTTGTTGAATGTAAGGCATTATTTTGTTCCTTAAAATAATTTTTCCATTTATTAATTTCATCATTATTATACATAAAAGTCAACCCATTAATTAAACTTTCATCTAAGACAATAAAATTATCATAATCATAATTTAAAAATTCCCCGTTATCCCATTTTATTGTTATCCATTTATCGGTGGTGCTTATAATTCTACCTTTCATTATGATTAAATATATAAGTTAGTCCATCAACACTATTTATACCATCATCTAAAATAGAAATGTATTTATTAAATTTTTCTAAAGAAAAATATTCTGTTACAAGTCCATCCCACTTTATTAATATGTATCGATCTTCTTCAATAATTTCTAAAATTGTTCCATAAAAGCCGAATACCCTATTTTTTACTTTATCTCCTATTTTTATATTGTTCATTTAAATCAATTCATTAATCTATTGAATCAGCAATTATAACAATCATACTTACAACCATAATTAAAAATCCAAAAAAAATTATAATTATCCCCATTAGTTTATTATTTCTTAACTTCATCCATATTACTTTTAGTTTCACAATACAAATCAGTGCTTTTACTTTTTAAATCGTTAACCCATTCCTCCAGATTTGTAAATAAATTTTCATAAACCTCGGAAGGGTTTGGATTTGCAACTTCTATACTACTAATTGCTTTATCGCTAACTATCATTTTGACGGGCATTTTAATAACCTTAAGATGTTTTTTGATTAATTCAGCATCAGTGCCAATTAAAGAATAAACTGTAGGCGACACATAAATCTTTTTTTCAGATTCTATCATAAAAGCAAGTTTCATATTTTCTAATAGATTACTTTTTAAAACTATATATTTACCCATTTTTGTCGCCATAAGTTAAACCTCATTAAATTAAAATCTCACTACGTTCGGTTATGTAAAGAAGAATTATTGTGTTATTACTTTATTTTGCAAGCTATTATTTATAAATTCTATAAAACCTTCCTGTTTTTTCCACTTTTGGAACGCCATATTTATATATAAAGATGAATGATGATGTATATACTAGATGATATATACTAGATGATGATGTTATATATTATATATACTAGATGATGAATGATGATGTATAAGATGATGATGTATAGTATATACAATTGTTTACTTCGTAAACTGTATACAATACTATAAATCTTTTATATACTAATAGAAATGATTTTTATTAAAATAATAAAAAAATTTACGGGACTTAAAAATCTGGCCAAACAATAAAAATGCCACTCCAGTGCCCCAATTTAATAATTTAATAAAAAATGGTAGCAAAGTACCATCCAACACAAAAAGTCCTTAAATTGAGCCGTTTCCGGCCTTCCTTGAGGGGTTTCTGATTAAGATCGGATTGTAGTTAGATTGTACTATAGATAATTATGGAAAATTTCGTGAAATCAAAAATATAAGTGAAGCCAATATTTAATAAGTGTTGTTATTCTTTGTTTATTGATGTGTCAGGATACGCTTCTTTCATTATAGCTTCCATATACTTTAAAGCTTCAATGAGTTGATTGTGAGTTTTAATAACTTCTTCTTTTGAAGTATATTGCAAAATAGTATTTGTGATTTTTGGTTCATTACGAATACTATCAAAAACTTGATTTGACTTTCTTAAACTTTCCAATATCGCTTTAAGTCTTATTATTTTATAACTTTCAAATTTTCATTATGTTTTATTAAACCTTTTATAATTAAACCTTATATAATCACTAAAGCTAATTTTTTTCTTGCTTTTGTTTTATTATTATCTTTAGAATTTAATAGTTGCAATACAGTTTTAATTGTACGCATGTTAATTATACGCATGTCAATTGTAGTCATGTTTAATAATATTTTCTATTTTTAATAAATACTTTCCAGGCTTTATCAAAAGATGAATAAAAAATGTTTTCCATATTAGAATTTTCTGTACAATATTCTATATCCATTGTTCCGTCTTCAGGATCTACTAAAATATTTACAATATTTATTTTTTCACAAGTAATTTCGTTGTAATCAGTATACCAAACAATATCTCCAATTTTATATTTTAACTTTGGCTTTTTAAGTTTCTTTTTAGATTTCATCATTCTTCCTTTCTTGAAGTATCAACGAAAATAGTAAAATTATCACCATTGAGCTTATCTAAATCCGAATGCATTGGTGTAAATTCTGTTTTTTGTTCGCCCTTTCGTGAATGAAACCAGCTATAATGTAAATTAGGGTCATTAAAGTAAACCGTATAACACTTTTTATTTGTTTTGTTGAATTCTTCTATTGTATTCTTGTTAATTCCTGATAGACCATCAGTAAAAACCACAATAATATCTATTTCATCTTCATTAATTACATCTGTAGCGTGTTTAACTACAATTTCAAAAGAAGTTCCAAAACCACCTTGAACCTCTCCTTTAATGAAAGCTTCCCAATCTTTAATACCTTCAACTTTTTCTGAAAAACAATATCTGCCATTATATTTTCCGCCAGTAATTTCACATTCTTCACAAGAATTGAAAAAATCGGCAATAGTAATCATATATGGAATGAATGCGTGCATCGACGGCGAAGTATCAAAATAACAACAAATCTTTTTCTTTATTCCTATGTTTTCATTATTAAAATAAATTGGAATTTGGTCTGGACCACAAACATCTAAAACGACTAACTCAAATCCTGTCCGACTTAAATTATAAGGAATGGGATCAATACTCGGCTTACTTCTAAGGCAATCATAAATTTTAGAAGTGACCGATTCAATTTGTTTATTAGTTTCCCACTTAGCAATAAAATCTTTCAGATTATTTGTATCTGAATCTTTTTGTAGATAAATATGAGTCTCAAAGTAAGCATCAAGATTTGCATGATTGGAATAAGTTTCAGCACACAATTTTTCGGCGACCTTAGCTTCCGCATTAATTGTTTGTTTAGAATTATTTCGCAAACCATCCGATCCACCTCTTGCTAAAATTCTACTACCAAAATCATCTGGATTTACATTTTCATGAGGATCATCATTACTGACATCTGAGGCAGTAGGATGTTGATCTCCTATATTATCTTTATTATTTGCTTCACTGTCATTATCATCTTGATTATCTTCATGATTTTCTACTTGATTATTATTTGTTTGATCATCTACTTGATCTTCATTTTGGTCATTATTATCATCTTGGTTTTCTTGATCTTCTTGAGGCTTTTCTTTTTTTTCTTCTTCTTTTTTTTGTGAATCATTTACTAAATCATTAAATTTATCAGGCTTGCCGGATTTATTATTTTGTAAATTAGGCGATGGTGCAGATGTATTTTGGCTACCTCCCCTGCCACCAGATTTAATCCATTCGTACATTTCTTCAATTTTTTGCTTTTGCTCTGGCGACAATAAAGCCGAAAGTTTATTATAAAGCATTAATGGATCAGGAATATCTTTATTAAATAAGTAAGGCGAATCAAAAACATCGCCACAAGTAATTTCTACATCAGTATACATAATATTGCCTGATTTAGTATATTCTTTATGTGTTGCTTTTGTGACATAAATATCATCAAATATTCTTCGTATCCTACTGTCCATCTTATTTCTTTCGATCATAGAAATAGATGAATTCATTACACAAGTAATATTAGTTCTATCACAAGGAAAGAGCATCCTTGTTAATTTAACCATTCCTCTAGGCTGACTTAGAAAAAGAATTTTATTAATAGCTGCATCAAGAGCAAAATTAATCAACGCATGATTTGTTGCGCCCCTAATATTGCGATACATAGACTTATGAAGAAACTCATGACGCAAAACTAGAACTAGTAATGGCACTGGCCACTCAGCCAACATTTTTTTATGAAATAGAATTTTTTCTTTCTTGGAAACTCTATCAAAAATCCAACAAGCCGTTGTTAATTTACCTGGCAATTCTTCGGCAAAGTCAACAATAGAACTATAAGTAACCCAAGATAAGCCGGCTTTAGAAATAACTCTTGTTAGTTTATTTCTAAGCTTACGATTTTCGGCATCGTCGATGGCTGGCTTTGTTTTTAATACGTCCATTTTATTATTCTTTTTTATTAAAAGAATGAGGCAGCTTGCTTTAGAACTCCAGCTTTTAGAGCAGAATTAAATAGGCGAAGTTTAATCATATATTCGCCTTGTTCATTAATTTTATCTTGTTCTAAGATATCTGATAGTTTAATAATTTCTATTGTATCTTCGTTATTGTCTTCTCTAACTTCCGCAAGCATTCCGCCAATAATATTTGTTTTATCGGCATACTCAAATTGTTCCTTGATAACTGAAGCATATTTTTCAAAAGCTGTAACTCTACTTTGCAAAGAACCTGTTGTTACCGCAATTGAAACTTTTGTCAGTAGAGAATCGCCATCAATAAGAAGATCCTTTAGTTGATCGAAATGTGGACGCAACTTATCAGCTGGAAACCCAAGCTTAGTACTAATAGAATATTTAATAGCTTCCCATGCACCATTTTGGAGATAATCAATATCATCCTTTATTGCTTTATAATATGAAGAAATTGCAAAAGTGAGAGGAACAAAATGATTGCTAATTTGCCTAAATGAAATTTTGATTTGACCATCTTTTGAAACTCCGCTCTTATTATGCTCTCGCATATTTACTAACAGAGAAGAGAAAAATTTAGCAGCGAAATCATTGACATTTTCTCTAATTTTGTCATTAAACCAAAGTTCCTTATAAGTTTGACGAACCTTAGTCATTGTATCTACTAAGGATTTATTAGTGTCATCAATATGAGATTCACGAAAACCTTGATTCAACTTAATCATTTCCCTTATTTCTTCAGCACCGAGTAAATTTTCTCTACTCTCAACCGAAGGAACCGGAAGAACCACTACGAAACGATCAAGTAAAGCAGCGTCAAGTTTATATGCTCCACGATAAGTATCTTCATTGGCAGTTGCAATTGCAAATTGATACTTAAGAGGCATACCGAAGATAGTTCTTTCTTCGAGCATCTCCAAAACCATATTTTGATTTTCTTTGCTAGCTCTTGTTAATTCATCCAACATCACAACATCGGCATTAAAAATGCTACGTTCATGCGTGGCATAGGTAATTCTGCCCTGTTTCATGCTTTCTGGATTAGGACAACCTACCATCGAAAGAAGGTTTTCCTTATCCATTGAATATTTAATAAATTTAAAGTTATCCTTATTTTCGCCAACTGCAAGAGAAACGAACTTACTAAACAAACTCTTACCACAGCCGTGAGAGCCTAACATTAAGACATTCATTCCTTGGGAGAGAGTACCTATTAATACTGGTTCTAGATGATTCCAACCATAAAGGTAATTGCTAATAATACTCATTTCATTCCTTTCGTATATTTTAATATTAAACCTTTATTGATCTTTTAAGTTCTTTGATACTCTTCTTAATAATTTCTTGAGTAAACCCAAGTAAGCTCATTTCACGAACATTATTATTTTCAAACATAGCATAAATCATTTGTGCTAAGTCATCCGTAGGCTTTTCTGTTATTTGTGTAATTAATCTTGTTTTTTTATTATCAATAGCTTCAGAAGCCAGTACTCTCATATGAGATGCGTGACTTAGAAGAAAATCTACTGGAACAATATCAAAAGGCAACTCTCTTTGTCCGCTTAAATTTATTTCTACAAAGAAAACCGAGCCTACAGGAATACTTTTAACATTCTTCTGTGTCCATCCACGTAGACATTCAGCCAATGTTTCTACTTTGGTTTGACTCTTCTTAATATGACCAAAGAAATTAAGCATATCCTCGACTTTCATATTAGGAATAGTTTTGCAAGTTATTTGATTTCTACAATTCTGTAAAGACCTTGTTATCATATAATGCTTACAAATTCTTCCTTCCATGTTCATTCTGTCACGAATTTTATTAATAATTTTAATTACTGTACTCTTATTAAAATTTTCTACTTTATATGAAATTGTTTCAAACTCATTCATAAAAAATATCATATTATTATCAATATCATTATCTGTCACATCAAGATTAATTTCAAATCTATGTTCTCCGATATCATAATTTACTTTATTAGCTCCCCAAAACAATGCGTCTTGATAGAAAGACAATTCGCCATCTTTTACTTGTGCAACATTAAACAAATCAGCCGGTCCGCCAAGTTGTGAATTGATTGATTTATGGGATCTTAAAATACCTGCAACTCTTTGAAGATTGTGACCAAAACCCTTCGCAAGAGCATTTTCATCAATCGAATTTAGCATTTCATCACTAATACTAAACCCTCTTTGTCCATGATAAAAAACAAAGATATATTCCGGATATCTTGGTGCCATAGCCAAACTCCCTCCCTTTACTAAAGGAAGTTGACTAAGATTATCATAAATTTGTTCCGGAATATCTGATTGAATTGCGCTATCTTCAATGTACAAAATACGCAATTCTGGAGAAGTAAACAAAACCGTACCTTTTAGTTTATTAAATCCAATAAATGACATATGTGATTCCTTTATGGTTCCTTTAAATAATAATGGGTTAAAAAATTATAACTTCGATTAATATCCTAAGTATACAGTATAAAAGGTGTTTTGTCAAGTATTTGATATTTTGTTAAGCATTAATTAAATAGTATGGGGCTTGCTTAGCCACTTTATTGAAATATTATACATCAATTTTTCTGGTTGTTGCGAATTCTGAAAAAGATCCTATAAAGTAGAAAAATCCTACGATGATACCTATAAATATACTACTTAATATAAAGAGAGGTAAAAGACAAATAGATGCTAATATTCGATTTTTTCGTATTTTTACTGGGCCAACCATTACCTTTCTAAAAACAGTAAGCATTTATTATTCTCCTCAACAATAAAGCCATTTACCACAATTAACACATCTATAAACCGATTCTTTTGCCTTAGAGTTGTAATACATATAAGCATAGTCGTGTTTACAAGGTACAAATATTTTTCTTTTCTTCCTTTTATTTCTTTTATTCTTTTTATTATCTTGATCTACCGGATTGTTTTGATCTACTTGACCATCTTGATTCGGATTATTTGTTACAGGATTACTATTATTCATTTTTTGTTTCCTTAATAGAAGATTATAACATATATATAATTATAATATCTATTTGGCTGAATATCAAACTAAATATCAAAAATTAAATTGGCAAGTTATTTGCTTAGTTACTTTTCTTCTTGTTCCATGGCCATTTTTTTGGCGATTTCTTCTCCTTATACTGTACTTCTAATTGTTGGAGAAGTATTCTATCTGCTTCCTTCTTGTTTATTTCTTTCTGGTCTTGATTTTCTTGTGTTTGAACTTGTGTTTGAACTTGTGTTTGAACCTGATTCATAAATAAACTTTCGGCGGTTTTATTCAAATGACCAAGAAATCCAAGCAAAGTTTTCTTATCAAATTCGATAAGCTTATCAGCTAAACCAGGACTTAAATCATTTTTGAAAAATGCTATTTCCCATTGCATTAATTCTTTTTCTTCTTCTACTATATCTAAATAACCATTTTCATTTCTAATTGCTAATTTATTTTGCATTCTAAAACAATGACCATATTCATGAACAAGGGTAGAATAATTACGCAGTAAGTTAGCTTCACGTCCTTCTTGTAAGTTAGTAGTTACAACAACCATTGTAGGAATTATTTGACTTCCTGTTAAGCCATCTGGCATAAAAGCATATTGAGTGTGTGGTAATTCAAAACCAGGTGATGGTATTGTTACAGTGACAGGCATTATAGGAAGCAGAGTTCCTATTTTTCTAAATACTATACAAATGCCATCTGCACTATACCGTTCTAACATGCGGTAAAACGCCAAATAAAGTTCGGTTATCTCTTCTTGTGTTAGTGAAAGAGGCGGTGTATACCAATATGAATTTTTGTTTTGATTAATCATTTTTTATCATAAGCTCCTAATAAATAATGGCAGATTCTTTCAACTCAATTTCAAGTTGTGATTTAATTATTTTAAGGTCATTAAAGGCTAAACATTTCATATCTGGTCTTCTTAAAAGGTATGCAGGATGAAATGTAGGAATACAAATTCTCCACCTATCATAGTATGTTCTGTGATATATTCGTCCGTGGGACTGACTTATCGTTAATTTTGATTCTTTAATCAAGACTTTAAAAGCTGTTGTGCCCAATAAACAAATAACTTTAGGATCAATAAGTTTTATTTGACTAATAAGATAAGGCAAACAAGAAGCTATTTCTTCATCGGTCGGTTTTCTATTTTCTGGTGGTCGGCATTTAACAATGTTAGTTATATAAACAGAATCACGAGTTAATCTAATAGCTTCAATCATTTTTGTTAGAAGTTGACCGGCTTTTCCTATGAAAGGACGACCCGTTTCTGATTCATTAAAGCCTGGAGCTTCTCCCACGAACATTAGTTCGGCATTTACATTACCTTCCCCAAATACATAATAATTTCCTTTTGTTTTACATAATGAGCATAAAGTGCATTGGTTTACTTGGTCCTGAATTTTTTGTAATTCTAAAACATTATTCATTTTCTTTAAAATTACTTCCAATCCACTGGCATCTTTAGTTGCTCGTGACCACAAACATTACACGTCCACCACATTCGGCGTTTTGGCATTCGCATAACTAAACTCATTTCTTGTTCGCACTTTGGACAATTAATGATTTGTTTGATTTTGGATCCTCTTTCTTCGGCGGTTTTAGCTTTTTTTGTCATTTTGTGAATATCCTTTCATAACTTTTTCATTTTAAGAAATTGACCTAAAACACCGTGAATATATTTAAGATGGCTTGGATACATAAAATAATGATTAGGCATTTGTCCATCAGATTGAGTTATAACAACAACACTAACGCCCCACAAACGATTATTAATTCTGTGAAGAATAAATACAATATCCGAACCTGTATGACAACCATCATCAATATCAAGTGTAAAGACATCCTTGGGATATTTTTTAGCCCATTTTCCAACCTTACACATCATTTCATAGCTAGACCATTTAAATTGATATTTGTCATTATAGAAATTTTTACTAAAATTATGCCAGACTTTATGCATTTGGTTGCATTCTTGTTTATGTTTTTTAAAATCAGCTTTAAATTTTTTAGTTTCTGCTTTAGTAGCAGGTCTTTCTTTTTCTTCACCACAATCACACGAAAGTGTAACTTCTCCAAAATCTTTTAAAGTATAAGAAGTTATTTTAAATTTATGTTTATGTTGGTTATTATTCATATTAACACCTTTTTTGATTTAGAATAATGTTTCCATACACTTAAATCAGGCTCCACAATCACAGTTTATAGAATTATTTGTAGAATCTTTATTTGGTTTCATTTGGATTTTCCTTTTTCTTTGAATTTTCCTCTAAATGTTGATGTACCATGATTAAATTTAGAATTCCAGAAATTTTATAAAGCTTATTTTGTGTTTCATTTAATTTAATTGTTAGATCAGAGGTACTTATTTTAATGCCCCATTCTTTTGCGAAATACGTTATGTAATTAATATTTGTAAAAGATAATGTAATTTCTTCATCATCAAAATTACTAATAACATTAGGTTCGATATTAATTTGATAATGATAGGAGCTATATCTATCACGCAAGATATTGAAAACTTTTGGAATCTTAGTACCTTTATATGAACCCTTTAAACGTACGGCATCGTTCCACACTTCAACTTCCCAAGTTAATTCTTTAAATAATTTTTTATTTTTAACTGTAAGTATTCCCGCTTTTTGTCTTTCAGCTTCAAGCTTAGAGTTTTCTTTAAATAATTTATCTATTTTTTTTGAATTATTTTTTATTTGTGCTGTTATTTCTTCAAATGATTTCATTTTTATTATCTCCAAATAATTATCTTTGTTATTTAGATACTAATATATGAAGCCGACACCAAAGTAGCTCCCATCCACTAATAGGTAAACTATTTTGTCATTTTCCACGTTCCAGTTTGTAAATGAACATCTTGTCAAATGTTGCACCGTCCCAGTTGTATTGTGCTATGTAAAGTTCCCCATCAAACCCAAGATAGAAAACGCTGGCTCCCCCTTTGTTGGATGAACTGCCGCTCATAACCTCCCAACAGTTAGAGGGCAACTTAAGTGTAAAATCTGCGATCTGCTTGGATTTTTTCACTTCATCAGCTCGGCCAATGTTACGGTATCCAACCGTTATTGCTAAAGCTAGGGCACTAATTATTGCTAGAGCGAATAGAATGTCGCCAATTCTCATTTTTCACGTAGGTCCTTCCAAAAATTTAGCTGCCAGCCTATGTATCGACTTCATACAATTTTATCTTCCTCGTTTAATTCTCGCCAATTGCCAATATGAGTTTTGATAACTTTTTTATATCCATTGCATTCCATATTACTAATCATAACTTTTTCTTTGGGAAACAACTTTTTAACTTGTTCTAAGGTATAGATATTACTTCCCTCGGCACGATAATGTAAACCAGAGCAATCATAATCATCACCCATGGGAACATTTTTACCATCTGGCATAATAATGTAATCATGATTATAAAACTGATAAGCGAAGGCTCCCGGAGGAAATCTTTGCCGACCATTTTTATTTTTAATTTCTCTAGTGCTTGTATCGGCAACGAAAACCCCGGCATAAAAATATGTGACAAAAGTTTTAGTTATTTGATTCACAAGAAACTTTTTCATTTTTTTATTTTCCTTTCTATGACTCTAAAATTATTTCTCTTTCATTACCAAAATATCCAACTTCTTTTATTTTAATTGGTAGTTTTGCATTCTCTAAAAGTTCAACCCATTTATTATGACCTATCTTAGCAAGTTCACAATCTTTGTATTTTTCTACCGAATAAATGTTCTCATTAGAATCAATAATAGCAGTTTCAGGTCCTAAATAAGTATCAACAGTTGAAACAACATAAAGCCCAACTTTAATATCAATAATGGCGGTTTCTATTACTAGATCATTCTTAAAAATGTCTGAGAAATCAATTGTTGATACGATATAAGATTTAATTTTTGTTCTACCTATAGTTAAATTAACCATAACATTTTTCCTTTTTTCATTCAAAATTCATTAACAACCTTTCTATTGTCTTAGGATCTATTGTATCTTGTCCTTTTTCTTTAAGTTCTTTAAGACTCTTACACAAATCTGTCATTTTTTGTCGTCTTGAACCAAACGTTATCATGCGGGCATCTTCCAGAGGACATTTTTTTAAGACAATAAAAGCAATTTGGTCTGCATTGATTTGATCTTTAATTATTGTTGGATAAGCTGCTTCTGCATCATTAATATCAATGGCCATTGTATAAAATGCTATTGTTGCAATTTCTTCTTCAAGATCATTTTCTTTTAAAATCTTTTTAAGTTCAACAAAAGCATCGACCATTTTGTTTCGATCTACTCTAAAGGATTTCATGTCACCCATTCTTATACCTCATTCTTGTATCTCATCAAAATATTGTACTGCTTTATCGTTTATTAAAAATTCCTTACCATGAATCTTAAGAATTACTCTCCCAATTTTTTCATTCCAACATTCAGCGGTTGGGCGTATTACGCATCCTTCTCTATTATGAGTATATTTACCAAGAATGGTTGTACCATCCGCAAATTTTTCCATTTCTTCAAATGAAGTCCAAGGACCACGATATAACTCTGGAACCATTGGAAATCCTACAGTATTTGCAATTTGCTTCCTATTATCATAATTTAACCAGCGAGCATTAATAATATCAAAAATATCAAATAAAACCAAGTTAACTTTATTTTTAATATCATAATGATATCCATTTCCGGCTTGGATTTTTCCATAAATTTCACCAAAGAAAATAAGATTAGGGAAAGCCGACAATTTATCTTTCATTTCTAAATTTTTAGCAACCATAGACCATTCATTACTACAATCGTCTTGTTTGGCTAATCTATGAGAACCAATCCAGAGATTAGGTTGTTCATCGTGATCTACTTCTTGATTTATCCAGGCAAATCTTGCATTAGATCCATGAATTTTTTCAGTAATTATAACTTCTTCGCCAGGAATAAAAATTTCTGAATACTTTCTGGCACTTTCGATATCAGTATATTTAATAAACCAATTTGGCTGACTTTTATTATTGCCACTTAAATTTGAAGGCTCGGGCGGTTCGTATTTGAAGATTCCTAAGATTTGAGCTACATTAGTACCAACTTCTAAACTTTCTAATCCAAACAATTTAGCTGGCATAAGAATTCCCATTGAAAAGACACCTCGCAACTTCTTAGCTTTAATCGTTCTATTTCGTTCTGTCGGATTTTCTTTATTATTCCACAAAAAGGCAAACTCGGGTTTAATTGGCAACATTGCTTCTACCGGAAAATAGATTGCCTTATCACCTTCTTGAAATTCTCCGGTACGAAATATAGCTGGAAAATTATATACTTGAGTCATAGATAAAGTGTTGGCATTAGGATGTTTGTCAAACTTACCAATCTTTACTATTTCGCAAATCAATTTACTTGGCATTTTTTACCTTTCTTAATTTTTTGGGAATAATCATAAAACTAAAAGCAAATCTATATCTAAAAGCCTCAATTTTTAATATATTAAGCCATTCACAATTTGTATCTTGACTATATTCTATTTTAAATAGAGTAATTTGAAACCAAGGAGAATCATATTCTTTATGTTTACTTATATTAATTCAAACTCTAAAAATCCAAAAATTCCCTTGAAAATATAGTGACTTATTAGATTTGTAAAACATACATCAATTCGCCCTTTTATTTAATCTCTTTGTAATCTACGGTTACAAATGCTTTTTGTAGGTTAATTCTAATGCCACGTTTGACTTTTTTTACAGTAACTGCAAATTTTCGCATACTCTTTTCTGTCTTAAAATCAAATCCAATATCCCGCTCACCTGAGTAGGTATAACCACTTCCGGTTTCTTCGCTTTTATATTTTCTTGCTACATTATTAATCTTGTGATAAAGATCCCGATCATAACCATTATATGTTACCACGACATGAAACGGTGCTTCATTAATTTTCATATTTGTTTCCTTTCTATTTTTGTGTTTATCATTGTCCAACTAGGATTAGCAGGTTCGCCAGTTACCGGATGAAATGCATAATAGTCATAGTAATTTTGATAATCATCAGAGTCATAGTCATAAGCAATCATTTCTTTTTTCCAAACAAAATCGTTAATTATTTTATAATCATCCCTTGTTTCAACGGGAAACCATCTAAATAAACTCCGTCTAATAAAAACTTTTGTTACATTGTCTTTTTTTTCAATTGGACGTATCATATTTTATTTCCTTTCATTTAACTTTTGTACTCATTGTTTTACCTTTTTAATCTTTTCAATTGCTACTAAACCAAGATATTCTACACTAATGACACTTGGTTGATATTCATCCCAATATTCTGGACCTATTATAGATGAAATAGCAAGATTCGATGCTATTTTTATTGAATCGCCGGCTATGTTAGGAAATACTGCTGAATAACAATCAACCTTTTTCTTTTGCCAACTTTCATGAATCATTGTGTTATATTCAAAAATTACTCTATACAATATCATTATGATAATTCCTTTCTAATCCACAACTAATTTGTAAATAAATTTGTGACGCTTTTTATAAACTTTAAGTTTTTCAAATCTTGCAAAATCCCTTGGCTCGCACTTATGGAAGATCATATAAAAAATCTTATTAATAACAAATATTTTTATTGTATGATAATTATATACAAGATCGTCTCTTGCATACTTATTATTTTTTATGAATTTTCTTTCTAAATATTCATTTTCCGACTAACCGGCGTTCCAAAGAAATATAATAATGTTTTCAGGTGTTTCGGTTGCTCTTGCTTCGCCGATCTCTTCGCTATTGTATGCATTAATGAAATCGATAAATTTGTCAATTATATTTTTTTTGATAATTACCATAATTTCTCCCATAATTTATTTTAGTACAGGATGATTTGTTTACTACGGGTTTCCAGCCGAGTTTTTCCATATCTTTAGCAAATTCTTCATCAATTATACCTTCTTTACCGTTACAATAAAAGTTTAAATAATCTTCGTCCACATCTCTAATATCTGCTACCAAGCCACTAGCATATCTCCACGAACAACTATAAATCCAATTTGGTTCAGGATTAGGGAAAATCCAGAATAAATACTCTAGATCCAACAATCCCATATTTAGCCAACTCCAAGATTTTTTATTTAAAATGAAATTACGTAGCCAATGAAAAAAGTTTCTTGACCATTTGCGCCAGAATACCTTATTTTTTCGTTCCCAATCCAACTCTTTTTGTTCTAAATAATTATACCAATCTTGTGGAGCACTATTATGAACCCACTGAACATTACATAAAGATGCGTAGACTCTATTAGCATAGAATAAATCTACTAACTTATGTTCAAGAGTTTTCAAATCTTCTTCAAAATCAAGCATTATTGCACTAATTCGTTCAATTTATGCTGTTCTATAATTGGTTTGCCATTATTATCAAAAAACCAAAAATTATTATCAAATGCTTCACCATTATCTAAATACACATCATAAGCAACAAACCAATACCAATGATTATTTGTCATTTTATCATATCCTTTTGCATTTTTATTTAGCCAAACTTGTATATTTTCTAAATTTGAAAATACAGATATAATACAACTTTCTTCAATTAAATTATTACATCTATACTCTAAGACGTAAAGTTTCATTTAATGGCTCCAATCATGCTACCCTTAACTTTACTATACCACTTCACATTTATTAACTATATTTTGTTTCATGCCACCATATTCATCGTGTTTCTTAATAGTTGCTTGAATTTTAATTATATCATTAATATTGCCGAAGTTTTTTATTTTACTAGAATCAAAACAAACAAATAAATTACCACAAGCATCTGCCATTTTGAACATTTGTCCGAACTTTGTAGGCTTAACATCTAAAATCTTTACTTTAAGAGTAAATTTTTCACCAATTTCCCCTACATATTTAGACATACTTTGTTTTGGAGTATTTCTCGGACCAAGTTTTTTAAAGGTAACAATTAGACTAGCGGCAAAACCACGTTCTTTATGGGATATTTTATCTTGTTCGCATATTACTTTTAGATTTTTAATATATTCGCCCTGACATTCAACTGGCGGTAAATTACGAATCCAATCGATAGACTCTTTAGCTAAATCTTTATCTTTTTGTTCGACTATATCTTTTGCCATTCCTTGCTTTAATGTATATTCGTGAGACCAAGCACTATCGGCAGTAGAAGTTTTAGTATAATGACTTTTAAAACAAGCACTACTTGATATCCATCCACATGTTCTAATTAAGGCTGAATTAATAGACAAAAAATGGTTAAGATCAATTCTTACTATTTCCGGTTGAAAGTGGTTTGTGTCAATTTTAAACTTTTTAACGATATTCTCGGCTTCATCCAATAATTCAAAAGCTGATAAGACATCACTAATATCAAGACCATCAAAAAAGTCTTTCAAACACGTTGAACCTACTTGTTTTAATTCACCAGTTTGTTCATTTCTAACAATGAATGTATCATTGCGCTTGCGCTTAATTTGGCAATAATTACAATCTGACTCAGAATTTCTGTAAGACTCTGGTATATGCTCTCCTGGTATAGAGCAAAATATGTTAACGGCTCCAGGAGTTTCATTATGTTTAATTTTACCAACAAAATGCCAATTATTGATTTTAGGTTTTGGCAAAGTAACAGAAATCTTGTGATAGCGAATATATGAAAAAAGAGCATCATTATAAGGCTCATCAGTAACACCGTTATTAGTAATGGTGGCAGGAATCAATCCAGATTTCACTATCTTATTATTAATTCTGGTGATTTGATTATGAAATGGAGCTAAATTATATTCAGGAATTTTAAAATCAATTTGCATTATGGCACCACCACCAATACATTAAGCCCCAAAGAATCGGGATTAGAATTGGGCTTGAGAAGAATTGTAATCGCTATCATCAAATCCCATGTTGATATATAATGAATTCTATATTTTTTAAAAATTACAAACTAAGTTCCGCACAAGAAAATCTATGAATAGTATTAAGATTAACCTTGCGATAAGCCTTTTTCTGAGCATCCCAAACGGCAATATGTCCGGTACTATCAATGTCGTTTGGTCCGGCTAATCTAGATATCTTACCGTTTAGTGTCCGGAACTCCCCGTTTTGCTTTACAAATTGAACAGTAAAAAATCGCCCACGTGTCTTATTAAACAAAATACGAAAAATTTCCGCAGCAGTCATATATTAAAATCCTTTCTTTTATATATTAATTTTCTAATAGTTCTTTAGTTTTATTCATTGCCAATGTGGTTGGAACATCTAAATAAACTATCTTTATTTTTTCTATTTTTTCTTCATTGCTAATATTATTGTTCTCTACAACTTTGAAAATATAAGTAAGAGCAGAAAAAATTTGTCCAAAAACTACCCTTTGCTTTCTTGTAAAAAATAAATTAATCATTATAATTTGATTCTTTCTTTTCTATGAACTTTCCTTAGTAGTAACCGAAGTCTTAAACAATAAACCACACAATATATTTAGCCATAAGGCTTTCCAAAAATCAAAAAACGGAACACCGAAAACTGTATTTAACGTAGTATCTGAAAAAAGATAATTCACCAAAAACATTGTAGGAATTGCCATAATTGCAGCGACAATTGCAATAAGTCCTAAAGCAATTACAGCCGCACCAACGAACTTAACTAATGTTTCCATATTTTTAACCTTTCTGTTAATTCTTTCTACTAAAATAAACATCTACCATTACTACTATTCCTATAAATAGACAAATAATTAAGAAAATCCACTTCTTGATTGAAATCTAATAAGATTTTCAATTTCTTCTTTGGAAGGAATATTCGGCAAAGGTGCAAATGGATTAATTACTCTACCATCTTCAGGTTGAATAAAAAATCCACCGAGATTTGTATCTTCAAAGACAAACACTCTTTTGGAATCAAAGTACTCTACTTTAACTAACTCCCAATCTTTGTTATTTGTCATTAAAGAAGTCTCTAAAATCGTCGGATAGAAATATAAACGCCGACTCATCTAAATCGTTTCGACTTTCATTAGGAATATTTAATGAGCCAAGATATTTAGTATTTGTTTGTCTAATTTTTGGACAGTTTTTAATAAACAAGTGATAAATAAACCAGCCGATTAATACAATCAATATAATTAATAAATCATTCATAACATATAATTATATCATAAAATATGGCAAGTGTCAAATAAAAATTTTTATTTTATTCCCTAGTCAAATTAATTTGAAACTTGGTCAAATATGCCTTTGTGAGTCTTACATTTTACATATGTTGGTGATTTATTTTTATAGCCTACTATAACACAATCAAAAACCACCATTTACATATACTTTACCACATTTACAGCTATTAAAATCCTGTCTGCTAAGTGAAACAAGAATTTCATCACAATTGGGACAAACTACGCCAGTTTGTATTACAGTGTAATCATTTTCAGATAATTCTTTTTCTTTTTGCTTAGTATTCTTTTTCATAAAACACCTTTCATAAAACACCTTTCATAAAATTACCTTACCAAAAATGTTATTAAAAAAATTAAAACCTGCAAGTAAGATTTTTAATCTAAAAATATGATCTTTGTGACTTTGAGTTACTTGATTTTCATATATTACATTATTTATTTCTTCAATAAATTCTTTAGGGGTTAAATTATGAACAAAGCGAAGACCCTCCGGAACCAAAATTATTCCTTCTATTTGTGCTCTAGCCGCAATACTAAACTCATCAGTGGGATTAGCACCAATCATTGTCATCCATGCAAAAAATTCGGCAAGTTTAGGATTAATATGGTAATCACTAATTATTTTTTTAAGTTCACCCATATTATCTAGTCCCACCATCGACGTAAGTTTCTGGCAAGCATACCGAAAAATTTGTTATAATCGTTTTGATGTTCTTTTTCAGCTAACTTCATTGTTTCCATAAATTCTTTTCTTTCCATTTCTTCATCTTCTTTTGTTTTGACTCCGCTTCTTTCAAATATAGCTTCACAACAGCCAGGATGATTAGGAACATCTTTCCAACTCATTTTGGGTTTGCCCCATTTTTCATCATGTGGCTTGAAAAATATTTCCTCATATTCATCTGCAATCATTCGATCGAGCATATCAATAGTTTTCTTGATTTTATCAGCATCTTTTTCACAGTTTACATAACTGCCATGCCGGATACATTTTTCCATCCGACTCAATTTATAGCGGGCAAGATAAAGAAAATAACTTCCGTCCCAATCACGATCTTTCCAAAGGACGGGTAAATACGAACAAATAACCCCTATTTGTTTGAAAAGATTATAAACAGGATAGAAAAAATCGCTTCTCAATTTATAAAAACTATAACTAACTTCTGGCCAATTTCTTTCCCAAGTATAAATAATAATATATTTTGTATTAAAATATAATTCTCTAAACCATTTCATTATATATTTCCTTTCTAACTATTTTTGTTCTTTTTTTAAAAAATCATTTTTTAAAAGTTTTTTAATTTTTTTGATAGCTTTTTTCGGAGTTGTACTAAAGAAGAATATTTCTTCAACATCATCAATAGAAAGTCCATAAGCTTGACTTAAAGCTTGTATTTCAGGATAATATTTATGTTTTTTTGATTGAATTATAACCCGTTTTTCTCCTTTGTTTGGAATATAAACTGTAAAAAGTTCTGGTGTAATTCCATTATCAATTCCAATTGTACCAGCACAAGACATAATCCTGCCATTTTTAATTTTTCTGGCTTGACCACATATATAATTTTTACGATGAACTTTATCTAATATTTTTATTAATTTTTGTAAACGATCTATTCTTATTTGTAAACGATCTATTCTTATGCGGTTTGTTTTCATATTTTATTACTTCTTTTCTCTAAACGTTTCCCAATCTTCTGCTAGTAAATCATTGATAAAAAACTCAAACCTAGTATATGTTATAATACCGTTTGGATCTCGATGGTAAGTATATAAATATGGACTATACATTGCCAAATATACACCAGAAATCCAATCAGGACGTCTAATCATTCCGTATTTCTTTAGTGCTTCAATTAAATTCATAGTTTTAGTCTCCATTAATGGTAAGCTAAGTATTTTTCTAATTTTACTTCTATCTACAATATCTTCGGCGTTATTTATCAATTGTTCGGCGGTTGTTTTTCTCAAAAATGGCCCATGAGCATTATCCATCCAACATTCATTATTAGCATCAATTACATAACAAGTGGGAATGTCCCAACCAGTATGCCAAAATTGGCCAGTTAGCTTAAATGGTAAAACAGGAGTTTTAATTTCTGTGCAAAAACTCCACTCTCTACCATGATCACTATTAATTTTATAATTGATGAAACCTTGCGATCCTAATTTACTCATTATTATAACTCATCGAATGCAACGAGGAAAATAAGTAAAAAAAATATTCCAAGTTTATTTTGAAAACTCCAAAACTAAATTTCCGCAACCATCAACAGAAGTACGTGTTAAACACCATCCTTTTTCGAGTAAATCATTTATGTTGTTTGAATCGTCCCAACTCATTCCGGATATTAAGGTTACAATGTGTGTTTCTCTAGGAATTTTGAAAAACGGAACGCTTATCACTAGAAAGATAATGAAAACTACGATAGCGATTGTTCCGAAGAAAAAAACAACTAGATTTTTCATTGTTTCATTTATAATAATTAAAATCTTTTTATAATGTTTCACGTTCCATCGTCTCTATTATTTAAATTACATTATCATTATTTATCTTACGTCATTACTTCTCCAGGTTTTTTTGCCTTAAATAACCTTAAAATATTGAAGCAATTTGATAACTACCCAAGCACCAAATGCAAACATTCCGAGATTAAAAAGAATAATAAAAACAAACCAAATTTTGAAAAAACTGAAAAACTTATTGTAGTTCATTTGTTACTCCTTTCCTTGTTTATGTTAATTTCTCGACTAATTTTGTCTGCACGTTTTTTGCTTCCGACTCATTGACTTTTTTCATTAATTTTCCGCATTATTTCAGCTTCTTGCGTCTGAAGTTTGAGGATTTTTTCTTGGATTTTTTTCTGGACTTTTTCTTGAACTATTATACCATCCACTATTGGTTTAGTCAATGTTTTTTTTGGCGATATACTTGATACAATTGGCACGTTTATTGCTTTGCCACTTTGTTCTTGTATTTATTTCCATTCTTTTATATCTATAATTTTTGCAAAATCAATTATGCGAATTTTTGTTACTTTCTTGTGTCCTTTTTTATTACATCTTGATTGAATTATGACATTGTGTCCGGCATAATCACAATGTTTAATGCCATATTTATTTTCTAATATTTTGGCAAGTTTTTCAACTTTATTTTCTAATTTTACGCACTTCTCACAACTAATATGATTGTATTTAAAGTAATTTAGTATTTCTCTTCCCCAAATATGTTCCATAAAAATAGCCGGATGCCACATATTAAAAATTTTGACAGGCTTAACAGCATAAGGTAACGGCGTTATTTTGGAGGGGGAAACTTGTCTAAGGATTTGAAATTCTTTAACTGCATCTCGCCAACAAGGATTTGATTCAGAAGCAACTTTGTTAAGACTTTTAAAACCATTTTTCCTATTCTCAGATGATCTTATAATCTTGATACCCAGTAGCTTGTTTTTTTTGTAATAAACTCCGTGCGCCCCGCTTTTATTACCTCCACATAAGGAATTAAGATAATGCCGGGCGGGCAAGTAATTTATTGAATTTATTCTGGCACGAATTTTTTGGAAGAACTTTCTTTTTGCTAAATCTTCATTAAATATTGTAATACGTTTGTATGACACTGTATTGTCGGGCTTTAAAGTTTTTATCTTAACAAATCTTGAGAAGTTTTGCACAAACAGTAGATAGCGCCGGATTACTTAATATCTCACGTTCCTGTATTGAACCGCCTTTAAAATTTAATTGGCGGATGCGATTCAGTAGGTTTTCCGCTTCCATTTGCGCCTCTTTTGCCATTTTAATCTTTTTGTGGCATAACTCTATTTCCCGCTTGATTTTATCCATTAACATTAAAATATCTCCTTTAAAAAATATGGGAGGGATAAAAAAAGAGATTAAAAAAGGGGAAGCTACCATTTTGATAGCCTCCCCTTCGAGATGAAATGGATCAGGAGATGGAATGGACTTGGACTTAGAACTACTTAGGCGACAGGGAAGCCGACCGAAGAGGCAACCCTCTTCTGAAGCCGATCAATCTGCGCCTGAAGCTTGGCCGCCCGGGCCTGAAGAACCTCAGGTGTCTCTCGCTCCGCAACGGAGGTACGCTGTACCTGAAGCTCAGTAAGCCTTGCCTGGGCGATCTGGCCACGTGCCACGATGCGCTCAAGTTTGGCAATCTTCACACTCAGGGACTCAATAGAAGGAATACGCATAAAAAACTCCTTGCCCTTGGGGCAAACTGGGTTTACGAAAGTACCAAACAAGTTTCACGCTTACTGTCTTGTTTGCTTTCTCTTGAATTACCCAAGTATACCATCAATTTTTCACCTGTCAACCAATTTGATCTAGGTTTCTTTTCATTTACCTGTGTCGTATCGTACCATCTAATTAGAATTATTTCAAGTTTACTTTAATTGGCATTATAATTGCTTTGCCAGTGTTAGGTTATTTTAACAAGGGATTTTTTTACAGAGATTTTTTTGACTTGACAGTTTTGATTCCTCGTGTTATATTTAGGTACTTAAATAAAAAACAAAAAGAAGAAAAAAGAAATAAGGAAAGAAAGTAACCTGCGGTTTTGATTAAGAGAATTTAGCGTATAAAAGCCCGCATTATAGGGCCGACAAATACTCCTTAACTGACAATTGAGGAGTAAGCATTACGTTACAATCTCAAGCGACAGTTTGGTATGAACGTAATGTGCATACAAATCGGCCGCCTTTGTCAGGGGAAAGCGGATGGAATTAAAGCCGTTCGCCGGGCCTCTATTTTAAAATCAAAGAAACTAAAAAGAAAGGTAAGAAATGTCAAAGAACAATCTCCCAAATGATAATCAGTTACATAGATTTCTCATTAAGACTGAGCATAATACTATCCAGATTGTTTGTACGGCTAAAACCTCACAAGAAATTGTAAGAACGTGCCAGGTTTTTGTTAAGTTAATTAAGAAAGAGTAGAATCATGATTCACGTCACAATCACGGCTGAAGATATTTTAGACGGAGTCCACAACGCCCCCAACAACAATCCGGTAGCCTTGGCAATGTCTCGGGCGCTCGGGTGTGTTATCTTTGTTTTCAAGAGCTCCTTCCAGCCCCTGTACCTTTGGGAACTCGATAAGGACTACCGATCTTTTCTCCCGGCGGCCGCCAGGGAGTTTATTAAGGCGCTCGACGAAGGGACACCGGTCAAACCGTTTGAGTTTGACATTGAGGACCCTAGGCCCACTTGGGATGTTCAACGGCGGAAAACTTAGCTGGTTTCTTATATTGTATGATTAGTAGTTTTGTTGGCTGATTTATTAGCTGGTTTCTATATGGAAAGAAAAGGAATTAATGACAATTCTAAACAAGAAATCTAGCCCGGTTCCATTTGATTCCTCTAAACATTATCGACCGGATGCCCCAATGTTGACTGGTATTTATTGGCACTGGCTTGAGAGAAATGGGAACTTTACAAAGATTACTGACACTTGTCAAGTTTTGGCTTGTCCGGAGCAAGATGGGAACACTTACGTTTCCCGAATCAAGAATAGCCCCGACATTGCCGAATGGGTTTCATCTTAAGCAGACTCTAAATAAAAGAAAAATAAAAAATTAGAATTAGGTGCGCTGAACAAACGCTCCTCCCTTTTTTTAAAGGCTAGTTTCCTAGGAGGATGGATTCTGGCCTTTCTTTTTTTATTTCATTTAATTGGCACGAAAGATGCTATGCCAGTTTATGAAAATAGGAAGCAGAGACAGAGGTATTTCACATCTCTACTTTAATCGCATTAAATTGAATTTCGCTGACGGTAAACTGTCCGATAGCTTTAGGTATATTTAATATTGTTCATACTTATTCCCGGCTTTGCATAATATTTTAACTTCTGGTCGTCGTTCATATTTTTTAGCTATATCTAACAAGGCTATGATCTCATTATTATTAAGATCAAGCGATTCCAATACATTGCCACCACCAAATAACGCTATAGAATGATATGCCCAATTTTGATTAAAATAATGTTGAATCAATGACGGCATATGATAATGAACAATAGTAGGCTTTCTCAACATCATACTGTAATAAGCTAAAACTCCGTCCTGTCCCACAAAAAGACAACAACCATTGATAAAAGATAGGGCATCTATAATAGTATCTGTGTGACCAGTTGCATTGTATACTCGGCCTTCATATTGTATAAACTCATTATCTAAGTATTCCATCATTTCTGGTCCAAGTAAAACTACTCGTTTCTTAGGAAATTCTTTAGCTAATTGATGAACGACTTTAACATTAACTTCTCTTCTAGTATTATAAGTTCTTCCCGCCAACATATTAACCACAATATGCGGTACTAGCTTTTCTTCCCAGGAAATAATAAAATCTTCGCCAATTTTAAAATCTAAATATGGCGATGTAATTCCCATAATTTTAGTATCAAGGTAAGTACCATTCATAGACTTACACTTTTCTTTTATATAATGTTCGGGATTACTTCCCATCTCTGGCTGAATCTCACACTTAAAATAATCTTCGCCTACAGTTTTTTTCATGATTTCTGAAATAGCATTTCTGTGACATTCATGTCTTTCAGCATGGTCCCAATAGAACATAGTAGTATTACCCTGTTGTTTTTCATAATTTTTTAATTTATCAATTTTTAATGCAACAATTAAAGTATCGCCAACGCCACCAGAACTATAAATATGAATGACTTTAGTATTATCCATTGTTTATCCTCCTAACTCGGTATCTAATAATACCATTAACCATCTGTAACGGTTGCCAACAAATATCGTTCATGTTGTATTCTTTCTTTATTTTTAACTATGAGTTTTCAAAACTATCGTTGCCAGATTACCTTGAAGATCAATGCAGTAATCCTTAAGCAAGTGCTTTCCCTTGTCCCTACCAAAAGGAATTTGCAACTTTCGGCACCAAGTATGATAATTATAATCTACTTGACGTAAGGTATTATCGCCATCATAACTATGATCGGACCAGATAAGGTTCCCCTGAGGAGTTTCAACGAAAAACTCTGCATTGGATAAACTCCAAGTGAAATGCCCGACGAGATTAAAAATTTCCTTTTCGGTTGTCATTTGAATCTCCTTTCAATTCTTTTCGTGGTTCCTTATTTTCTTTCCGCAACACTCACAAGTTTCCCAAGAAAAACGGAATTCGATCATTGCTTTGAATGCGCAAAAAGTCATTATTTTTCGGATATATTATACCATCTAACTCTTAAGTTGTCAAGAAAGATTTATTCATAAGGATTATTCTCATAAAAATTATTGAGACAGTCATCATAACTATCTTTGATAGCTCTTGTTGTAATTTTTATAATTTCATCCATTCGATTGTCAATATCTTGGACGGCAGATTCAAGAGTATAATTAAAGTCATTGTTAATCCAGTCAATAATCGCCTCTGATATATCATCGGCAGATTCAAAAGGAATCTTAAAAGCAGAACCTTTCATGCGGATTTTGAAAAATTCTTGTATGCTTTTATAAACTGTTTCCTTAATAGACTCAGTAACCTCCTGAATTTTGCCAGAACACATATTATTAGTCTTAGCAATTGTGTTTATCCTTTCTTTTTTTTTACTTCTTTAGGCCATTAAATTATCAAAATAGCCTTGTGGCATTGTGAAAACCTCTGCATCTTCGGGAATCCAACGGTTAATATGTTTAGAAGTGGTCCGAGAATATTTTTCAGAAGTTCTAAAATATATTTTTTCCTTGCGGTCCCAAACAGCTACAGGAGTTTGATAAGAGACAAGGATAGTTAGGTGTCCTCTTTCTACTTCTGTTTGATTACTGCCGATATGTTCAATGTATAGACTCATTATTTTGTCTTTTCTTTTGATTCAATCAAATCATTTAAGTCATAATAAAAGCTGAAACCCAAGGATTTTCTTTAAGATACGCCGTCATATCAGATTCATTAACTTCTGTTTGATATTCTGGCAATTTTTCACCTTCGAGCCTATATCGCTCTCCCGGCCCTCTACTTCCAGGTCTAAACTCTTCTACTACATTCGATCTGTAGTTAGCCTTAGCCTTTAATCCTGTCATTATTCGGTACTCTCGTTCATTCCATTGTTTAAAACCTGAAAGGCCAGGAATAAACTCTAAAAGATAAAAACGGTCGCTATAGATTCTCATTTTGACTCCTAAGCTTGTACCGATTTCCACTTTTCCAGCATTTCTTTACTGTACATTTCACAGTCAATTTCACTAAATTTTCCTTTAGATCCGTTGGCGTATCCTCGTCGATTCTTAGTTTTCGCTTGCCACAGGTGCCTTAACTCATGGGCCAATAGATAGACTAAAATATCTTCTTTGTTTTCAAAAGTAATGTTGGGACCATTTTTTAACCATGGATAAGAATGAGTAAAAGGAAATTTATTATCTCCGACTCTAACCGCTATGTAAGGACACATTCGCCCATGATCATGATAAGATGTTCCGTAGCAATAAGCTCTGCCTGAAAACCCGCTTCGACTATTTTTTACCCATACATCAAATCTTTTGATGCCAGGTGGTCGGACAAAACGGATTATTTCACGGATTAAATTAATGTCAAAGTTTGTAGTGTTACGTAACCGCATTTTGTCGCTTTCCTTTCTTGTCTTAATTATATTTTAAAAAGCCTAGCGGTTAATTCCGCTAAATTCGCTTCCCTTGTGGGAAAGCCCGCCAGCCTAGTGACTAGCGCCGGTTATTTCCAGTTTTTTCCCGCCCCTTTTGGGAACGGCTAGGCCATTTTATTTTGTTTTACTTCTGTTTAGTATAGCATTTCTTGTGCCAGTTTTAGGATAATCTTAAGTCCTATTGGCATAAGGATTTAATTTTTTAGCCTTTATTTGTGTAACAATTATTGTTATCATTTTTTGGTAACTAGATAAAAATTGTTACTCAATTTCATCTTGGAAAAAATCTCTTTCCCTGAGATTATCAAGCTTTTTGTCCCTGTCATCCTCTTCACTATCGCTATGTAAGAAAAAGATTTCTTTTACTCTGTCTCCATTTTCTCTATCTGCATCATTCATTTCTTCCAAGTCATCCATTTCTTCCCAGTCATCTATAGAATCTTCATCCATGGTTTCCTCGAAAGATTCTTCATTGTCTACTTCGCCCGGACCATTACAGAAAGTTACACTCCCACTTTCCTTTAGGACTTCGATAGCATCGGCTAGATTGTCAATGGAATTTCCGTTAAGGAAATCAGGCTCTACTAGTCCATTAGCAATATCATCGTTTGCTAAAGAAATCAATCGATCGGCAGGAACGAAACCGGGATCTGGCCAACAAATCCATGCGCCATTTATTTTGTTACTCATTGTTGTTATGCTTTCCTTTCTTTTTTCTAGAGCTTATAAAACCTAGAACCTTTAAATGCTTGAACTCTTTATGCAATTATTATGCCACTTATCACACCACTCCCTTAATTCTTTCTTGAAAGCATCAGCTTCTAAACAATGATAAATACAAATTAAATCGCTATAAATTTGCCAAATTAGAGCGGGATTATCTTGTCTAACTGCACTTGCTAGGTCGATTATATTCGATATACTAAAATCATGGCAAAGAACTTGACCATCTAAAACTAGTGTATAAAATTTGTGTTCTTTATGTTCCATTCTAGTCCCACCATCGACGTAATTCCATTATCAATTCCAAAATTGTACCAGAACAAGACATAATCCTTCTTACGTCATTACTTCTCCAGGTTGGTATATCTTCTCCGTAGAATATATGAAATCCATGATGTTCTGAAAAAACCATAACGTAATTACAATTATCTGTTAAGATAACAAAAGCACGCATAAAAGTGAACGTACTGCCGTCGCTATGATTAATTACAACAAAAGAATTTTGATAAAAATCAGTAGCAAGAAGTTTTTCACTAATTTTTTGTGCTTTATTTTCTATTTCTTTTTTTCGATAATTGATTGTGGTTTTACTCATGTTTTCATTTCAAAAATAACTTCGCCTTCACTACAAGATTTGACATACACTATTTTATAACCAATAGATTTATCAAATATCATATAGCACAGATTTATAAAATCGTGAGCTATCCTTCTTCTCCTGCAATTTCTTTACGTAATTGATTAGTTAATTCATCTTCGCCGAAGATATTAACATACAAATCTAATAGCTGCATTGGGGTACAAATATTAACAAAATCTTGAATTTTATCGGCCATGTTAAGTTCAGTGTCTGAAAAATCGATCATTTTTATTTCATTCATATATATGGTTCTTTTTCTTGAACTATTATACCATCCACTTTGTTTGATTACTTTTTTAGGCAAATAGCAATGAAAATAAAAAAGACTAGGTAAATAATAGTAAATGAAATCAATAAAAACTTTTTCACGATAGGTTTTCTCCTCTTAATGCCTCTATGTAAAAATGAGCATAATAACCAATTTCATAGCAAGTATTGTACCACTTCCAATGGTTAATCATTGCGTCAAAAGTTTGTTCTTGTGGCTTGGGATAACAATGATAACTCATTCCAAAAGGTCCACCAGGGTAAATTTTGCATGGGCAAATTATAAAAAGCTTTCCCTCGGAATAATGCTTACGTGCTTGCCTTTTAGTAATTCTTGTGTACGTCATTTATAATTCTTTTCCTTTCTTTTGTTTGTCTTTAGCACTTTTCATGCCGGAACGTTATAAAAGTTTAACTTCTATTTGTACAATGGTTTAGGAATTTGTGTTAATACGATTATTGTTATAAGTGACCAGATTTGGCAACAAGAAATGTTGAATTGACAAAAAGTGTTGAATTTGATGTACTGGCATGAGACTTGCTTTGCCACTTTTCTAATAATCATCTCCATGTCTCTCTTCTTCCTTTGCATCCCAAATAAGATCATAAATCATTTTACGTTGCATTTCTGTTAGTGATATATACCATTCATTAATTTCTTTCTTACGTTCATCTGACAAGCAACTTAGCCAATAAAAACTATAAGTTAGTTCTCTTACCATAAGTCCTCCACCTCTCTGTGCCATTAAACTAATTTTATAAATTACTTACCTACTATTAAACCAGTGTTCCAAGAATCGTTCCGTGTCCTGATGTTCAGTTACTAAGATTTTAAAAGTCTTCTTGCTCACAATAGCCTTGCGGAATTTAGAGCTTTTGGTTTCCTGGCGATTATTCTTAAGGGGAATATCTTTCAAAGAAATATCGTCCAAATAATTGACATTAGCATCCATTTTTTTATTTTTTCCTTTACTCTGTTTTGATTTCGGTTTCTTTATCCTGAAATTTGATGCCCAAAATAAGGTCGCTTGCCCTTTGTGCTTGACCGGCAGCTTGAACAAAGAACTTATCATCCTTGGAAAGTTTAGCCTTCCAATGTCCCAAGTAGCTTGCCGAATTTTCTACGGTGTTTTCGATTCCAGAATTTCCGCAAAGAAAAGCCGCCGTAAGTTCCGCTATTAACTCCTCTTTAGAATAACTATGGTCGCCGAAAAGCCCGTTAAGGTCCCGGTTTAATCGACTCTGATGACCTGTAGCATGTCCTAACTCGTGAAATAGTGTACAATAATAGGACTCCGTATTATTAAAAGATTCTTTGATCGGCATAGAAATCTTGTCAAGTTCTTGGGAATAACAAGCTCTTTCCCCGCCATGATTTAAGATAGGTTTAACTGGGGTTTCGGCAAGGATTTTTTCGGCCGACTCTAAAGGATAAAACATCGGAATATTAGCTACTTCTTTCGGTTGTGGAATTCCTTCCGTTTGTTCCAGGTTCCATACATTATAATATCTCAGTAATGGCCATCCCTTTTCTTTTGTACCATCTGGATTATTCTCTCCCTTAATCCACTTCCAGAATATAACCATCGATCCTTTGCCTTTCCAGGTTCCTTTTAAGGATTGAATCTGCTTTGCAGTAAGCCAATAAGGGGAATTAAATCCTTGTAAGCCTAGCAAAAAGGGATTTACTCCACGATAAGGTATACTGGTAGTGTAATTCTTTGGCATACCCATAGAATCATCCCAAGGTTTATTCCACGGGCAAACCCCTTTTTCGAGTAGGTCGATGATTTTTTTTGTGACGTAGCCGTAAACTGGTGAAGAATAAGACACTTGTTTAACTCCCTTCTTCGTTGTCTATTTCGCCATCCATTTCAGCGATTAAATCTATCCAAAAACTGTTAAATCTTTTAATGAATTCTTCCTTTGAAATACCATCAACAATTTTGATAATATTTCCGTTACCGTTATCTTTTGCTACTACAATACCATTGTCGTCAATCAAAAGAGGATAGTCCCAAGTTAGATCCCAATGCATTTATTTTTCCCTTTCTATATTAGGCTTCCCCTTTTTGGATTCTTTGCGATAACCTATCCCCGGCTTCTAAGACTTCCAAAATCTTATCATGAAATGCTTCCATTGCCCTATATTCAGGGGAAAGCCAATCATGATGTCCAAGAATCATTCCGGTAATATCTAAAGCTTTTGAAAGTTCGATATTGGCACTATCGACAGTTTTTTGCCTGTCTTGACGCAAAGTAATATGCATCTTATTTCCTTTCTTTAATATCTTCTTAAACTATACTCTCATAAAGGATTGTCAGTTTTTCCGCTAGTTCGGACCTTGAATCCAACATTGGGAAAGCACCATGGTTCCCTTTCATATCTTCGTCGATGCCTTTCTTGATTTCCCATGCTTCCGATTCTGTTAACACATTCTTTCCTATGCCAACATGGGCATATAACAATGCTAATGACCATCCGTAACGGTTGCCAACAAAACAGATTGTGTTAATATCTGACTCTGTTAAGTTCAAAGTGTACATTGTTTAGTTACGTCCTTCTTTTTAAGGTTAGAATGAATATAAAAGTTAATGAGCTTGTGTTTCCTTTGTTCTAGTCCGGGTTTCCTTTGTTCCACTTGACTTGCGTACGTTGTAAATTGCTAAACAAGCCGGACATTCCTTGACGGTTTTGCCAAGTCTCATCCCAGTATAGTTCGGATGCTCGGAACAAGGAATACAATCTCCGGCCGGGTTCGCTGTGGTAGGGAAAGCTACCGGAACGGTCGCCGGGATAGACTCTACCGGCTTCACAATTTCCACTGGCGGGATTTTAGGAACGTTAACCGGACTAGACTTTAAGGCTTCCGGCTTTAGTGCTTTTCTTGGCTTCACTTCCGGGTTTGCTTTCGCCTCTACCGGCTCTACCGCTTCCTTGGCTTCCCCAGTTTCCTTGATTTCCAAGTGTGATTTGGGATTGAATTTGGGATTGAATTTGGGTATATCCCAATTTGCCCCTTCGCCGGTCTCGATTCCCGTTAGGAAATACTGGACATCATCCATATTCCAGTCAATAGGAACAGGCAAATGAAGATTTTTGCCCTTGTGATTTGTATAAATGTACATGCTGTACCCCTTTATGTTTTACTTTCTTGTGTATCTTCTTTGTGTATCTTCTTTGTGCATTTTCGACCTAATTTAGCTCACACTATCATCGCCCAAAGCTAATCTATCGGCTGCCAATCCGGCATTGAAGCTAAGTTCAAAAAGCTTGCGGGCTAGGCCATTAATCTCTTCAGGAGAGATAAAGCCTACCGGGGCATAAAGGCGAGTTAAAAGGTCGCTTAAATCCCTTGCTTTCTCGCCTAGGGCTCGAATACTGTCGCCACGATTGTACGTCATCTTTTCCTTTCTGTTACTGTTACTTTTATCGATAAAATGTGTACCTACAAATACTTTCAAACTGCTTTTCCGACAAGGGGAAAGCATACTTTTGCTTGGAAGCCGGAGTTTTTAGCCATCCGATAACTTGACCGGCTAAACTCTTACGGAATCCAGAACGAAAGTTCTTTACCATAAGCAAGTTGTGGATTGTATTATACTTTGCCGATTGCTTTCCGTACTTGTCAAGAAATTTGACAATCCGACCAGCAGTAAACTTGCCATGGTGAAGTAATTCGAGTATATCTCGCCTAAAATTTTCCCTTTTTAACTTCTTTTGTAGCTTTGCTACGTACTTTCTGTAAGCTTTGTAAGCTTCTGACTCTACGTCGATGCTAACCCCCCCCACATTCAAAGTATCGATTCCTAGGTCAATAGTTTCCGGTTCCCCTTTTTCACCGTTCCATACGATGATTCTGTCATAGTAAAATCCCATCGAATTGTTCCAGTTTCTAATGGTACCGATAATCCGATGAGAGTTTTCTAAAACGATTCGCCTGAAATCCTCAAAGGCTTTTCCTATGGTTTCTCCCATATTTGCGCTCTCACTTTCCTTTTTTCTTTTGCCTTTTTAAACTTCCGAAAAAATAATAAAGCAATATGAATGCCATATTAAATTAAAAAACTAAGTATAGGTAGAATAATAAGTTATGATTTCGCCGTTTTGTTTTGTAACAATTTTTGTTTACCAAAGTTGTCAACTATCTATGTTTATTGTCAAGATGTATATATTAAGGCCTAACCGGGACCGGGAGCTTGTCCAAATTATATACATGTTACCCCATTTTTGTATATGTATAGTATTCAAACAGATGATAACACAAAGGTATAACTAAAGAGGGTGGAAAGAGAATAGAATAACTTTTAGGATTTGTCAAGTTTGTTTGTAAATATTGATACTATAACGATTTACATGAATAGTGGGAAGAAAGTAGTATGTAGTGGGACGGAGTGAGAAGAAGTGGGAAGGTTTTGAAATGGGTGCCAAATTTCATTCACATAACTCTAAATTTTATCTATACTTCTGACAAAACACACGGAACCCTTAGATTTTGCAACTTCTATAACACCAAGTTCCGGAAGAACTTACGAAATAGACTCTAAAGCGCAAAATTTCCTCTAAATTTGTATTTTACTATATGGAAAAACACACCTTGAAAAACCCTGAAAACTCTGTAAAAGCTACTCTCACATTGAAAAGATTTCTTAAAAGACCTGAATTTCTATAAATTAAAAATAAGATTCTGTCGATTTGCCATATTTTTTTATGTAGAACTATTAACTTTTGGAAAAAATTATATCAATCTGTCGCAATTCCTATGCAATTTCCTTGCCAGTCAAACTTTTTGTGTTATCCTTGCAACAATTATACCACAAAACTAAAAGAATTTTTTTCTTTGGCATTTTCATTGCGTTGCCAGTATATCATGTAAAAAACCCGAAAATTTGGAACTATATTTGCATTGCCGGTTTATGAAGAAAGTTTGTAAGAAAAAATAGACAAGACTTCTTACAATTGGCACACTACTTGCATTGCCAGTTTATAGAGTTTTTGTTTACTTGCCGAAGCAATTAACGTGAATTGAAAGATTATAAGTTATGGCAAAACGATACTCAAGAACTTTTGCCAAATTGTTCGATGTTTCCACGGGATTTCTTTGTAATGGAGTTTGCCGGAACAGGTAATGGTTAATGTTTCGATTGTAGGATCGCCGAAATCCTCCGTAGGTATTTCCCAAGTTAGGGTAAGTTTATCGCCTTTGAAAAAGGCATCTTGCAGTTTAATACTCATGAAATCCATCCTTTACCTTTGAGTTCGTAGTCCAGATTTAGGATAGTGTACTTTCTGTACCAAAGGCAGATTAGCTTTGCCATCCACTTGTACGGGACAGCATATAAAGGTTTGCCATTCCTTGGGTTAAATATTTCCCACATCTTTTTGTTTCCTTCCCTTTATACAAACCGTACGTTATCTTCGTATTCGCCAATTGTCACAGTGTGAATTTTTGTGTTACCATTTTTGCTAATATTGAACGGTAGACCACGGAAAACTGGCCGATTCAGGAATCGTATGCAAACCGAGTAGTTCGCAAAGTTTGTGATAAACATCCTACCATCATCGAAGATGGCACAGAAGTAGCCTTGCCATCGGTCGAAGTATTGGCTATTGGCAGGAACATCGAACCATCCGAACTCTTTAATATGTTTCCAAGCCTTGAGGATATAGCCAAGATTCTTGACTATCCTCGGTTTACGTGGAGGATTAATGTAGGTTACTGTCGCCATATTGTTTGATTTCCTTTTTATTTGCTTTTCCCTTAGCTTTCCCTTTTAGCTTACCCTGATCTTTCGCCTATCCTGTCCCTGGCGGATTTGTTTAATGAACTCAGAAGCCAAAACATGGGACTTGAGAATATCCCTTGCTTGACTTTCGGATACTATCAAGGGTTCCCGTTTTGTTTCATCCACAAGAATTACTGTGGCTAAGTCCTCAATTTTCAACATCTTATAACGTTTCCTTTCTCCAGGATTTACCTGGGTTATTACTTTTGAGACTTGCATTTAATGTGCCTGATAAAATAAAAACTTAAATCGTTTTGTAATAATCATTTAACTTTTGTACCTTGCGATTAGTAACATTTTTTGGTGCCATTTTTTAACGTTTAGTAACATTTTTTGTAAAGAGAATGTTGGGCAAGAAATTCAATGTAATTGGCACAATTGATGCATAGCCATTTTATAATTTACTTTACGGGGAAAAGTTTATGGGGAAAAGTTTTATACTTTGTGTCGCAATTGGTCATCGGTGATCGGTGTTACTGCCTAGTATTTTAGGCACAAAGGCAATCCAGATGCGTTACAGCATAATATAATAGGTAATACGTGAAAAATAAAAACCCCTCGGAGTTCCCTTAGTCTATTCAGGACATCCGAGGGGTAAAAGGAAGGAATGGAAAGGGAAAGAAGGCTTCTTAGGCTTGCTTGTTCACCAGCCCGGCTCTAATTCCTTCTTTGTGGGGAATCCAGTCCATCCCGGATCTGCCAATGAAACAAGGTGAAGATCCTTTTCGGTCAAGTAGTCGTTACGATAGAGACCAAATTTGACCGGAACCTGGACTCTCTCTGGATTTCTCTTCCAAGTTTTCGGTTTACCCGAAACTCGCCATCTCCTCGGAGTCCCATCAGCATTCTTGAATTCAACATGGTGAAGGATTGCTCCCCAGGTTAAAGCTTTTGCTTGCTCTAGGGTAATCATATTTTCCTTTCTTTTCCCGAAGTCCTTTTGTTCCGAAGTCCTTAACGTTAGGATTTTAGAGAATTTGCACCGTTCCGTAAAGACCTTGCAGATTAGCAAGCTTCCTTGCCATCCACTGGGCCGGAAAGCGGAAAGTCCCGCCCCGGTTTTGCATCCTTCCGAGGATACTTGCGATGTACCTTGCCTTGCCGAAGAAACTCAGCATTTGAACCCCTTTTCCTTTGACCGATTCCTACTGACATTCTACTCGATGACGTTCTTTTCGTACGCTTTAGCTCCGGCCATAGCGACCGGGACTGGAGAGTACTTAGCCGGCGATGATCTCCACGTTTAGCTCTTTGGCAGCGAGTTCGGCTAACTCAACCCGCTCTTCCATGCTGAGAGCCTTGATTTCCTTAAGATCCAGCGGCCTCTCGGTGGTCGAGAAGCACTTCCGCAGGATCGCAATCTTTGTGAGCTTCTCCACTGTCATATGGTCCTTTCTCCCGCCTACCCAATTCCTATTTACTGACACTCAGGACATACACTCAGGACACTTGCGTATGAAAGCTCCGTTTCCTTTCATGTAGTGGTAAGTAACTTCCGCATCCTTGACATCCGTAGCCATCCAGATTTTTGACGGATGCCATTTGATACCTTTGGCATTGGCAACGTTGACTATGTGACTAAACCGGGTTTCCCGATTACGGCCGGTCAAGAGACTCAACATCTCCAATTGCACATTGGCAGCATAACCTAAGAAATGTTGAGCTTTCGCCTTACCCGTTCCAGTATCGGCAATCGCTTTGTCGAAGTGGATCAGATAGACGCCAGGAATTGCCGGAACGTTGTCCTGAATCCATTCGACCATTTCCGTACCGAAAAGAGATGGGATTGCAAATCTGAAATCACAATCACATCCCATTTCGTGGGTTACGGTATTTCCGTGCGGACAATACACTTGCCTTTCCCTTTTTTCTATCCCTTTCCCTTTCGTTCCTTTGTATCTGTCTGTTTTACCACTATTGCAACGTTAGTGCCAAGATTTTAGGAAAATTTAAGTTAATTTGTAAAAAGAACTTATGATTTTTGTTTGTCCGGTTTTATCGCAAATTTACCACTTTTTGTTGAACTTTTTTGTCAGAAAATTGACATTTTTTGGTTCGGCATGAATGTTGCTTTGCTAGTTTTGGAATGAGTACAAATAAAAACTCCCGCCCTTTTCTTATTCCGAAAGCCATATTAGGGCGGGCACCAATAAGCTCTTTCCCTCACCTCAGTAGAAGCGAGGGGGAAAGCTTAAGAGCTGTACTACGGAGAAGAGTACCTTGCAGCATCGCTGCGAGCTTCCTTTTCTGTAGCGTACCCACCCGGGAGCCCCTGAAGAATTCGCTTCCCGTCACGGAAGCAGTAAATGAACCACCGGCCAGAAACAGCCGAGCGGACCGGACCCGGCGGGATACCCCATTTGTTGGCCTTCATTCCCTTCATTGGTTTCCTTCCTTACTCTTTTCCTCTGTCAGAATTTCCGAAGCTTGTACACGGCGAGTCCGGCTGGGCCGAAGAACGAAGCGTTACGCAGATACTGAAGGCGATCCTTAATGGCTGACTCTTCCCGATACCACTTCCCCGACATCCACTTTTCACGCAAGTAGTACTTCCACCGATAACCGTACTCTTGGGCGAAGAGCGTCAAGGCTTCAACGTATGTCTTTTCCACTTGCTGTTCCTTTCTCAGAGACCAAGTCCGTACCCACGGTTTTAGGTATCCTTTCCCTAAGGCCTAGCGGCCCTAGGGGAGAAATACCAGAATGTTGTAAAGAGGCGTTTTATGTGTTTTTTGTTTAATTCAGAATCCCAGGAAAATTCCAAGCATGACCATCCCGCTGAGATAAATGATTATGATTCCCATGCCTTTCATTTTCCTGTCCTTTCTTTTCTCCCTTTCCATTGCACGTTCCGATTAGACCTATTGCAATAAGGATGCCAAGAAGGACAGGTTTTGTAAAGGGTTATATTATAAGGACTTGGCTTTTAGAGTCTACCTAAATATATGGGACTTGACATTTATTGTTAATCATTTTTGTCTTTTTCTTGACAATCTTTGGCATCTTTAACCTTTTTTTCTAACATAAACATATAAGCTTAATTGATACATACGTTTATCCTCCCCGTTATTGTTTATCCTCCCATTCCCCCTTGGTTCCTTATTCCTTAGCCCAATAAATAAAGTATATAGCTAATACTATGCCAATTCCTCCCTATTTCCTAAGTTATTATTTAATAAAGCTTGCCCTTTTACTTAAGTCTTACAAAGTATCTTTTGCCCATCCATTTTTTCCTTACTTGCCCATTGTGTATCCCGCCAAGTGGTCGGCCAATTGAACCAAAGTTAAAACTGGCAATGCATCTATTATACCATGATTCTATGTACAAAACATTTATTTGGCATACCTTTTGCATAGTCTCCAGCATCTTTCATGCCCATCCAATTTTTGATTGATAAAAATTTCTTACACTAATTGGCATATCATTTGCATCATAAATCTCTGTATAACATATGGATAATCTGTATAACATATGGACAATAATATAAAACCAAATGGGAATTAAAGTTAGGAGGGGGGGGGTTTTTTGAATCTTTTGTATGAAATTTAGACGTGCAAGGGTCACGGGGGGTCACACTTAACACAGCCCCTCAAATATAAGTGAAGCTGCTTTTGTTGTAATATCCTAAAAATTAATGAAAAACATTGGGCCACCCGATAGATTATACCTGTATGTATAGATTATACCTGTATGTTACGTATGTATAAATACATAAATAATATAATGTAATAAATAATATAATAAATAATATAATAAATAATATAATAAATAATATAATAAATAATATAATAAATAATATAATAAATAATATAATAAATAATATAATAAATAATATAATAAATAATATAA